TCACGCCCCGACGGACGGCATCGGAATCGCCGCAGCTGCGGCAGCCGACGCCATCGTCTTCTTCGTCGTGTAGCGCGCGACGCCTGCGGTGAAGAGCGCCCAGCTCGTCGCCACGGCCGCGGTCTTGAGAAGCGCTATGATGACGGTCCGCGTCGTCGTCTTCTTGGGGTCGAGGCCGAGGCGACCCTCGACAGCATCGAGGCGCCTGGCGTGTTGGCGCACGTCGCCCTCGATGCTGTCGACCTTGGTGTGGAGGTTGGCGTGGTCGCAGCTCACCTCGTTCTCGAAGCGAGAGAAGCGGGCCTCCGTGACGTGTCGCTCATTGCGACCAGCCGCGGCATCGACAGCTTGCTCGGCGGGCGTGGCGGTTTCGTGCGTTTCCTGGGTGGCGTGGGTGCCGCGTGCGCTCATGGTGATGCTCTCCTTCGTGGGACGGGGGTTGAACCGTCCATTGTTCTTATCCCCACTTTTCGTGGAGATTTGCACTTCCAGGCCGAGCTGTTCAGCCTGGAGGTACACGTCATCCTTGTCGGCCATGTCGACCTCCACTGTTCTTGTGCCTGGTCATCCGGTGAATTTTCCACACTGCGGGCAGGTCGGAAGTTCCGCCTTCATGACCTCTGCGTTGTCCAGTCCACGCCGCACGCGCGGGTCGCGGAGCAATGCCTCCATCTCTTCACGAGGGAGGACCAGGTTGAGTGAAAGCAGAACAGGCTGTTCACTCTTCACCAGAACGACAGCCTTCTCGACCTTCTTGAGTACGTCGCGAAACGTGGCGAGCCCCCGAAGAATCGGAGCCCCGCCGAGCAGACTGAGAATCATGGAGCCTCCTACGGCATCGCGATGCACACGGCCGTTGTGGCGATGGAGAAGTCGGTTGACGTGTTGTTCGCGCCCTCGCACTGCCAGCGGTCAGCGGACGTGCCGCCTCCGGCTACCGGGAAAGAGCCAACGATGTTCTGACCGAGGACGTTGGTGAGCTTCGCGACGCAGCCGCCGGACAGGACAACGTCCTTGGTCGACTTGCACGCGGCGTAGACGGAGCCACCCGTTGTCGCCGGCACATCGCCAGTCGCGGTGACGTAGTAGACGTTCGCCTTCACGAAGGTCCCCGCTGCGCCCTGGGGCCCAATGGGACCTTGCGCACCGACGACTCCTTGTGGACCTTGCGGTCCCTGCGCGCCGGCGGGACCGACCGCACCAGTCGGACCAGTCGGACCCTCCGGACCTTGCGGCCCAGTTATGCCCTGCGCACCGGCAGGTCCCGTAGGACCCTGGGCACCGGCGGGTCCTTGCGCTCCTGTCGGACCCTGCGGTCCTGCCTGTCCGGGGTCGCCTTGCGGACCCTGCGGTCCGGTGGCGCCCACGCTGTTGCTGCCCGTGTCCGTCGAGGGGTTGCTACCGAGCGTGTTGCCTGTGCCACCACACCCGATGAGGACGAAAAACGCGATGGTGATGAACTTGTTCATGGGAGCCTCCTTCATCCTTCTTATCCCCAAAATTGCCTTGTAATTGCCGTAAGACCCTAGAAAAAGAGGCGCCTTGCGGCGCCCCCATTCCTACTTCTTCTTCCGCTGCTCGGCCGCCTGCTCGAGCTTGTGTAATCGCCAGATGTTGTAGGCCGAGGCGCCGAACATCATGGCGACCGCGACGACCATTGACCAACCGGGATGGGCGGCAATCATTCAGTCCTCCCGTTGCGTATGGGTCGATGGATACGCCGCAGGTGCGGCTCGCCGCTCTCGTTGTAGAGATGCCGCGTCTCCGGGAGGTCAGTGCTGAACCAGCGGAACCGCGCCGTCGACGCAGGCACCGCAGCCGCCTTGAGAACGGCACATGGCAGCGCCGGCGCGCTGTCAGCACGAAGAAGGCAGCGCACTACACACGAAGCGCACAGCAGCAGCGTGCGCGCACCGACTCGTGTCGGGTGCCTGAGCCCGTGATTGTGCCGATGGCACCCTTCACACAGAACGCTCATAGGTCTCTCGCATCGGGTCCGAAACAAGACCAGAACCGCCCTGGTAGTGTTCTTTCCCTTACTCTTCTTGTGCCTGAAACTCAGACAAAATTGCACGAAGGGGCTAGAAAAGAAGGGCCGCAGGCGCCCTTCCTTTCACTCCACGTCGCGAAGCACTTTCTTCGGCGGGTGTCGCCGAGAAGGCATCCGGACGCGCCGCTTGAATGACCACTCCTCATGCGCCTCTTCCTCCGCGCGTAGGGCACGAAAGTCCTGACGTGTGGTGAGGGGCTTTTCTGACACCAAGCCGTAGCGCCCATAACACTTCGAGCAGGCACACCGGCTGCCGCATGCAGGCGGGTAGTCGTCAAGCTCTGTGTAGATGTCCTCGTCGAAGAGGAAGCCAAATTCCGGCGTCAACTCTACGCAGACCAACACCACCGGCTCCGTGAAGAGCCACTCCACCTGTGGGTTGCAGAACGTGCTGGCAGCGGGCGTGCCTGCGTCGCCGTGAGGGGAGAAGTCCACACCTCTCTTATCCCAGAAACTCCGGTGTAGTTGCTACTTCGTACTGACCGCGATGGGCTCGTTCAGCTTCTCTGCTTCGCGTGCGGCGTCGAGGAGCGGCCCGAGTTTGCTCGGTGCCTTGAGCCGCTCGGTGAGCTGCGCGCCGGTGACCTCCTCGAAGATGTGCCCGACGAACTTGCCCTCATAGAGCTGGAAGGTTCCGACGTGGTCGAGGAGAACACCCGGCTGGTCTTCGATTTCGTGCCCCGTGCCGACGATGCGGAACGTGCGCTTCTCCTTCGGCGCGAGCGGGTTGCAGAGAGCCCAGATGGTCGGTCCTCCCAGCTGCGCCTGTGCCGCGAGGACCTGGGCGCCCTTGGGCATCTCGAACGTGTTGGGCTGCTCCATGTGGAGCGGGAACTTCCAGACAGTCAGCTTGCTCATTTCTTCACTCCAGCACGCTGTGCGGCGTGCGCGGCTACAGCCTTCTCTAGGGCGAGGGCATTGGGGTGGTTGGTCATGTCCTTCGTCAGCTCGACGACGAGCTCCATCTTGTCCATGTCCCCGTCGTCGAGCGGTGGGTGGTTCTGCCGCAGGCGCTTGAGGCACCGGTCGACAGTGACCTTCTTCATCTTCGGGTCTTCAAAGAAGGCGGTCAGCAGTTCGCGCTGCACCTCCTTCTGCTGTTCGAGCGTGAGCATCAACTTTCCTCCGTGGGTGCGGCAGCGAGAACGTCCGTCAAGTAGTTCTGCGCGTCGGGGTACGGTCCGATGAGCTCGACGAGCGCCTGCAGCGCGGTCTTCGCTTTGGTGCGCCACTCTTTGTGGGCGGTGATGTCCTGCTGCAGAAAGCTGACTTGACTGGCCGACTCTACCAGCGCGGAGGATGTGTCTTCTTCGGTCTGCTCGCCGACTTGGTAGGTACCGCGCACCAGTTCGAGTGCCTGCTCGTAACTGACTGTTTCGAGATTGATGGTGAGCACGGGTCCTTTCGGCACCCTCTCCTCGAGCTCATCGATGCGCTCGCCGAGAACGTCTTGTCCGTACTCGATGATGCAACGCAGGGAGTTGAGTTCACGTGCTGCGCGGTTGATGAGGTACTCCTTGTCGCGCTGCAGGTAGTCGTACGGTCTCAGACCTAGCCCGCGTCGCTGGAACTCGGTCCAGAGTCCGTCGAGCAGGGCGCAGAGTTCGTTGAGCTCCGCCAGGTCGAGGGCCTTCAGTGATTCGGCTGTCTCAGTGTTGCGAAGGAAGTACGCGATGGTGCGACCGTTGCTCATGGTGAGCATGTTCTTGTCGACGAGGGGTGATGCAACGGGCGTGGCTTTTCTTCGGGGCATGGTGCTCCTCCTACTTCTCTTGTTCCTGTTTTAGTGCTTCTTCTATCGGCCAGCCTGCATCAAGGCGTGCCGCAAGAGTTCTCCTCTTCACGCCAGTACGGCGCGCCCACTCACTGAGATGGAGAGTCTCGCCTTGATGAGTGACCAGGCGGTTGTTGCGCTTGTTCGCTCCCTGTTCGAGGGCGGTGGCCCACACGCAGTTCTCTGGAGAGTAGTTGCCGTTGTTGTCCTTCCGCTCGATGGAGTGTTGGGGAGAAGGGCGCCGGCCCATGTCCGCTAGGAAGTTCTGATAACCAGAAGGACCTCGCCAACGGTCGCAGACCGTGATGCCGCGAGCGCCGTAGTTCTTGTACTCCGTGTTGTACTCCTTGTAACAACGCTGATTCATGCGTACCCAGATGGCAAACTCGGGCGAATTGCTCTCTCCGTGTGTGCGCAACTGGTCACCCCGTGCGTGCCCTCGTAGGCACCCGCACGACGTAATTCTGCCATTCGACAAAGAGACGCCGTCTACCTCCTTCTCGGTCCCGCACACGCAGCGCACCCACCAGCGCGCGTGCTTCGTCTTGTTCTCCACGCGGTGAAGTACCGAGAGCGACCCGAACAGCTGCCCGGTCAAGTCTTTCAATTTTGTGGTCGCCGTTGTCTCTCGGCGCAGGCACCCGCAAGAAGCAGTGTTGCCCGCCCGCAACTTGTCCCCAGCAACCGTCTTCGTGTTTCTGCAACTGCAGCGACAGAGCCATCGCAGTTTCGCTTCGCCTTCGACGGCGCTGACCACGGTCAAGCGCCCAAAAGTCCGACCAACAAGGTCCTCGCGTACGCGTCCACCCATGTTACGTTCCCTCCGGTGAAGTGCCTTCAGACGTCTTGTTCCGCGCCTGCCGCCGGAGTTGGGAGGTAGCACGCCGTGCCTATAAGCTCTAGCGAAATTGCTAGTATGAATGGTGCGTTCGCCCAGCAGGCGATGCAGCAACAGCAGTACTCCGGCATGATTGGCCAGTCTGGCTACGCCGGCGACGCTGCCATGGGCCGCGGGATGAACTTCGCGAGCTCGGTCGGCGGTCCGCTGGCTTCGGGCGCGATGGGGATGATGGGCCTCGACCCGATGTCGATGGGTCTGAAGGCAGGCATGTCCGCGTTCGGTAGCGGCGCAGGCGTCGGCGGCGCGCTGGGTGCCGGGGCAGCTGTCGCTCTTCCGTTGATGGCGGGTGGTGCTGCGCTCGGGTACGCCGGCAACCAGATGATGAGCGGTGCTCAGCAGCAGCAGGGTCTCAACCAACAGCTGCGGCAGACCTTCGCGTTCCGGAACCAGCATGGTGGGCAGGGGTTCCAGCACAACGAAATGAGCGCCATCGGCGGGCTCATGCGCGAGATGAGCGAGCAGGTCGGTCCCGGCGGGGAGATGGCCTCCTTCAAGGAGCTCGCGGGTCTGTCCACGAAGATGGGACAGATGGGGATGATGCAAGGCGTTCGCGACGTGAAGGAGTTCAGCAAGCGCTTCAAAGAAACAGTCACCGCGCTCAAGACGATGGCGACTGAACTGAACACCACGCTCGAGGGCGCGCTTGAGCTGACCAACGCCGCGAAGTCGTCGGGTGTCTTCGGTGCGCGCGGTGCGATGGGCTTCGCCTCGATGGCGCGCAACACCTCGGTGTCCGGCGGTCTCGCGCTCAGCGAAGTCACCGGTGCCGCGAGCATTGGTTCTCAGATTTCACGCTCGATGGGCGGTCTCGGACGGCAAGGCGCGATGGCCGGCATGCGCACCATCGGCCAGATTGGAACGGCACAACAGATGGGTCTTCTTTCGGAGGAGGACATCTACAACACCACCGGGCTCACCGGTGCGGAAGGGAGGCAGGCCTATGCCGCTTCTTCGATGCAACACACTGCTGGCTTCCTTCAAAGCGGGCGCGGTCGGCGCCTACTTGCTTCTGTCGCAGGCAAGGATGGAAGTTTGGATGAAGGAGCAGTCCAGCAGATTCTCACCGGTGGGATGAGCATCAGCGAGACGATGAAGAACGACCAGTCGCACCTCGCGAAGGTGGGTCGTGCGAACTTCATCCGGAACGAGGGCCGTCTGCGCGGTGCAGCGATGGAGCGCTTTGGCGGCTTCCTCCCCGCACTCCAGCTCAAGGAATGGGCGGAGTCGAAGGGCGTCGACATCAACAACATGGACGACCGCTCGATGCTCTTCGCGCAGCGACAGCTCGGGATGGGACGAGACGAGGTTGACTCTGCCATCAAGATGGCGAGCGCGATGCCAGAGATTCTGGAACAGCAGCGGCGTGACGCGTCGCGTGACCAGTACTTCCAGAAGCAGTCGATGGCTCGGAAGAGTCACGGTCTCGAAGGTGTGAAGCAGCGCTTCGACCAAGCCAAGGAGCACATCAACAGCAAGCTCCAGAAGGTCGGGCAGGACGTGTTCAATGCTGGGTCGCAGAGCATCGACGAGTTCTTCAACGGTCTCCTCGACCACTACACAGAGACGTACTCGAAGGACATCGACGACAAGTTCCAGCAGATGATGGGCGGTGGTGTGCTCAGTGCGAAGGCTGGACGTGACGCGTTCGGCGTCGGCATGAAGGGCTTCGGCGGCAAGGGTCTGGCGCTTCCCGGCAAGATGGGCGACCAGGACCTCGCGGCGCAGCTGCGTGCAGGCGGCAGCATGAGCCAGGGCCTGACGAACATGGGCGAGGGCGCGATGGCCGGTGCTGCGGGCGGTGCGCTCGGCGGTGGTCTCTTTGGCGCTGCAGGTGGCGGTGTTCTCGGCGCGATGGCGGGCTCCGGCGAGATGATGCGCTTTCTCCTTCACGGTGAGTCTGGGCAGAGCAAGTTGCGCAAGGCGGGCTTCGACATCAACGGGATGTCGAGCGACCAGATTCGTTCGAAGTTCGCCGACATCGACCAGGTTCGTCGTGTCGCGTCTGGCGGCTACGACAAGAGCGTGCTCACGGAGTACGGCGGCGAGAAGGGGAAGTGGCTCAGCGAGGCGTACGCGATGGGTCACGTCGCGGGGCAGGGCGATGACCGCATCGCGAGCTTCGGCCAGGCACTCGCGAAGCATGACCAGGCGGCCGGCGACAAGTTCAGCAAGATGACGCTCGCGGAGAAGGCGAGCTACATGGCAAGCGCCGAGCGCGCGCAGGGCATCGGCGGTGCGGGGTCTCTCGCTTCGAACTACGGCATCCCGAGTGACCTGCTCACCTCCAGCTCCCGTGGCTTCCGCTCCGCGCGTGAGGAGAACACGGCTCTTGCCCGCTCCGTACTTGGGGACCAGCGCAGCTTCGGGGAAAAGGCTACCGCGGTTGCGGTCGGTGGTGTCGGCAACCTCCTCACACTCGGCTTTGCTACCAAGGCAGTGGGCTCGTTCGCCGACTCGGTGTCTGGTGGTGGTGCCGCTGCGGAGCAGGCAGCGGGTGAGTTCCTCAAGTCGGACAAGTTTCGCGACCTCGCGCTACGCACCTTCGGCGGAGACAAGGACGTTGCGGCACAGGCGCGCGCGGATATCTCCAAGGAGCTCGCAGGTCTCAGCGATGAAGACAAGAACAACCCCGAGAGTCAGGTCAAGCAGCGCCTCATGGCAGCTTCGAGCTACTCCGAGTGGTTGGACAAGAATCCAAACGCCTCGGCAGAGGACAAGGAGAAGTTCGCTGCCAGTCTCTCATCGCCAGGGCGTACCTTCAAACCGGACGAGCTCGCGTCGATGGCCACGCGGTCGATGCAGACGGTGCGCACTGACTGGGAGAAAAACGTCAGTGAGATTTCCCGTCGTCAGCGCGGTGAGGGCAAGAAGGAGCTCGATACCGCAACCAACCTTGGCATCTACGACGCGAAGGCCAACACGCTCACAGCTGATGCGCGGAAGTCCCTCGAGACCGCTGGAGGGAAAGACGCTGCGCGCTTTGCGTCTTACGCGTTGCGAGCCTCCGTGATGAAGTCGAACCTCGGTGGCACGACCGCCACGGCAGAAGTCGACGCCGGCATCCTCGAGAAGATGCAAGGCGAGGCCGTTGAGCAAGAGCGCCTGCTCGACAAGATGACGGTCTCACAGAAGCGTGCGGTTGCGAACGCGCTCGCAGGTACGGAAGCTGGTGCTAAGGCTGGCTACTCTGCCAGCGTCGAGGACCGCTTCGATAAATCTTCTCGCAGGAAGGGCAAGACGGGGGCTGCGGCAGAGGCGCTCGGTCTCAATCTGTCGAAGGACCAGCTCAAGAACATCGACGTCAACAGCTATGAGGGCATGCAGAAACTCCTGGCGATGAGCGGTGTCGGCGATAAGGAGACCCTCGCGGCTGTTCAGAAAGGTATGTCTGAGGGGCGCAAGACCGCAAGCATCATCTCGGACGTCACCAGCTCGAAGGAATTCAAGGATAAACAGACGGCTAAGAAGCAGGGCGAACAGGAAGCGAACGACCCGTTGGCGGCGGCACAGCTGAAGGCTGCCGAGAAGTCGGCGAAGTTCCTCGAGGACTTGGTGGCTATCGGCAAGGGTACTAACAGCATGCTCACGACAATCGAGAAAAATGGGTTCAAGAACCCAGAGGGCAAGTAGACATGAAGTCCCTTCTGTTCACGGGTGATACGCCCTTCACGCCGCCACCAGGCTGTACGCCTTGCAGGCAGGAGACGTCCTTCGTTCTACGCAAGAACGGGCGCCTCTACACCTTCACACTCCGTGACAAGGTCGGCATCGAAGACCCGTACTTGATGCTCGTAAAGGCGGAAGCGTTCGCCATCAAACAGGGCGAGCCGTACGTCGGCCTGACCCCAGACCGGGGCGTCCGCGACGCTCTCCTCAAGACCAACGTGGTGATTTAGGAGGCTGTCTTGGCAGTTTTCGTTGAATTGACCACCGATGGCTTCGCCGACACGTTTGTTGCGAAGCTCCAAGACACGGCGAAGAGTCGCCGTGCGGGAGCCAGTCGTGCGCGACGTCCGCTTCGCGGCCTAGAAATCAAGGACGATACTTATGCGATTTTGAAGGTCGTCAAAGCGTCGGGCGAAGAGATTCGACTCATCGACTCGGGCTCCGTCGACGGCGGTACCACGCAGTACACCAACTTCATCCTCCAGTCCGTGCAGGAAGCGCGGATGGAGAAGCACCAAATCGTCCAGACGTTCGGTGAACCGTACATCTACTTCTTTGGCGAGCAGCCCCGCTTCCTCGACGTGACTGCCGTCCTCGTCGACTCGTTCGACTTCAACTGGTACGCGGAGTTCTGGGAGAACTACGACCGCTACTTGCGCGGCACCAAGCTCGTGGAGATGGGCGCGCGCTGCTACCTCTTCTACGATGACAACATCGTCGAGGGGTACATGCTGCAGGCGCAGTGTGTGAAGACGAGTGAGCTGCCCTTGATGGTGCAGCTCAGCTTCCGTCTCTTCCTCACCAACTACTCCAACATCACTTTCATCAGCGACAACGCGACGGCGGCGGACCCGAACTACCCTATCCGCGCAGGCGTGAATTTGCCCGCGGACGTGACGCTCACCGCGGGAGATGCCTTCACGGTTGCGGCCGCAGATGTTGGCATCCAAGAGACGAACGGGCCCGCGCTGTCGGACGCCCAGATGCAGCTCATCCAGGCAGGTGGGCAACAGCAGCTGGTCGACCAGTTCGGTGGCGCCAGCGCTCTCGAGCGCGCCGCGATGACCGGTGCGACGCTGCAACAGAACATCCCCGGCAACCTCGCCGACGCCGTGCTCGCAGCATTCCAGGCCAGCGGCGCCATGCCAGGTGGCCTGACGCGGTCGACGCCTCTGCGTAGCAAGATTTCCGATAACGTTGACGAGTTCACTGGTCCCGCTGCCCCGACGACGTCGGCAGACCCTTCACAGTCGGAGGAGGACCGCGCCGGGATGGACGAGGTCGAGGACCTCTCCGACAGCGCCATCACGCAAGCACAGGACAAGGGCGCCGACATCAACAATCCGAGCACGCTCAACTCTCTCGGCCTCGGACCATCGTTCAAGAGCCCCGTCGGACAGCCGCTCAACAGCGGCAGCAATTACTCAAGCGCGACCTTCGGCCCATCGAGCTATGGGTCGACGACGAACGGCATCAACGGCGGATTCGGACTCAGCGGCATCTTCAGCAACGGCAGCAATGTCACGTCAACGTCGACCTATGCGGGGACGTTGCGGATGCTGTCGAGTGCAACGAGCTTCAGTCCCAGTGCTGCTGGAGCTTCTCCTGGTCTCAGCTCCGGGACGGGGGTGGGCGGCGGCACGCGAGGGAAGTACTCCTCTGTGCAGACCAGTCAGGGTATCGGTGCCTTCATCGGCACATCAAACGCCGCGAGCGTGCCTGTGGGCGGGACTTCCAGTGCGTTTGCGATGGCGCTGGTTTCTGGAACGCTTCTCCCTGGTGGCGGCGGCGGACTGCCGTACAACACCGGACCCGACGGTTCCTACTCGCCGGTGAACACAACCGGCTATTACGTCTGACCCATGGCAGGCATCGGACATCGCCTCAAGCTCCGGCTCTTTCTCGAGGGCGTGGAGGTTCCTGTCATCTCTGCATCGGTGCAAGTCACCCCGAATGCGCCGGCGGCGTGCTCAATTCAGATTCCACCTTTGCCGACAGGACTCAAGTTCCTGCCGCGCACACTGGTGCACCTGTTTTTCTACGACATGTACCAAGCAGCGGGTCCGTTCTCGACGACGTCGGGTGCACGTGACGTGCGAAAAGACCGACAGCCGACAGACACAGAGCGCAATACCATCAGCACCATCACTATCGAATCCGATGGGCCTGGTGGTCCTACCCCTCCGTCCATCGACCCGACGCAAATCACGGTCAACGCAAAGGACCTCGAGGACGGGCGCTACAAGCTCCTCTTCGGAGGCGAGGTCGTTGGGCAGCAGTGGACGAAGAACGAGAGCCAGCGGTCGCTCGTCCTGCAATGCATGGATTGGAGCAACTACTGGGACTACGCCTACCAGTGGAACAACACTGACCTCTTCGGGCCGGGGGTGAAGGCGCTCTTCTCCGGCGGCTCAACGAACCTCTTCACCGATTTCCTCGAGGACGAAGGCTCGGCCATCATCCGCATCATCCAGACACCAAGTGTACAGTTCCCGAAGCTCAAGGGGCTGCTTGGTGGCATCGCGCACCTGCTGGAAGCCATCGGCGGGAGCTACTACAGCGGCAAGGCCTTTGCGGGCGAGAACATCTTCTTTTCACTCGCTGAGTTGCGCCTGCACGTCACCCAGCTGATTACGGCGTATGAGGATGACCCGACGGCGTCACGCCTCCTGTCTGCGGGCTACGACAGCTTGCTCGGACGTACACTTGGAGACCTCGGGCAGCAGGTGTCGATTCGGCAGGCCATCAATGCGTTGATGGGCATTATTTTCCACGAGACCTACGCCCAGCCGTGTCCGATGTACGCGCCGGGTTCAGGCGACACTCCTGCTGGCGTGACGCGCGTGCCGCTCAGTCAAGACACGCGCTTCAGCTACATTGCGTCAGCTGCGCAAGACCTCGTACTCGGCATCAGCGGATTGCTCGACACTCTCTCCGCGAACTCCGCAAGCACTTCGGGGGCGCCACAGCCGGCGTCGATGGTGTCGGACTTGTCAGGGATGCAGTCCTTGATTCGTAGCGTGGTGAACCAAATCACCGACCCGAGTGTGCGTCAGGCGCGTGCCTTCTACACCTCTGCGCTGCGTCTCCTCGGACAGGCGCAGGCGAAGGTCGCGACGTGGCGACCAGGCGCCACACCCACTGTAGTCAGTGCCACATCGACCTATCTCACGCAGGCGCAAGCTGAGTTGATGCGCGTCACTGCGATGGAGACGGTACAGCAGCCGGCGAGTGTGATGCCTGCGCGGTTGAATCAACAAATCTTCCGACCGGATGTGTGGTTCAGCGCGCCGCCGCGTTGCAACGTGCTCTTCCCCGAGCTCTACCACTCGATGTCCTTTGCGCAGCAGTTCCTCGCGGAACCCACGCGCCTGCTACTCAAGACGAACGACGAGTTCTTCGGCGAGGACGAGCTCTTTGACCAGTTCTACTTCGCGCCAAAGGGCTTCACGCTCAAGACCGGCGGCAAGGAGCTGCAGAACATCCTTTCGAATGACCTTCTCCAGCATGAGCTCTTCACCGGCATCCTGCCCGTCTTCGAGAAGATGGGAGAGCTCAACATCTTCGCCGCACGTTCGGGGTCGTCGGACGGCTCTCTAGCGAAAGTCGGCTTGGCGCAGCGCTCGACAAATTTCCTCTATTTCAAGTACCGCTTTGCTGCCCGGCAGATGCAAGTGAAGGGGAAGTTCAATCCTTGGGTGGCTGTTGGTTTCCCTGGCCTGGTCATCGACAAGTACATCGACCCTGCAAGTGTCAGCGCGATGCAGACGCTCATCGCACAGCAGGGAGGCACGACCTCTGACATCAACGACCTGCTCGGTGTCCACTTCCTCGCGAACTTTACGGAAGTCACGCACACCGTCGACCAGCAACAAGGCACAACGGACTACAACTGCTCGTACGCTAGGCAGCACAACGAGTCGGTGGAGTTCCTCGGCGTACTGCGCCCAGACCAGACGGTGCATCGACGGTTTCCGACCGATGCTGCACGCGCCACTGTCATTGCGGCTGTCGACGCGCCAGCCATCAACTCTCTTGGACCGAACCTTGGACCTATCATTGCGGTTGAAGACGTCACAGCCGCCAATGCGGCCAAGGACATTGCCAGTGGTCGCAAGTTTCCCGTGCTTGCTGGGCCCTCGCGGTCTGGCACGCGCACTCCAAGCATCAGCGTCCCCGTCGGCATCACGGCGAAGGCTTCTGATTTTGGTGCCGACGTCGCAACCTTCATCGGTGACCCAACGGCGCTCGTTACCTTCCGCGCGTTCCGCGTCACCGAGTCTGTGCCACGCTACCGGAAAGACACCGTTGACCTGCCCGCCGAAGAGTACATTCGCCCTGGTTGGTACGGTGATATCTGGCACCCACTTCTCATCGGGCAGGCCTACACCCAGTTCTTCAACACGGGCGCCATCACCGACCAGCAGCAGGTGAGTGACACATCCGGCGGCTCTTTCGGGGTGTCGTACGAAGATGCGCAGCAAGCGCTGGCGACGGCGGCAAGCGCCACGGACGCGGACGACCCGCTGACGAATGCGCCGGCGCTCCTCGCGCTCGACAAGAACGCCACCATCGCCGACGCGGTGTCCTTCATCGTCCAGACCTACTCTGCCACGCGAGCTCGCGGTCTCGACGTCGACGAGTACATCCGGGGCTACACCTGGCGCCCCATCGCCACGCTCACCGACCTCTTCGGCACACGCGACCTGACACTGGATGACCAGGGGCACCAGGTCATCAACGGCATCGAGGGCTTCCACTCGCGCGCCTTCGGCCCCTACGAGGACCTCTTTGGGTTGACAACGCCTGACATCGAAAATATCGTTGGCATCGTTCGCGGGTCTGCTATTGCCGCTCGTGGCGATACCCGTAAACGGAAGCAGGACGCGGTGAAGGCCTACGTGGCTGCTATCCAGTACGCGAGGGCCATCTTGGGGTAGTGACGCCGCGATTTGAAGACCTAACAGGTCGTCGTTTCGTGAACCTGGTCGTTCAGCGCATGGAACGACGTCCCGTGCGTTGTGTTTGTTTGTGCGTCTGCGGCACAGAGTGCACGGTGCGCCCCGCGTCGTTGAAGGCGGGTGACACTACCTCTTGTGGTTGTCTGCAGCGGGCGGGCGTAGGCACGCGTGCAAAGAAACTCTTCACGCGGCACGGCATGTCGCGCACCGCGGAGTATCGCGCGTGGAAGCAGATGTACGACCGCTGCTACAATAAGAAGAACAAGATGTACGCAGACTACGGCGGACGCGGAATCGGTGTGCATCCTTCATGGGTAGGAGCGGGCACCTTCGAGTTGTTCTTTGCGGAAGTGGGGCGGCGTCCTTCTGGGAAACACTCTCTCGACCGCCGCGACAACGATAAGGACTACGAGCCCGGCAACGTGCGCTGGGCAACGAAGGAGGAGCAGGCGCGGAACAAACGTAACAACGTTATGCTCTCATACGCCGGAACGACGCAGTGTCTTGCCGAGTGGGCGCGCTGCGCGGGATTGGATGCCGAAACGTTGAGTTCTCGTCTGGAGAAAGGATGGCCGCTGGAGCAAGCACTTCTGACACCAGCCAGCCGGCGTCTTGTGTCGTACGCAGGCGAGACATTGCCCCTCGCGGAGTGGGCACGCAGGCTGCGTGTTCCTTTCGGTGTTCTGCGCTATCGACTTGCGTTCTGGCCGCTGGAGAAGGCCATGACAGCTACTGCGCACGACGTCCGCGGAGGGCCGCGTCTGCCGCGCCTACAGGCTTCGTAAGCGCCGAAATCTCTGGTAGAACATCCACATGCCTTCGCCCGTCTACGCTGCGTTTCTCGATGAGCTCGAGAAGATTTCCGCCGCGCACGGGCGTATGCACGTGCCGAAGACGCGCGAGGGCCGCCGTCCGATGAGCGTTCACACGCTCCTGAAGAAGGACAAGGACGGCACGCTCTATAAGAAGGCGGATGCTGCAGGGCGCGCGGAGCCCGTGGCGAGCGCTGGCACTGACGACCCGGGTGCTGCCCGCATTCCAAAGCGACCCGGCGAGGTCCCTTCGAAGGAGACCAACTACCCCGACCAGTCGAAGATTGGTGAGGTGGTTCGTGGCGAGACGCACCCGATGACGCTGGGCGAGAGCCCGTTCGCGTACCAGGAGGCCATCAAGCCGAAGAAGAAGGGTGATGTTCCCAGCCAGGAGAACATCAACGTCGTCGACAGCTACGACCAACGCAACAATGCCACGACCATCACCGGACTTGCGCAGCAGTCGACCGGTATCGGCGCGTTCAACTCCCCATCGGAACATACTTGAGGACGTTATGGACCTTCACACGCTTCAAGCCGCCTTCGAAGACGAGCTCACCAAGATTGCCGCGGACCTCACGTCGTCTGCCCGCGCGCACATCAAGGAGAAGAACTTCGCCATCCCGGAAGAGCGCAAGTACCCCATCGAGGACAAGCAGCACGCCGAGAGCGCGTTGGGCTTCTCTAAGATGCACGGCTCGTCGGAGGAGCAATCGCGCGTGCGCGCAGCGGTCGCGAAGAAGTACCCAGGGATGCAGAAGAAAGAAGCGCTTGCGGGCGAGGCACCGAGCTTTGCTCGTCGTTTCCTCGAAGGCGCCAGTCACGAAGTTGGCCCGGCGCTGGGCGCCCTCGCCGGGGCCGGAGTCGGGCACGCCCTTGGAGCCAGCGAGCTCGCCAGCTCGGGCCTCGGCTACGGCGTCGGTTCTCTTGCACAGCTCGGCGTCGAGCACGCACTGAAGAAGCGGAAGACGTGATGGACACCGCGGCCTTTCTCGATGAGCTGGTGAAGCTCGGTGCTGCTACGGAGCGGCACGCGGACGCCGTGAAGCAGAAGCTCGACGCGGCGAAGCGGGAGCTGCTGACCAACCAGCTCGCGCGCTACGGTGCTGTCGGCGCGGTCGCAGGACCTGCCATCACCACCATCGGCAACGTCGTCGCCGGACGCCCGATATTCGGTGGTGGCACCGCACTCCAGCAGATTCGCAATGTCGCGGGTGACGCCGTCAAGGGTGGCCTCGCCGGCGGCGCCATCCCAGTGGTGCGTGCGCTCGCTGACCAGTACGCCGAAAAGAACAAGCCTCTTCCTCTGCCTTCGGCGGTGGGCCCGGCTGGTGTAGAACAGTAGTCCCAAGGAGAGACCATGAACGCCCTCGCGCTCGACTTCACGCCCGAGACACTCCGCCCGTTTCAGCAACCGTTCATTGAGCTGATGAAGCTCAGCTACGACCTGGCCGTGCCGGAGGCACAGCGCCTCGCGCAGCGTGGGACGGCCGCTCCGGCAGCGGGTGCTGCGGCCGCGCGCAAGGCGGGCTTCAGTCCTGCGGCGAACGCAGCGTCCTTCGGGGTGAAGGCAGCGCCGGCGGCAGAGTCCGGCATCTTCGGTGGTCTCCGCGCTGCAGCGACAAAGGCGCTCGGCAAGTTCGGGTCGGACGAAAAGGGCGCCTTCTTCGACGGTTTTGAGGCCGAGCTCCGCAAGATTGCGGCAGCAGAGGGGCACGCGTCCGTCGAGGCATTGCTCACCAAGGAAGCCGGTCCGATGGACCTCTTCCGGCGCGCGGCGGGCGCAGCGAAGGGACTCGTCAGCGGGGGCATGTCGGCCGAGGGCATTCCGATGCACGGTCTGAGCGTGATGAACCCGTTTCGCGGTCTCGGCTCGAGCCTCGCGGGGCAGGCAGGCCAAGCGGGTGCGGCTGTCGCCGGCGGTGCACAGAAGGCGGTTGGTGCCGTGGGTGACGCCGCGCGCGCCGTTGGAGGCCGCATCTCCGGTGCGCTCCGCGGTGGAATGAGCCCGGAGGGCATCCCGATGCACGGCGTCGGCGAACAGCTCGCGCAGATGAACCCGTTTCGCGGTCTCGGCTCGAGCCTCGCGGGGCAGGCAGGTCAGGCAGGACAGGCCGTCAGCGGTGCTGTCGGTCGTGCAGGTCAGGCCGTCGGACAGTTCGCGCGCGGCGGCATGAGCCCCGAAGGCGTGCCCATGCACTCGCTCGGCGCGCAGGTCGGGCAGATGAACCCGCTCAAGGGCATGGCGGGGAGTGCCGCTGAGGGTGCGCGCGCTCTCGGCAGCCAGGCTGGTGGCGCTGCACGCTCCTTCCTCGACCGCTTCCGTGCCAGGGGAGCTCCTCCTGTCGGCGTCGGGGCGACGGCCTGAGCGGCGCTATGGACAAGACGGGGTCCGGGTTCACCGCGCACTACGACACCAACGGGCAGCTCACGGGACGTACGACACGGATGGAGGAGATGGCAAAGCTCCTCGCCGGCTCGTTCGGCTTCGACAAGACCGCACAGGTGCGCCTCGCGGCGTTCCTCGACGAGCTCGAGAAGATTGGGGCATCGTTCATGCCCCCGCCGCCCGGCGCGCTCGGTGGCTACCAGAAGCTGCTCGGTGCTGTTCGCGCAGCGCCGAAGGGTCTCACCGCCGGGCTGAAGCCGCTCGCGGGCATCGCTGCACACGACGCCGAGAACGAGGCAGCGCAGCACATCCTCCGCACCGCACCCAAGGCGGTGAACAGCGCGGTCCTCGAGAAGGCGACTGTCCCCGCACCGGCGCTGCCGCGTTGAGGTTCAAATGACCGAGAAGCAGTCGTTCGCGACGAGTCAGTACTCGACACCGTTGAACCCCATCATCGCCAGCGGTGCGAGTCGGCTGCCGCCCTTGCGCATTCCAGGTCTCGAGGCGCCTCTCCAGAAGACCGCCGCTGAAGAGCCCGTCTGGTACGCCGACCTCCGCGAGTACTTCGATGGCGCGGAGTTCCTCTCAAAGTACGCCACCACCAACATCGGACAGTGGTGGGAACAGGTCGGTGGACCGCACCTCGCGAAAGGCGGCACGCACGCAGACTTCCAGCGCATGATGAACGAAGCTGCCATCCCCGAAGGAGTGCAGAAGAAGTTCAATAGTGTGGCGAAAGCGAAGTATCCGGAAGGTCACAACCTCGGTCGCGGTGCTCGCCGTGCGAGTGATGCGGCACGAGGCTCTGCGGCGGCACGGCCGGGGGGCAATGCGGCGTGGAACCCTACCCCCGCGTGGGAGAACAGACCGCCACCTGCTTCTCTGCGAACGCCCGCAAACGTCGGAGGAGGCGCTGTTGCTGCCGGTCTCGGTGCACACATGCTCTTCGGAAAATCGAAGGCGGACCCGAACGAGGCGCCTTCGCGCTGGAAGGGACGTCTCGGCGCGTACCTCGGCATGGGTGCGCCGATGGCGGTCAGCGGCATGAACCTTGGCCACCTTCGCGGCGGCAACCGAGGCGCGGTGGCCGGCGGCTTGGCGGGTCTCGGGCTCGGCGCGTTGATGGGCGAAGGGATGCTACGCGGCAGCGACATGCTTCGGCTCGAAGACGTACCGGAGGAAGAGAAGGAAGAGCTTCTTCGTGACGCAGGACGGTCGTCTGGTGCTCTTGGACGAAGGAACATTATCGGAGATGCCATCGCTCCGCTCATCACGCACGCCCTGGGTGGGCCGGAACTCGCAGAGCACGCAGGTCTGTCTGCGGCCGGTGTGATGGCAGGCAGCTACGGCAAGGGGATGTTGGAGCGGTACATCGCGCTCAAGCACGCGCCGGCACTCCGCGCGGAGCTCGAGGCAAAGAAGACCGCGGCGAGTGCACCCACGCGCGGGAACTTCATGATGGCGAGCGACCTGCCATCCTTCCAGATGCCGCGCCTCGACCAGGCCATCCAGAAGCGCAGTGAGCTGCTCCCCGACGTGAACATCGACGGCGGGCGTGCGAAGGACAAGTCGGCCGATGCGCTGCCCGACGGTGTCACCTTCAGCGCGAGCGACTTCAAGAAGTCGAAGTACGCGATGTCACCGTCAGAGCTCAGCGAGTACGTTGCGTACCTCCTCGAGAAGAACGCAGCGATGATGGGCGCCGGCACCTCGCCGATGGCCGCCATGGGCGCTGCGAAGAAGGTCGGCCTGCCCGGCATGAGCCTTCCGACTCCGCAAGGTCCGAGTATCGCCAACATCGCAAAGCCAAAGGGCGCTGGATTCGGAAGCGGCATCGCCGGCGCCTTCAAGGGCTCCATTGGAGGGACGACGCCAGTCGACCTCGGTGCTTCGAGCCCCGGCGGCAACAAGTAGTTCACGCGCAGGGGTATAAGAGACCTGGAGGATGTTTCTGTCCTCCGGGAGGTTCTTCTGGACGACACATGTCCTGTCTACGAGGGCTACTACCGTGCCCTCCAGCGCTCTGCGCGTTCTGGTCTTGAAGACCCGAACGACCCCGACCCGCCGCCGACCATCTACTCTGAGGCCGAGGCACTGTGGGAAGAGGGGAAGCAGCGCGGCGCCGACTACTCCGCGTGTCGCGTCGCTCTGATTTTCGAGCACGTCGCCGTGACCGTTGGGAGTCCACTCGCTCGCCCCCGCGTACTGACTGCCGGGCACGTCAACTTCCTCCTCCAGCTCTTCGCGGAGAGTGAACGACGCAAGCAGATGGAGCAGGTGGAGTTCGCGATGTTAGAGCGCGACCCCTTCTCTGCTAACCAGCGCAAGGGTGTGGCTATCGAGCAATCGCTGAAGACGCTCGGCAAAGTGTGCGTGCTGTTGCGTCTCATCCTCGTGTACGGGCCCGGCACATCGGGTCTGGCTGTCGGGGAGGCCGCGGCTGCGTACGCAATGACTGTCGGCAGCGGGGTGCCGATGGAGCTGTTCATCAATCTCACGCACATCACCAAGGGAGCCACCTATCATGGCCGATGAGTTCGAAGAGCAGGTCCCCGGCGTCACGTTGTTCTTCAAGGCCAACACGCTGACCAAGACGGTCGGCACGGAGAAGCTGCGCACGGAGTTGTTGCTTGAGTGCGTGGTGCGTGACGAGGAGCTCTGGGAGAAGGTCTCGAAGAAGCTGACGGACCCGAAGGGCGTGCGCTTCTTCACCGAGGACGACTTCCACGTGGAGGTCATGTCCGTGATGCGCGAGAAGGTGCACGACCTCGAGCGCGAGAAGTTCCAGCTCGGTGAACAGCTGAAGTCCGCGGTTGCCGAGAAAGATGCTGCGGTCACGGAGTGTGCTAAGTACCGCGGCGCCTTCGATGTCTTCGGTCGCTCACTTGGGTGACACTTCCAGCGCGCGCCCTCCCCTCGGTACGATTCCCATGATGTCCTCGCAGTCTCCCTCCGCTGACAGCACCGACAACCTCCTTGCACTGGTGACCTCTGCCGGCCTGCAGCCAGAACAGCTGCCGGCTCTGCGCCAGTACCAATCGGCCCAGGCACAGGGTAAGATGGACGTCGCACGGCGCATCAAGGACAACATCGTCGCGTTCCTGCGCCGGTGTCCTGACAAGGAGTAGCCATGGACCTCGAGGAGATGAAGACGGCACTCGGCACGAAGCTCGCGGAACTGACGACCCCGACGAACGAAGACCAGACGGTCAAGGGCATCATCGACGTGCGCAAAGACCCGGCCGACCGCGCGCCGGGCACGCTCGACGCGAAGTGGGGCGATGAGCCGCCGAAGGGCCAGAACGGCTATCCGGACGTCTACTCCACGGCCGTGATGCACGAGAGCCACGACGGGCGCGCTTCGCTCATCGACCGTCTCTTCGACAGCCCTCGCTCCACTGCGCCAGCAGAGCAGGCAGAGATGCGACAGCTCTTCGCCAACGCGGACAAGGGTGAGCCGCATTCGCCGATGCTCCAGCACGGGAAGCACAAGCACGCACACATGCATCTGGACGAGACGTTGGCTGACCAGGTCGTCCGCGTCGTCGGCATTCGCTGACACCGCTCGCCCAGGTTGGGCGGAAGAGGGTGTGATGGTACAGTTCCACCCCGACCACCGGCACGTGCACCAATGTTTGGTCCCCCCTGAACAGCACGGTCCGGTGGTCTTTCTTTGTCTTGCGGACCCACGCATAGAAGCGTCGGCGTGCTACGCGCGCGGCGCTGACCAGCGTGAAGAGGAGCGGGACGAGCGTGCGGCTCTGGTGCGCGTCGAAGAGATGATGGTGCCGGCGTTCGAGCCCCTCTCGCTCGCGGTAGAGGCGTTCGTCACCGTGCTGCCCGGCGGGAAGATGTCAGGGCTCTCTGAAGCCATCGTCAGCATAGCCAAGGACTTCCTCTTCCCGCCGGGCAGCACGGTGACGAACGCCGAGGTGCGTGGGGATACTCTGTACCTCGACGCCACCCTCGAGCTGCAGAAGTCACTCGACTACGTGAAAATCAGCCTCACCATCTAGGAGACGCCGTGTCGAACCCCGTCAACGAGTACCTCCAAGGCAAAGAGGCGCAGAAGAAGAATCGCAAGGAGCACGAGATTGAGCTCCTCAACACGTGGCGCACCTCAAAGAAGCCCGAGGACTTGTCGCCGCTGCTCGACCTCTACAAGCCCGTCATCGCGCAGAAGATGACGCAGTACCGCGCGCCGAACGTGCCCGAGGCCTCGATGCGCGCGGAGCTCCAGAAGCACCTCATCAAGGCGTTCGAGACGTACGACCCGAACCGAGGGGCGGCGCTCAATACGCACGTGCACACACGGCTGCAGAAGGCGATGCGGTACAACAACCGCCACCAGAACATCGGCTACGTGCCGGAGGGTGTCTCAGGACACATCGGCAAGCTCATCAAGGCAGAAGACACGCTGCGCCAGGACTTGGGTCGTCAGCCGACGCACGAGGAGATTGGCGGGCACATGGGACTCTCGGCCAAGCTCGTTGGCCGCATCCAGGCCGCGCGCTCCGGCGACGTTCCCTCGAGCGCCTTCGAGACGGACCCGACCAGCCGGCAGCACCCGCTCGAGTTCGAGGAGCAGCAAATCGCCATCGCGCAGAACATCCTGCCCGACATCTTCCCGAACCAGCCGCATCTCCACACACTCTTCAACCACGTTTTCGGCACGAACGGCTACGCGCACATCACCTCGACCAACGAGCTCGCCAAGAAGATGAACATGACGGCGCCGCAGGTGAGCAAGCTGAAGACGCAGATGGGTGCGACTCTTCGGCAGCACATGGGCCTGAACCTGGAGGATGATTGATGAGCACTCGAGTGACCGAGACCGGCCGCCGCGTGAGCGATGTGCCGGCGCTACAGAACCTCCCGCTGCGCACCGAATTCGGGCGCCGCTTGCGTGATGCCTTCACACGAAAGGACCCCTTCGTCGTCACGGGCGTGGACTTCGCCGAGCTCGAGATGCGACTGATGAAACAGTTGGACAAGAAGAAGTGAAGTAGTAGAAGTAGTTCTTGAAAGGGCCTGTCCCGGTTTCGACGTGGGAGAAGAACGGAAGTCTGCGTGCAAGGGGCGCTCGTATCCTTCAATTCGAGCAACGCTAGTTGCCAACGACAACGAAGTCGCCCAGCGCCTCGCGGCCTGAGCCATCGCCAGGGTGAAACAGCACCCAGTAGCCTCGGCGGTGTAACCCCAGAGGGTAGCTATTCCGCTGGAACTCCAGCTCCGCAAACACGGACCACTTGACTCGGGTGGGGGAGAACAAGAAGAGCGTGGACAGCCCGGAGAGACGGGCACCACGGGAGCCGAAGAGGTCAAGACTCCCTACGCACGTGAATGAAGATTTCTGTAGCGCTCTTGCGGACAAGGGTTCGACTCCCTTCAGGTCCACGAAAATAGAAGAAGTAGGTAGACGGGGCCAGGCGTACTGCTTGGCCCCGTTTCTTTTTGACTGAGGGAGGATGCATGGCAACAAGTGACACTTGAGCTGCACGCGCGCTGCTCGCTTACTGCAACCATCAGATGGCGAACAAGCTGGTTCGCCGGATGCTCCAAGTCGAAGACAAGGAGATGTGGAAGCGCTTCACCGCCGCGGTGCTGGAGCTACTTCCCAAGGCGGCTAGCGAGCACATGTGGAAGCATGTGGGGGCCTACGCCGAGAGCAAGGGCGCGGCGTATGTCGGAAGTGCTGTGTTCCGTGCGAAGGCGGACCACTACTTCGAGAACAACGCCGACCGCTGGCTGCAAGAGGCGAGCAACCGTGCTGTCGGTGAGACGGCACATCGCATCGTGGTCGACCTGCTGAAGAAGTACGACATCCAGCAGTACCTGAAGACGCTGCCTGGTCGCTTTCAGGCGCTCGTCGACGAGGAGTTGCACCGCCTCGCGCAAGAGACCGCACGCGCGCAAACGAAGAAGTAGTCCCCGACCAACGAGAGAAGAGAACGACCATGGGTACTCAGGGAAATCTGTTCGAGCTTCGTGACAACGCCACCCGTCGCATGGAGCAGCGCTTCCTCGCCGGAGCACAACAAGAGGCCGCACTCATCGCGTCGGTCCAGAAAATGGTGATTGTGGACAAGCTCGTCGCGCCGAGCACGATGAAGTTCTCGTGCTACTTCGACATGGCCGGGCTGCGCCTCGACATCGGCGAGACGGGGCTCTCCATCCACAAGCACGCCTTCTCGCAGCTCTGCTCGAAGGTCGGCTTCCCGCTCCAGTACGCAGGCAGTCTGCTCAACCCGGCAGCGAACGAGACGTACACCACCGTCGCGTGGCGTCGCGAGCTCGCAGCGCACAACCTCAACGAGCTCTTCGCTCGTCCGAAGTGGACGGAGAAGAACGGTGCCCAGGTGCGCTTCCTCCACCGCATCGTCGGCAATGAGCTGCGTGGCTTCCTGAGCCGGCGCTACAACCGCTACCTCGCCAGTGTGCCGTTGCTGCGCGCGTTCGTCGAGGCCTGCCGTGCCTCGGGCGCGCGCCCGGTGGAGGCGGTGGCGACCGACGTGCGCGTCTCCCTCAAGTGCCTCCTGCCCGAGGTCTACGAGGCGTTCCCTGGCGAGTACGTCTGCATGGGTGTCGAGTGGAGCAACAGCGACTTCGGCGCCGGCAAGCTGTCGGTCTGCATGACGCTCTGGCGCGTGGCCTCGGCCACCTCCACGGTGCTCGACCAGACCATCAGCCGCATCCACATCGGCAGCGTCATCGAGGAGAGCGACCTCGAGCTGTCGGAGGATACACTCCGCAAGGAGGTCATCGCTCAGCAGGGTGCCATCGGCGACGCCGTGAAGGAGCAGCTCTCCGAGCGCGTCGTTACCAAGCTCGTCGAGGCCGTGCGCGTGGCCCACGAGGAGAAGATTCCCTGGAGCAAGCTCAAGACGCAGCTCTCGCGCTTCCTCGGCAAGGCCGACGTCGAGTCGGTGCAGAACCTCCTCGACGGCAAGGGCGAGACCATCATCGACCTGCCGCCCATCTCGTTCGAGGGCAGCGAGCGCGTCGCTAATTTGTGGTGGGCAGCTTCTGTCGTCGGCAACATCGCAAACAAGGTCGACGACCTGGAGCGGAAGCTCGAGCTCCAGCGTGAGGCGGGCAAACTCTTTGGCTCCGTGGTGGGGAAGTGACCATGGTTGTCGAATCGACACCGGCGGTACTCGGGCGTCTCCTGAAGCTGCTGAAGAACAAGCGCGCCCAGAGCAGGAAGATGGCTCGTGACTTCACTGACCCGCTCAGTAAGGAGCGCGCGTTCGGAGAGGCAAACACCTACGACAAAATCGTTCAGTGGGTCGAGATGGAGCTCAAGACCCACGGGAGGTAGCCATGGGCGAGTCCTACAAGAAGAACCTGAAGAAGCTCAACGAGCGGCAGCTTCGTCTGCTGCTCGAACGCATCACCGAGACGGTGGTCGATAAGAAGAAGTTCGACGGCATCGAGAGCGAGGCCGTCAACACCGCCTACAAGCTCGACCGCATCGAGGGGCTACTCATTGACAATGGCGTGTTGGAAAAGAGGAACTGATGGGACCGCAATTCTTCGAAACGGTGATGGGGCGAATGTTCTTCGATGGGCACGTGCCCAAGCTCATTCGCGCCCTCGAGCGCATCGGCGACGCGCTGGAGCAGAAGCTGCCCGCACCGGCTGCTGAGCAGGAAGAGGTGATGACCGTCCACGACGCCGCGGAGCTCTCCAGCTTCGCGCTGCTCAAACGGCTACACGACCACCTCGAGAGCCACAACGCGCACACGCAGCTGCCGTTGCTGCTGCGCCGGGGCATCAATACGCGCCTGGCCAAAGGTGCGGAGCCGACTGCGCGCTGCAACTGTGATGACCACTGCGAGGGGCCTTGCCCTGTTCACCCGCCGCCGAATGGTCCAGGACCGATGCAGCCGGTCGGCGGCGAGAAGGCGCTCTTCTACTTGCGCCAGATGTACAAACGCCTGCAGCAGGAGGAGCTGGCGGGGCACTTCCCGTACTCGCTCATCTCCAATGTCGACGCGCTCCTCACAAGCAAGCCGGAACCCGCGCCCATCGCACGGCTCATCGACGCGATGGGGATGCACCTGGACAGTCACCATTGGCAGCTCGTTGCCTCGGACCTGGGCGTCACTCCTGACGAAGCCCGGGAACAGGCGCGCGCTGCAGGCATGACCTGCTCGTGACGCCGACGGAGATGGCCGCCATCGTCGCCGAGGCAGACAAGGCGCTCGCCAGCGTGAAGAAGTGGGAGAAGGGCGGCGTCACCTGGGCCGGGGTTGGCGGGGACTGGCGCTTCGTCGCGATGTTCACCGGCAAGGGAGACACCGGCGAGGTCATCGGCACCAAGGGCTCCATCATCGTGCGACTGCCGCCGCCGTTGAAGAAGAAGGCGTACGACGCCATCCAGAAGGAGACTTCATGAGCAGAGCGACCGACCGGCGCCGAGGCGCCTACTCGAAGTACAAGGTCACGCGCCTCGACGGGACTTCCGTGCCCGGGGGGAAGCACGAGAAGTGTTCCTTCTTCATGCTCGACAAGCACCACGACAAGTTCTCGGCAGCGGCGCTCCTGGCCTACGCTGGTGCCTGCGAGGTGGAGTTCCCGTTCCTCGCCCACGACCTGCGCGTCGAAGCCATGGAGGTGGCCGAACGCTTCGGGCTTTGCTCGACGTGCGGGGTCAACCCGGAGAGCGCCAGCAACACGCTCTTCCTCTGCCGTGCTTGCATCGCCGCTGGCGTTCCCGAGTGGCGCCTCAAGGGGCTGAATCAGCCCTTGGGCACGCTGTTGGTCACCAGCGGGCGCACCACAGCGAGCCAGCCGAACGTGCAGGTGCTGCCGCGCTCCGAGGAAGGCAACGACCTTCCTACGGTCAGGCTCGGCATCGTCACCGACGCGCAACGCCTGCGCGCCAGTCTCAACGGCCTCATCCACGCGAACAAGCTCGACGGAGACCCTCACGCGTTCGCGACGTTGCCCGGCACCAAAGGGCGTCCGCGTGAAGAGAAAGAGGCTTACGACAAGACATCCTTCATCGCCGGCGGTCAGCGGATGCGCGCCGAAATCGCCGCTTGGATGAAGGCGGAGGCGCACCAGTACATCCTCGACGGTGGACCTGGCGACGACCGTGCTGTCGCGGCTCAAATCGCAAGCGGGCTGCTCAAGGCGACGGCGGAGCTCATCGAGAAGATGCTCAAGTGGTCCCCTCTCAACTGGGAACCGAAGGAGTGAGCGGTGCATGTTGTAGACTGCACGTATGGACCGGACACGATGGGGCGCCTTCCTCGATGAGCTCGAGAAGATTGCTGCGGTGAAAATCAAGAGCAACGACCGGATGCCGCCGCGAACGAAGGCGCACATCGAGAGCTTCGTGTCCTCGATACACAACTGGGAGAGTCCGCACCGTGATGCCGCCATCGCACACATGAGCGAGACGACACCTGAGAAGCTCTTCGAGACACTGCACAGTGCACGGCGCTGGTACACAGGCCAAACGATGGCGCGCAAGCTCCTCGAGCACCGCGACTCTCTCAGCAAGGTGATGGACCTTGCGCCCTCGGATGTTGTGGGCATCTATCGCGGCTTCAAGGTGCCGAAGGACGACCCACTCGCCAAACTCCAGGTCGGACAGCGCCTAGCTCTTCCGGTCACGCGCAATCATGGGTTCTCTTCGTGGTCTACCTCAGAGGCGGCGACGAACCGCTTCTCTGGTGCCGGTGATGGCAAGGTCGGGCTCATCATCAAGCTCGTCGATGGCGAGGGCGTCACTCCGGTGCTCGCGCCGCCAGAGCGTACCAAGCCGTGGTTCAACGAGCTCTACGCACACGTCATCGGCAAGTCCTTCCGCCCCACCGAGGGCGAGTACCTCATCTCAGCACCGTCGGTGAATGTCGAGGTTGTGCGCGTCAAGAAGTAGCGCTGTTCGGGCACAAGAACCATGGAGGTACACCATGGACATCGTGACTCGAAACGGATTCATACTCTTCTGGGGCGGCTGGCCGTCGAACTGGGAGCCCTCGGTCTTTCTCCTCAACGGGCAGCAATACAACTGCGTCGAGCAGTGGATGATGGCAGAGAAGGCCCGAACGTTCGGCGACGAGGAAGTGCGGGCGAAGATTCTGGCGTCCCCGTATCCAAGAGCGCAGAAGGAGTTCGGCCGCAAGGTCCGCAACTACGACGACGCGAAGTGGGCAGAGACGCGCTACCCCATTGTGCTCGCAGGGACGATGGAGAAGTACAGGCAGAATCCGAAACTCAGAGAGTTTCTGCTGGCAACAGCTGACACCGACATCTTCGTTGAGGCCAGTCCACACGACAAAATCTGGGGTATCGGTCTCTCGCTGGCCGACCCGCGCGCTTGGAATAAAGCGACTTGGTTAGGCCAGAACCTGCTCGGGCAGGCCATCACCGAAGCACGTACAGAGCTGCGCAAAGGCGCGTGAACAGGAGGAGCCCGCCCTTCACGGGGCGCGGCTTCTTTTTTTGACTGGCTGCCGATAGGAGACTCGCGAGGTTTGCACCATGGCGGAACAACAAGAAGACAGGCGTTATCCACTCGAGCGCATCGCGGAGTTCCTCAACGGGCGCATCGGGATGAACCGACGCATCCAGAAGTTACATGCGGACCCGGAGGCGCGTAAGAACGCAGAGCTGCGCGAGGCCGTCTACATCCAGACGCTGAAGGAGGTGACGGAGGCCTTCGAGAGGTACGACGTCGAGGCCATGGCTTTGGAGCTCAAACAGCTGCGGGAGGCACGCCGGAATCATACAAACTACTTGCTGGGCATCGGAGACCAGTGAAGCGCTCCGAGGCAGAGCGTAAGCTCCTCACCCTTCGGGGTCGAACACAAACGTTGGCCCAGTGGTCACGTGAGCTAGGGATGCATACATCGACGATTCTGAATCGGCTCAAGCGCAGTGGCTGGTCGATGGAACGCGCATGAAAGTCCACGACGTCCGCAAGGTGACAGGCCGCGGCCTCGTCGTGGACCTTGACGCCGAGGGGACACCGAAGGGTGCTTTGCGCGTGGGCACGCTCCTTCACCAGGGGGAGCGTGCCTGGCGCATCGTCAGCGTCGTGTGCGCCTCGCGTGTGATTCCGAATCCCTGGCGACTCAGCGTGGTGGTGCGCGGCGTCGACCACGAATTCTCACCACAGAAGACGGAGCTGACCCTGTGAGCCTCACCGACCTAAATCCTGAGCTCCCACTACACAGCATGCTGCCGACTCGGTCGCACCACGGGTATCTGGTGCTGTGGGACAGCAACTTGAGTGAAGAGAAGAGGCTCGCACTTCTGCAGCTGCTCGACGAGCACATACTTTTGGTCGAGCGCCTTCAGCCCATCAAGCGCATTGAACTGCAGGCACCAGGCCTTATCATCGTGGTCTTCGACCAGCTGGTGAAGGTCTACCGCTACGAACCGGAGGAGACATGAGCGACGAGCCCAAGGCGCAGAACAAGACCAAGTTCCTGCACATACGCGTCAGTATCGTGATGCAGGATGAGAACGGCAACATCCACATCGAGGACGTCCTGGATGGGAGGGCGGACAAGGGCGACATCTCGTTGAGCTTCGAGGCGAAGCGAGAGTCCGTGCCTGTGCACGATGAGAGAGGCGAGCTCGTCGGGTTCAAGCCTGGCAGGAATTACGCCTTCGATATGTCCTTCAAGCAGGTGTTGAAGGGAGCGAAGTGATGACGGAACAACAGGCAGAGCGACTCATCAAAGCAGTCGGCAATGGCTTCTTCTGGATTGCGTGGTCCATCTTCACGGGCTTCATGTTCCAAACCAACTGCGAGCACACGACCATGCCGTCGGGTGAGTTGCGGGTTCACGTGGTGCCGTAATGCGACTCGGTCCGGAGAAGAAGCCGTACACCACACGGCGCGCACACGGCGAACACCCCAAGGGCTCGTACTGCTTAGTGAGTAGGCCGGACTTCCGCGTGCTCACGCTCGAGTTCCCCAACGGAGACGTCATCGAGCTTGCCAGGAACTTCTTCGCTGAAGGCCTCGAGGACCGGCCCATGTCACTCATGGACCTGGCTATCCACGACATCCAGCAGATGGAGGACGCGGCGGTCCTTGGTGAGTTGAACAAGGCCATAGACGCGCACCAGCTGAACAAGACTGTTGAGGCACGTCAGAAGCAATGATGGACTATCGCACGCCGGCTCTTCTGGAAGGCGATGAACTAGAGCCGCCGGAACCCAGCGGATGTCCTTGTGGCTGCAGTCTTGAGACACGCCTTGCATACAACGCGGTTGGTGGGTGGTGACACACGGATGAGTGCGACCAGTGGCGTGCGTGGAAGATGAAACACGCGAAACGCCTAGAAATTCCGGCATAAGAACAGTGGAGGATTGCATGACTACGACGAACAACGACAACGAGAAGACGGTCTTGGTGAGAAAGGGACAGTACTGGGCGGTCCGCTCAGAGTGGACCAACAACACAGCCGGTGACGTAGTCGTCGTACTTCTTGAGAGCGTGCGCGGGCCCAGTGGGGTTGTGTGCGTGGACTACCTCTCGCCTGGGCAATCCAGCAAACGAACATTCCCTCTGAAATACCTGCTTGAGAACTACAAGCGTATCTCCGAGCAGAACGCTCTCTCGATTGCCGAGCGCCATGAAGAAGTAACGCGCACAGGCAGCCCCGCCGCGGCCATTCGAGCTGCGCGTGAACGTGCGTGCGCCGTACCGGCGTACGTGCAGCGCAAGTCGCCGCGCACCCCGGAAGAAATCGCGGCCGCGAAGACAGCGGCGTCTTCAACCCCAGTAACCAAGCAGTACCCGCAGCAGCTGCCTCTTCCCGCCCCTACACCTCCCGCAGCCCTCATTGAGCCTGCGCCCGCGCCAGTGGTCCCGTCGCCAGTCGTGCACGGGACTTCGTTTGCGTACAGCATCCACACGAACAACACGCTGTTGGCAGCCCACAAGTTTTTTGCAGCCTTCACGCAGGCGAACCCTGGCGGGCTGCGCATTGTTCTGGAGCGAGATGACGGTGGCCGAATGAGCGTGGCGTGCAAGGACCGTCGCAAGGTGAAGTGATGACCACCATCCCCGACCAGCTCGAGAGCATCTTCAAGCGCGCGTACGAAGTCCTCGTCGTCTACGCCAAGGCGAACGAGAACAATGAGCTCGACTTCGTCGAGTTCCACACGTGGCGGCACCACCCGGCGTCGGATAGCTGCGGGAACACCACCGAGTTTCGCTTCCAGGGCTGCCTCGGCATGGGCGGGAAGTTCTGGGTCAGCTGCGCGCACTTCAACGTGAGTTGCTATTCGGAGGACAGCACGCCCGCGCGCTTGGCGGTCATCCAGAAGTGCCGAGAGGAGCTCAGGCCCCTCTTCGTCGAGTGGCGGGCACTCTGCGAGAAGGCAGCATGAACTGCCCTGTGCATACGCACGTTCAGCTCCGCATCGAGTATCCACGCGATGGGGGTAGAACTGGCTACTGCGCCATGTGCGCGCGGCACTATCCGCTCTGTATGCGGGTTCGGTTCATGGAGAGTTGTGACCGTGAAAAGAACCACTCACCTCCACATCGCACCGCGCACGGCGTGGAGTGGAAGGACTAAACCCCATGAAGTTCGACCTCTCATCCATCCTCCACGCCAACCACTGGGCGAAGCAGCTCATCGAGAGCACCGTCTCTCGCGCGCTCAACGTCCTCGCCGACCGCGACCGCACGCAACGTCTCGAGCAGAGGCTCTGCGCCTCCTGCTTCTACTTGAAGCGCGGGCAGCTCGTCGGCCATGCGTTCACCAACTGGAAGTGCCTCGCGTGCGAGAAGGAGCAGTCGCACCCGAACACAGGTGTGCCGAAGCTCTGCGACGACTGCACGTGGAAGTACAACGCGTGCGCCTCGTGCTGCGCTGACCTCGACCTGCGCGACCGCAAGAGCATCATCAGGCTCGGCAGCCCGAAGAAACCACGCCCTAAGAAGGAGAAGACACCAGGATGAGCAAGCCCAAGAAGGAAGTGGCTCCGTTGACTCCGCCGGACCTCTTCCAGTGTCAGGCAGACAAGCCCAATGGCAACAGCTTCATCACCCAGCTCGAGAGCGTGACGGAGAATTACCTCTTCGACCACGCCAGCGCCGCTGCCCTGAAGAAGGGAATGACTGTCATCTCGACCGCAGGCAAGGACCTCATCCTCGCCTTCGGCGTACCAGTGGAGGGCTGACCATGGGGCTGTACCTGTCCCCGAAGCACGGTGTGAACTCGTCCATCGAGAAGTGCTTCTTCTGCAACGGCGACAAGGGGGTCATCCTCTTTGGCCGGCTGCGCGACGACGCCGAGGCACCACGTGCCGTGGTCATCAACTACGAGCCCTGCGACACGTGCAAGGGCTACATGCAGCAGGGCATCATCCTCATCTCGGTCGACGAGAAGAAGACTGATGACATGAAGAACCCCTGGCGCAGTGGTGGGTGGGTCGTCGTCAAGGACGCGCTCATCGAGCGCGCGGTGTCGTCGGTCGAGCTGCGCGATGACATCCTCAAGAAGCGCGTCGCCTTCCTCCCCGACGAGGTCTGGGACCGCTTCGGGCTTCCACGAGGTACCGATGTCCCCGCGTGAAGAGCTCACCGAAGAACGCCGTGCCGAGCTGAAGCTCATGCTCTCGCGAATGAGCAACCTCAGCTCGAGCTTCTACGCGCAGGCCGTCTCCATCGGCGCACATCCGTTCATCGAGCTCACGGGCTTTATGAACGAGTACATCAAGATTGCGCAAGACGCGCTCAACGCGGGCATCGACTTCGCGCAGACCAACATCCACGTCGGCGGCTCTCTCCCCATCGCGGACTATCAAGCCGCGTACCTGGGTGAGAAGTTCGGCTGCATCTTCGCGACCACGTTCCATGGCAACCCTCAGTTGCTCGATGCATTCCTCAGTGCGGCGGAGCTTGCTGCGGAGAAGAAGCGCGCGCCGCTGCAGCAGGGAGCTGTACCAGATGGACCCTGACGAAGCGTGGAGACAAATCTGTGAACGGGCGAAGAAGTTGAGGGACGACCTCGACCGCGGCGACCCGCTCAGCAACCCCATCACCGCCGACGCCGACGAGGTCTTGGAGCTCGTGCAGGCGGTAGGGGGCCTCGAAGAGTGGCTGAAGAAAGGCGGTTTTCCGCCCAGTGCACTCCGCCGCTAGTAACGGCCAGAGACTGATGTAGACTCCGCCGCCATGGCGGGAACACTCGCGGACCGCAACGCGCGACTTGACGCACTCGCTTCTGCTGCCCAGGACTGGGCGACGGCCGCGACCGCCGAGTTGAACAACCGCGTGACGTCTGCGAAGACAATCCTCCAGGGGCGCACCGGGTCGGAGACGTTGGCACAGTCCGCTGTGTCTGCGACCTCCGACCTGGTCGCCTCTGAGATTGACGATTTTCTCGTAGGCACTTGAAACCGAGGAGTGAGCATGGACCCGAAAGAAGAGATGACTGTCGAGGCCCCCACAGAAACAGTAAAGGGCGTACCGACTCCCGCCGAGGGCGCGAGCGCGCAGCCTGCCCAGGTCGTGCCGGCGCTGCCCACGCGCCTCACGGAAGAGGACCGTCTCCGCATGGAGAACAAGTTCCTTCGCGTCCAGAATATCCAGCTGCAGATGCAGCAGCTCGACAACGCGCGCCAGCAGGCGACGGAGAAGTTCACGCAAGAGAGCACCGAGCTTCGCACACTCCAGGTCGAGCTCTCCGCGAAGTACGGCATTCCGGTCGGCCCGAATACCGTCCGCCCCGACGGCACCATCGTCCGCGGACCCCAGACGGCGCGGGCGTGACATGAACCCGGCCCCTGTCGTCCTTGTGACGAACGAACGCATAGAGCTCGACCTCTTTCTTGACCCGGCGCTCTGGTCTGGGTCGTATGACCGTCTCGAACTCTGGCGTTCGCGCGACACGGAGCAGGGGCCCTACGACGCCCTCACTGACAACACATGGATGCCGGCAGTTCAGCCACCCAACGCACCGGCAGCCCCTTTATCCCCCGTCACCGGGCCGAGCGTCGTGCTCTCAGGCAAGACGCTCGAGCTTCTTCTCAATGAGGGAACGCCGGGCGAGACCGACGTCCTCGTGACGTTCACCGGCGTCGACCCGCTGACATTTGCCGACGCTGCGGCGCAAATACAGGCGCAGAGCGCGGGCGTACTCGTCGCCTATGTGGCCGGTGCGCAGCTCGTCGTGAGCACTGTTGCCGTGGGCGTGAAGGTCACGCTGCGTGTGGTGGGTGGAGACGCGGCGCCCTTGCTCGGCTTGCCGACGCAGGAGCCGCAGTCAGTCGCTTTCGGACGTGACGGACGCCTCGTGCTCCAGCCCACGCAACAGACCTACGGCTTCGTCGACCCGAATGGGGCGCCCGCCTATTGGTATCGCTGGCGCTTCTACAACAGCACCTCGGGCTTGCTGAGCGACTACTCGCTGCCCTTCCGCGGCCGCGTGGTGCAGGGCGTTGGTCCGGCCAACCAGGTGCGCTGCTACGTCGACCTCGTCGACGTCACCGGCGCTCCCCTCTACGGGCAAGAGGTCTACATCTACAACGCCTTCAACGGTACGCAGGTCGCGGGCTTCACCGTCGCTGGCGGAGGGCTGAAGCTCCTGACCGATAGGACCGGCCACGCAGAGGTGCTGCTCGTGCGCGGAGCTGCCGTGAGTGTCGCCATCGGAGGCACCAACCTCTCGCGCGACATCACCGTGCCGACCGACCCGACTGTGACGGCGTTGAATATGCTCACGGGCCCCGCCGGCCCAAATGACGCATTCACGGTCCAACAGCCCAACATCGATTTCGCAGTACGCCGAACGCTCTGAGGGCACCATGGGCTACGAAAGCGTCGACCTCCTCGTCACCGACTCAACCCCGCTTGCGGCTCCCATCGCCGGCGTCTTCGTGAAGGTGCTCTCGCAAGACGGGCGCATTCTCTTCACGACGGCAACTACAGATGTGAACGGGCAGGCGGGGTTTCTTCTCCCCTCGGGGCAGACCTACCAGCTGCGTTACTTCAAGCAGGCGGTGAGTCTTCCCAACCCGCAGTACTTCGAGGTGCTGCCGACGCCGCTCGCACCGGGACAGACGAACACCCTCCTGGTGACGGGGCAGCTCGTCGCACCGCCTCTCTCGACCGACCCGCGACTGTGCGTCGCGTTCGGGTACTTCCGTGGGCCGGACGGCTCGCCGGCGAGCAACACTGAGATTCACTTCATGCCAGAGTTCAACCCGCTCTGGCTCGACGGCGCGGGCATCCTGAAGGAGCGCGTCATCGTCTCGACGGACGACAAGGGCTACGCGCAGATTCCGCTCATCCGCTTCGGCAAGTACAGCGTCACCGTCGCTGGCGCAGAGGACATAGTGAGGCACATCTCGGTGCCCGACGCGGTGAACGTGAACCTCGTCGACCTGCTCTTCCCCATCGTGCAGCTCGTCGAGCTCTACGCGCCGGGGCCGTACACGCTGTCGGTCGCTGCCGGCGACTACGTTGTGCAGCCGCAGGTGTACGCGAGCGACGGTGAGCTGCTTCAGGGCTCGGCCATCAGCGACGTGGCGTACGCGAGCAGCGACCCGACCGTGCTCCTGCTCCTCCCGACCAACAACACCTTGGTCCTGCGCCCGGTCGCGCCAGGCACCGCGAGCATCATCGTCAGACGCCTGGACCTCAGCATCGTCCACATCCCAGACCCGGGCGTGAGTGTGCCGGGCGGGACAGTGACGGTCGTACCCTGATGAGCGCCGTCGTCCTTCGCCGAATGCTGCTGTCGTCCATGCGACAGCTGGTGCGCACGTCGAAGGTCGAGCTCGACGTCGAGAAGTTGCGTGAGGAGTTCGCGCTCGCGCGCCCCAAGCCCCCGCCGCGCGCGCCGAAGAAGCGGCAGCCGCCCAAGCCGCGCATTTTCATCTCGCCACCGCTCCCCGCGCGCTGCCTGCCTCCCCCGCCGCCGCCTCCGGGCACGCACGAGGCCTATGTGCAGTCGCTGCAGAACGCGTACGGCACGCGCGCGCTGCTCCTCGAAATCATCCGACGCGCGGCCTCCGACTGGGTGCTCTACCGCACCAGCCGACGCATGAAGCGCAAGGAGCTCGCCGAGGAGGCGTACACCTGGCTATTCCTCGAGAAGCCGGGGCATCCGGACTGGGAGCTGCGCAAGCGCGAAGACAAGGAAGGCACGAGCTTCCTCTTCATCTGCGACGCCCTCGACCTCAACCCAGAGCAGCTCCGGATGCACATCCGAAAGCTCACGCCGCACAACGTGATGAACGTCGGTCGTCCTGCGGAGTACCGCCGGCGCGGCGAGCTCGCAGGCTCTGCGGCACGCGCTCTTCCGCCCGCAGACGATGAGCGTAGCGACAACGAGTAGTGCTCACGTACAACTTGTGGTCGCCTTCTGGAATAAGAAGAACGGGAGGGCGCCTGTGTGTACGAAGGAAGAACTCGAGGCGGCGTACTACGCGAACGTGCGTGACAGCGTCTTCATGCTGATGGCCGGTGTGCTGCTCTTCTGCACGCCGTGGCTCAATGAGAAGTGCTGGGCGGACCGCTGGTGGTTCCGTGTCCCCGGACTGATTGCTCTTCGCCTGGCCTACGGCTGCGTGACGGACGTCCTGGTCAGCAGACGAAGGCTCAAGCGTGCAAGGAGGCACACCAATGGCCAAGAATGAGACGAAGGAAAAGAAGAAGAAGTTGTACCGGGTCGAGCACGTGAACTTCGTGCCCGCGAAGAGCAGCAAACTCTACGCGCGCAACATCGAGAACATGCTCAACGGCCTGGCGGAAGAGGGCTACAAGGTGATGCCGCCCGTTCTGACGCCGACGGGCATCACGCTCATCGCCAGCTACGCTGGTGATGAGGAAGGCCCGCAAGCGCTGTTGCTTCCCATAGAGGAGGTGCTTGCCCGACTCTCCGGCACGCGCTCTTCGCATGACTCACCGCCTGCGCAGTCTCCGGAGGAGGCAGCGGTAGAAGAGACGGCGCGGCAGGTGTGTCGGTACCTTCAGGTGCATACGCAGGATATGACAGCTGAGGGAGTACTTGCGCGTCTGCAAAAAGAGGGGCCTGGAATCCTGGCGCGAGGAGCGCGCACGGGCGAGCTTCCCTTCAACACAGAAGTGTTTCGAAGCGTCAGCGCGCACCTCGTGAAGCGGGTCCAGGAGCACCGACAAAGCTGTAAAGACCCGACGTGCCGAACCGGCGACGTGTGGCAGGCCTTTGCCACCGCTGTCGACGAGCACCTCCGCACATCCCTGCAGTGAGGACGCCATGACAGCCAAGCTCCCTCCGTTGGAGACATCAGACGAGATGTTGATAGACATTGCAGCACCAACCACGGAGGCGGTGTCGGAACCGATATCCGAGCCAGACGAACTGAGCCCGGTCGTTCTGAACTTCCAGAAGGAGCTGAGCGACCTCGAGGACAGCGACGACTTTGAGTTGGTGATGTTCTACAGCCCGACGCTGCGTGACATCTACAACACCAACGGCAAGAAGACCGAAGAGCTGCTTTTGGTCATGCATGCGTTCAAGACACACATGCCAGTGGACTTCTGGACCAACCCACTGGTGCCCGCGGCCTATATCGAGTGTGTCTTCCACGACTTCGAAATAGGTGTGACCAAGAGCCTTGCGATAGCAGCGTCGCGGTACCTCAACGAGGCGATGAAGTTGTTCTTCGACTGACGTCGGTGAGCACGTGAGAAGGACAAGGGCGCTTCGGCGCCCTTCGTCTTTTTCTAGCCAACTTTCTCGAGGGTTCGGGCACAAGAACTACGAGGAGGCCTGCATGACCGAGGTGAATGTCGTGGACGAGAAGGAGCTGTTGCTCAAGAAGCTGGGTACGTTGCTCGGCGATAACTACAATGATGAGCTGGAGGAGCTCAACGACCCGTTGAAGTGCCCGCTCGAGTGGTTTCCGTTTTCGGTACGCACGGCGAACGCGCTCACGATGGGGTCGAACCCGGTGCTGCTCCTGGGGCAGCTCATTCGACAGTCACCGCGCATGCTCAAGGCGCGAATGCGCTTTGGAGAAAGTGCCTGAAGGAGGTGAGCCTCGTCCTCGGGGAGCTCGGGCTGTCGCTCCAGGAGGACAAGCCCCTTCGTCCCAAGCCGGGCACGCTGCGACCGCCCACGCCGCGCATTCGATTGACGGTGGGTGCGTTCATTGACCTCATGACGAAGTGGCAAGTACCTCGAGACTCGCCGCTCTTCGTGCACATCAAGGGGCTGCACCCCGAGGTAGCAGAGCGTGCTGTCTATGCCATTGAGAGCGTGCTCGGCTCAGACGACCACAGTCTCGTCTGCATGGACGCGGAGGGCGTCCCGCAGGGCATTCTCGACGCGGTGTAGGGGTGAGCAGGCGTGCCCTTCGGGGTGTCGCCTGTTCTTCTAGCCCCTCAACTTCCTGCGCTGCTCGGGCATAAGAAGGGTGAAGGAGAGACTCTGCATGCCGGACTACTACACGTTTTTCTGCGTGAAGGTGCCCAAGGTCACTCTCGAAGAGAAGAACTGGTGGGACCTGATGGGTGTGCGCACGGAGGATGCTGAGGGCACGAGCCCGGAGCAAGCCGCCTTCCTCAAGAAGTTCGGGCGCGAGTTCGACACCACCATCTTCCCCGACTTCGAGCTCCAGGTCATCGATGACATGGAGTGGGACAAGGAGAAGGGGGAGTACGTGCGCAGCAACTACTACGCTGCACGTCTCTTCTCTGAGGACGCAGGCAGCGTCGGCCAGGCGGCGTTCCTGCTCCACGCGTTCCTCAAGCGTTTCCGCAAGAACGAGTACCTCGTCCTCAGCTACGCGATGACCTGCAGCAAGATGGAGGACGGTGCCTTCGGTGGCGGCTCGGTCTTCATCTCCGCCAAGGAGGTCATTCCCGTGGTTCCCGACGACATCGTTCGGGAGCACATCAAGAAGTTCGAAGAACGTCTCAACCGAAAGAAAGGAAAGTGATGGCCGAATTCCCGCTTGCTCTCTGTCCGAAGTGTGGCGGTGACCCCGAGGGCACCTGTGAGACAACTCCTGGTGTCGCGTTGCTTCGTCGCACGGAAGATGGACAGGGGTTCAACTACGCCGGCGATACGCGTATGCATTGGGATGGGCAGACGCCCCAGACTGATACGCGCGGGCGCCTCCTCTATTGGTGCAACAACTGCGACCTCGAGTACGTGTACACCGCGCCTGACCTGGTCGTACACCCGCCTACGGAGCTCGCCGCGCTGTGGTCCTGCGAGTTCGAAGAGGAGAAGCGCGCGTACTTCGTGACCGAGGCAGACGCGCAGGCGTTTCAACAGGCCTGGCGCTTGGCCAATCACCGTGACCCCTTCAGTGGAGACCCGGTATGACCACCATCCTCATCCTCTACGCCGGCGGTGTCCTCGCGCTCTCCGGGCAAGCCGTCATCGAGGCGCTCGAACACCAGAGCACTGACCTGCTCTTCACCGGCATCGGCATCGCGGTCACCTGGCCCATCACGATGGGCATGTGGCTCGGGCGCGAAGCCGTCTACTTCGGCCGTCGTGCTTTCAACCGCTACAAGGAGGCGTCATGCCGCACTTCGACGTGAACTACGTTCTGACCATTACAGGCACGCTGACTGTCGAGGCCGACTCTGCAGAGGCGGCGAAGGAGCAGGTCAAGACCAACGCCTCCATCACCGACCTGGTCGAGCAGGGTGACGTCGGTGAGGTACGCGTGCCGCAGACGCCCACCGAGAGCAAGCCCGGCACATGAAGGGTTACAGCGAGGTGGAGGTCTTCTCGGAAGAGGAGAAGGAGCTCATGCGGTGTGCTGACTCGCTCATCGCCAACCTCGACGAGGTGAAGCTCTCCACACGCCTACGCTGCCACGAGCTCGTACGCGCAGTTGGGCAGGTGCTCGAGCTGCCGGTACACGACGGGCTCTATTACGCTGTCGACCACTCCTGACTGTGGCTGGAGAAGTACGCGCGAAACCACATCCTCGACATCTACGTCGTCGGGGCGCTGCCGATGGTGCAGCTGCGCGCGATGGTGCCCGGTGAGTTCTGGACCTCGAGCACGAAGGAGGGCTACCCCTACCCCAGCTATCGAATCCAGGAACCGCGCACGGACATCAACGAGGGCATCGTCGCCGTCCTCGTAGAGCACATGCGCACGATGGAGAAGCTGGCCGAGGAGCTGCGTACTACTCGGCACTTGGCGAAGGGTGTTCTTCAGCGAACGCCCGGCTATAACGAGCCCATCGGTGGCGACATGCTGATTCGTGTCGGTGGGGCGTCAGCGTCCTTCCGTTGCGAGACTCGTGAGGGTCTCTCCGGGCCCTGTGGGTGCAACGTCTTCAAGCCGCTCCTCCATGAGCGGTACAAGTGCAACCTGCGCGATGCAGAGGCCGCCGTGCTGCGTTCGACAGCCATGGCTGGCTGGGCGGCGGCAGTCACCTTCGCAACGCTGGCCGGTGCTTCGGAAGAAAGCATTGCCGGCGCCAGGAAGGTCTTGAAGACTCTCGAAGACGGTGTATCACCTACAACCGAGGAGAAGAAGAATGTCGGACAGTGAGACGGACACCGAGCAGGACGAAGAGACGTTCCCCATCACGCGAACGGTCTCGTGGCTGAAGACGTTGGACTTCGACGTCATCAAGCACAACGAGCAGACGGGCGAAGACCGCGCAGTGGTGGAGATGCGCGTGTCGGTCACGGACCTCGTGGGCGAGGTGGACCGCCTGCGCGGACTGCTCGACCACCGCGGCGTGAAGGTCAACCTCCACAACGACGCAGACAACGAGGACGACTACGACGACATGATGCCCGAGCTCGAGGGCAGCTACACCCCACGCCCCGGCAGCATCCCGGACGCGCGCATCTTCCTCATCAACGTCGACGACGGAGTGCTCTTCCCCCTCGAGGGCGTGGAGCTGAAAGTGACGACCGATGGCTGACGCGCAGCCGTATACGCACGACGAGCTCATTGCTGTTGCGCGCGACTGGGCTTCGACCCAGAGCTCGCAAGGTGAGCTCGTTCGCCGCTTCATCGCGACGTTGGCGGCGGCTGAAGCCGACAAGATTGCTGCCGCCGGCGAGCTGCTCGTCGACATGGCCGAAGCAGCACCTGGCACGTTGGTGGGGCGCCTGCTCATCGCCAACCGTCTGATGCGGAATCAGCGCGATGAGGCCTGTACACGACTACGTGCCGAACGCGCAGCGGCACAAGATGTAGCCAACGAGGGCAACTACGAACCGGGAGAGGCGACGCCGGCGCAGATGCTCAAGTTCCTTCTCGTGCGCATCGGCTCCTGGACGAGCGCACGGTGGGACCAGCACCTGCGCTTCGAGTTCGGGGACGACGCCACAAACCGGTTCATCGAGTGGCTCAAGCCACTGGGCCTCGTCCAGGAAAAGAAGGACAAGGACCTGTACGTAATCCTCGACGAGATGGGCGTGCTCAGGGAGGCCGAGACCGATGAACAACCGCCGAGCGTGTGAGCGCTGCGGGCACTTCAAGTGCCGTGCGGTTTCGAACTGCGACCACTGCCGCGATTGTCGCAAAACGCTCAAGCGCATCGAGCACAGCATGACGGTACCGCCGGCGTGGCTGACGGTACCGCCGGCGTGGCTGACGGTGGGCGTCGACTTCGGACCGAAGAAGGATGAGACCTTCTTCATTCGTCTTGTAGGTTCAGCGCCCGACTTCTATCACCACCTCTACGTCGCGTCCTCGTGGCGCAATCTCCTCCAGCTACGTGCGTGCTCATTCTCCCCTCGGGCCGCTCGGCCTCGTGGGAGCTCGGCTACGCGATGGGGCGTGGAGCGAAGGGCTACGTCATCCAGTTCGACAACTTCGAGCCGGAGCTGATGTACCGCGAGGCGAAGTTCATCACCAACATGGACGAGCTCTTCAACGAGTTCGGGGAGCCGCAAGAGCGATGACGATGCAACCTGCAAAGACGGTGAAGTACGTGCACGTGCTCTGTCCGCACTGCCCTGATAACCAGAAGGGGAAGCGCGTCGACCACATCAAACCAGGAGGCACCGCAGGGCCCTGGTACTGCGACGACTGCGGTCACGGGTATCGGGTCGAGGTGCTCCACGACGGGACGGTACTCATTGACCCTATCGCGGAGCGTCTCATCCACCGGCACGTGCTCCTGCAGATTCTTCCGCAGAAAGAGCCCATCTTCGTGCTGGTGAAGGGGATGCGCTTCTCGACCCAAGACGGGGGCCCTGACGCGCAGGCGCAGCACGACGCCTTCCACTATGAGGAGAACAGCTGCCCCACAAACCATCTGCGGTCGGTGCAGCAGCTCATGGTGGGCGACGAAACTGACCCGCACGGCATCCTGAGAGTTGTTTCTGCGAAGGATGCGGAACCAGGCGACTTCGCACACTACTCTAGCGAGGCGAAAGACAAGCGCATTCGCGAGATGGTCGCTGCGTCGAAAGGGACAGTATGAACGCCATCTGGATTCAGCTCGTGTCCATCTGGGTGTTCCTGCTTGTGAACTCCATTCGCGAGTACTTCCTGTTCAAGATGGTGAAGGAGATTCACACCGTACTTCTCATCTGCCCCCTGTGCGAGGGGACGGGAGACAGCAAGATTGCTCCCGGTCTCAAGTGCGAAGGGTGCAACAACACGGGGCACTACCGCCGTGGCCGCTGAGAAGCAGTACTACCTGCTCTCGTGGAAATGGACGCGCGGTGACTTCTGCCTCTGGTGGAAGGCCGACTCGCAGGGATACACGCTCACGCTCGACCAGGCTGGGAAGTACTCCGAGGACGCGGCGTTCTCCATCATGCGCAGTTCGCACAACGATGCCCTCGCGGTGGCAGTTGAAGAAGCGGACGCGCTGGCGCATCGCACTGTGGCACGTGAGCACATTTACGGACTGCGTGCGAAGTCGGGCGCTTGCAAAGAACGCGGATGCCCAGACATGTGTGCGCCGGGGCAAGACCGCTGCGGCAAGTGCATCATGGGCGACCGCCAACCGCCCCATCTCAAGGAGTGCCACAGTGGCTCCAGTACATGGTGTGGCGAGGCGCTGATGGAAGACGGCGTGCGCACGTACAAGCAGCACGAGCCCGTTGTATTCACCCGCGAACTCCTTGAAGAAGTGCTGGAGCTCTGGCGGCTTGCAGACAAAGACATCACGCTCATCAGCCGCTTTCGCACCTGGGCACGTAAGGCAGGCTGGGTGCTGACCAAAGAGGATGGTTGGGTCTGCCCCAACTGCAGGAAGGATAAGAGCACGTGAGCACACGCATCAAGCGCCGGGCACGTGTCTGGTTGGAACAACGCGAAGTGCTCAAGATGCGCTTCGACGCTGACGGACCGGAGCCGCAGATTTTCATGTGCGGCCCGGACCCGAAGCATGTCTGCGACACCGACGGGCCCGGCATTGAGGGGGAGACCTTCTCCTCGGCGTCGTGCTCGGTGTGCGGAATGTCAGCGATGGACCGCGCGATGTGGGACGGCCCGTGAGTGAAAAACACCGTTGGAGGAACGCGACCAAGAGCTCAGGTGCCGTGCACATCTGCTCGAAGTGCTCCCTCCAGTACCGCGGGCGCACCCAGACCAAGAACTACTACCGCGCGACATCCGACTGCGCGTGGGTGCGCATGAAGAAGGTGCCGCCCTGTTGGGCAGACAAGCTCGGCAATTCCAGCTATTTTTCAGGCACAAGAGAAGTAGGAGGCCATCATCATGCGCTTGTTCAACGACACGGCGACGCCCCGCTTTCTCTCCCATGTCTCACGCGCAGAGCGTGATGCGGCGAAGGAAGGCATGCGGGAGCAGCGCAAAGAGAGCGTTCAGCTCGTGAAGCACTACACGGGCGTCAACACGCTGCCGTCTGAGCTCGCGGCGAACATAAAGACTGTTCGCCAGATAGTGCCGGAGCTGGAGCTCGGCATCAACGACTGTAAGATAGAAGAGTTCATCGAGCAGTTCCACGGTGCCGAAGAGAAGCCCGTGCTGGGGTACAAGGCATGACGCCCGTCGGCGCTACTGCCCAAGAGCTTGAGCTCTCGATGTTGAAGCTGACGCGAGCCACCATCTCGATGGACTCGACGTTGCTCGAGGTCGAGGAGGCTTTGGAGGCTTCAGAGGTCTGCGAGAAGCGATGGAGGGACTCGGCAGAGAGTCCTGCCGTCGACCAGCCGACGCATACGCGTTGTGCGGACAGATACGCCGCCGAGTGCGCGCGTCTGTCGGCGTTGTTGAAGTTGAAGTGGGCGGGCATGTTGAACCGCTAGGCGGAAACAACTACGAGGGGTACATGAAAGACCACGTACACGGACCCAACTGCAACCACGGCCACAATCCAAAGAAGGCAGAGGTGGCCAAGCAAGACACCTCCCTCGCACCGCACATCCCCGTCCTGCGCGCTTTCCACAAAGCGGGCAAGAAGAGTGTCGGCGCGTGGCCCACCATCACGTGGGTGAGCCCGCCGGCGCCAAAGCCGGTGGTGCGGGATGCACCGCCTGCAGCTGCTGGTTGAGGAGACGGGCTCACCCTTCGGGGTGGGCCCTTCTTCTTTACGGTCTTGAAGCAAAAACAGCAGGGAATTGGGGATAATAGCCATGGAGGTCCTTCACATGCACATCCCCACCAAGAGCACCGAGGTCGCTTACGGATTCACAACAAACATCCCGGGAGAAGGTTTCGACCCGTCACACATTCAGGCTGTTCTAGTTGCGGGCTTGCGTCTCTTGGCGCGAGAGAACGCAAAGAAGTTGCGCACGCTGAAGCTCGAGGTGCACGACGAGGCGGTTCTGGAGCTCAACCTGGAGACAGCCCGTGCGCTGCTTCGTGGGTTTCGTTGTGACAGTGCAACAGGTGGCATCGAGGTTCTCAGCGAATCGGGCATTCGCGCGATGGACGAGGTCGACCGCCGTGAGATGGAAGCCGAAGGTCACGTATTCACTGGCTGAGTAGCTAAGAGACGGGAGGTTTTGCCATGCTCGTTCACGTAGAGAACAGTCTTCGTCACGGCTTCGACCCGTTGCAGCTACTGCGCGCGTTGCCGCCGGTTCAGAGAAAAGCCCACACCTGTCGAACATGCGGGGGTAGGACACAGGGGCATCGACGCAACGGAGAGTGCCGTGGTTGCGCGCAAAGGCGCGCTGTCCCGTCTGGTCGTGGTTGTCCTTGCAGTGCCACGTGCTGCGTGCGCGCGGCTCCAGTCAGCTTCATCGAAGAAGAGCACAACCGGGGCGAATGCATTGCGGACTTCGACCCGGAGTGTGCCTGGTGGTGGGAGTGCTACTCGTGCGGTGCGGTCTGCACCTGCGAGGTCTGAGGAAGAGCGCGGGCGAAAGCCCGCACTCTTTCTTCTAGCTCTGCAATTCATCGAGTGCTTCAGGCATAAGAACAATGACCGCGGCCGACAGCAGCCTGTGCTGACGGTTCGAATCCGCCGAGGCCCCCACGAGGGGCCTCGACTGCTCTACCTACCTGGAGGTTCATCATGTCTGGAGCTGCTGTGCCTGTGCCCGCCCCGTCAACGCTGCTCGTCTGGGAAGATGTCCCCGCCATGGTGCAGTTCTACGTCATCCCCGACGCGGACATCACCGACAAGCAGCGTAAGGCGCTGCATCTCGCGGCAGGCTGCTTCATCAACGACCCCGTTCACAACGAGGCTGACCTCGCCGCGAACAAGGCGCTCAACTACGTGATGGACCTCCTCGCCACCAAGCTGGAGTACTGCTCGTACGACACGCCTTCTTCCGAGTGCTGCGTGTGGCCGAAGTACTTGGCCGGCGGACGCGCTCCACGTGGCACGGAGGGCGGCACGCCGAAGCGCGTGTCGCTCACGGGCCAGCACATCACGCGCGTGTACCACATGGGTTTCTTGTCTTGACGAGAAGGGAGCGGACGCAAGTCCGCTTCTTTTTCTAGCTCCTTCTTCCGCCCTCGCGAGGTAGACTCGCGCGCATGGAACAGACCCTCACCGACTCGCAGCTCGCTGATGAACTCATTCGGCGACTGAACGCCATCATCAAGGACGAGGACGTGCGCGCGCTCGTCGAACAGCTCGTTGAGCGACGCATCGAAATCAACGACGCCGTGCTGCAGCATCCGACCATCCAGGCATCTCGGGATGCAGGCAAGTGGGGTGTGGGTCTGCTCGGGATTCTCAACGGACTCGTGGGTGTCCACGGGACTAGCAAGAACGCGGGCTGGGGCTACATCGCTGCGACTTTTGACGACAACATGAAGCTCGTCGGCTTCAAGCGTACCGATGGGCTCGCCGTCTCGTTGGGGGAGTAGCTCATGGCCAAGCTCACCATCGAAGTGGACGAGGGCATCGTGATGCTGCGCGTGGACGGCGAGCTCATCGGCCTGGTGCAGGAGTTCTCGCTGAGCGTGGGGCAGTCCACCGTCTTCCATCCGAAGGGACGTGTGGACTTCTTGAACTACGAGAAGGCTGGTGACCGTACCGAGGAGCTGCTCAAGAAGCTGCCGTGGCTCGAGCTCCACGTAGAGCGGCTGCAGCGCACGCTCGACACACGCCTGCCCCTCGACCTCGGGGGCACCAGCGAGCTCCTGCCGGCGACGCTTCCTTCGCTCGGCATGCCCACCGACCCGCAGACGCCGACCGCGAAGCGGAGTAGCCACCCGCCGACTGACGACATCGACGATAGCGGGGAAGCTCCGCGCAGCGGCCCATCAGCCGACTCCACCGATGACGTCGACCCCCTGGGAGACTGACCATGCCCGAACGTCGTCGAACAGCCGGTTGGCGTGACATCGGTCGTCGGGTGGTGCTCACTGCCGACATCAACACGCGCGGCGGGCTGAAGTACCCGGAGGGCACCCGCGCGGTGGTCAGCGGCATGGTGCGCGGTGACTACGAGCTGACCATCGGGGAGAAGGGCTGGGTGCGCAAGGTGCCGAAGGCCTGGCTCCTCTTCCTCGACCCCGAGAACACCCCCGAGGCGTACGACGCGAAGTACCGACGCCCGCAGACCAACGGAGCGATGTGATGCAGAAGCCGACCGAAGAACAGCTGAAGCGGGGCATCCTGCGTGCCTACGCGCTCTGCCTGGCTGCAGCACCAGACGTACAGCTCGAGGTGTTCGACGACGGCGTCGTCTACCTCTCGTGGAACTACGCGAGCACAGGCATCGCCGACAACGTGCGGGGCACGGCCTTCGACGGGGATGACACCCCCTACGAGAAGCTCTTCACGCTCCACCTGCTGCTGTCGTCCGCCATGGTCGACATGGGCGAGTGCCTCCTTGCGAAGGCGGGCTTCTGATGTGGGTCGCATTCGCTTGCGGGGTGGTCTGGACGCTCTTGGCTGAAGTGCTGTTGGTGCTCGCGCGAATCCCCTCGCGGAGCGTCCGACGCGGGCAGGCACGCGGCCGTCCGGGCAAGCTCGTCTGGGACATCCAAGGCTACCATCGCTCAGGGTCCGTCGACGTGGTGCTCATAACGGCGGAGCTCGATGGCAGGCCACTCCAGAAGGTCTCCGTCCAGCTCACCGTAGAGAACGCCCTGAAGGTGAGCGCCTGCCTGGCAGAAGTTGCCGGCAAGGCGAGGGCTCCGGCCCTGACGCCCGACGACCCTGAGTGGTGGTGGTGAATACAATCTGTGCTCGACGTAGCGCTCGACCCCGAGGACTGAACAGATGACAGCCAATTACACCCCCGACGAGATTCAGGCAGCGGTCGAGCAGATTGTTCTGTCTACGGTGGCTAGACCCCTGGATACGCTCGGGGTTTTGCGAACTGACGTTACCTTCACGGATGTCCAACAGGCTGCCGCCGGGGTTTTCGTCCTGTACGGCAACGCGCCGTTCTACGTTGTATTTTTGGGGTCAAACAGGCTGCTGACGACAGACATCCCCGCTGAATCACAAACGATTTCGAGTTTGCTCGACGCGGTGAATTCCCTCGGGAGGAAGGTCCTGCCGGTGGAGGACGTGTCGCCGCTCTACAATGCAAAGGCGGCGCTGCAAGAGCTTGGAACTGCTGCAGGTTCGCGCACTGCCGGGTTCACGGATGTGACGGGCACGGCGGCGTACCAACGGTTTGCGACCAACGCCGCGAGCTTCCTAAATGGGCCTGCGGGACAGGCTGTGAAGCAGAATGGGGCGATTGTGCTCACGCCTCAACAGGCGCGCGCAGCCATTCCGGGGCTGATGAGTCAGCTGACGGCGCAGCATGCGGCCTTGGTGGCGAAGGTGCAGCTCTTGGCGGGGGCGCTGGACGACTACGCCGGCCTGAACCTGCCGCAGCTCCTCGCGACCAACGTGCTCAACAACGCAGCGGCCTTGGTCGGGGCAGATGCCGACGTCTTGAACTCGCTGTCGCGCGAGGACCGGCTTGGCTACGTGCGCACCGCCATCCTGAACCTGCTCGCGGCCAAGAGTGCGGTGACCACGTTCGGCACCTTCAACCCGCCGACGGACTTCTTTGCGCTGACGGGCACCGGCTTCGGCTACTCGGATGCGAACCACAAGGCGACGCCCGCGCAGCTGGTGAACGGCCTCATGGTCGGTGCCTTCGCCATCGTCGCCGGCGTGAATGACACCCTCGCGCTCGCGATGGACGGGCGCGCACCCATCGCCATCCAGCTCGCCACCTCGCCCATCGCAGAGTTCGACGGCAACCAGGCCGAGCCCTTCGTCATCGGCGACGGCTCGAGCCCAGTGCCAGAGAGCGGCTTCCCCCAGGCGAACAACAACAAGTTCAAGCTCAAGGTGGGGAACACAACGTACGTTGCGACGCTCACTTCGAGTGGGGGTGCGACCGAGGCGGTGGCGGCCGGTGGTGACCTCTCCGGGCTCACGTATGGACCGGGCGGCAGTCTCGACGGACTCACACTGAACATGAAGTTTGGCTCGCTCCCCTTCGCCGTCACCTTCAACGCGCCGGCGGACATCAATGCCGTGGTCGCGCAGCTCAATGCGCCACTTCAACCACTCGGCGTCCAGGCAGGGTTGTTCTTCACGAGCATCTTCTTACAAGACGTGCAGCACGTGGGGGCGAAAGCGTCGCAGTTCACCATCGTTGGTGGACCTGCGATGGCCGTGCTGGGCTTCACCGCCGGCACGTACACGGGCGGAACACCGACGCGCTCTGCTGACCAAGTAGCGAGCGACATCAATGCCGCCTTGGTGGGTCTCGATGTTGTGGCCGAGAGCTTCTTCAATCCGCTCGTGTTCTCTGGCCAGGTGAACATCCCAGCGGGGCTCAACCCTGTTGTGTCCTTGGCGTTCGGGGGAACAGACTTCGTCGCGCTGGGCGTGCAGCCCGGCTACTCCCTTCAGGTCACCAGTGGTGCGAACACAGGCTACTGGCCCATCACTGCGGTGACATCAACCACTCTGACGATTGCCGGCACGACGGTGCTTCAAGGCAGTGCGCCCTGTGAGGTGGGGCCACCCAACAAGTTCGTGCGTGTGCGTTGTACCAACCCCGCGGTGCAAGTGCCTGCCGAGCTCGCGCTCGAAGTCATCGGCGATGACACGCCGTCGAAGGGAAGCGCGCAGCTCCTCGGCATGCCGGTGGGTGTGCCTTCGAACTGTTTGCTCACGACGGCCGACACACTGGTGAAGGACATCAAGAACAAGACTTCGCAGACGTCGTCGACGACAGCCGTCGTGCCGCAAGTCTCGCCCTCGACAGTATTCGGTGCACAGGTTTCTGGCCTGCCTGTGCGCTCGAATCTCTCTGACGCATTGACCGTGACGGTCTCTGAAGTACAGGGCGCTGGAGCAGCAGTCTTCGCGCTGGGCACGCTCACGCTCACTGTCACCAGCATTGCCTACGGCGGAACAGCTTCTGTTGGCTACGCAATGGTCGTGCGCAGCGGTGCGAACCTTCTGCAGTCGTACATGCTGCAGACCATCAACGGCGGCACGACGGCGAAGGCGCTCGCTGTCGGAGACGTGTTGGTTTTCACTGGCGCAGGCACCAATGATGGCGCGATGGCCTTCGAGCTCGGCGATACGGTCAGTGGTTTCACCAAGTACGCCACCTTCAACGTCTCGGCGGGGCCGAACAAGGGCACGTACTGCATCGACTCGCAGACCTCACCGCTCGACTTCGTCTTGCAGACGCCGTTGCCAACGGTGCGTGCGGGCGCTGACCCGGTCTTCATGACGGGCGACTTCGGGTGGATGGATGTTGTGCTCACCTCGCTAGACACAACGACCGCATCGAGGGTGACTCCAAGCGGTAACGCTTCGGACTACATCTTCGGTGCGCCTGCAGATGCGAAGGCGACCACCCCCTGGTTCCAGCTGCCTTCTATTCCGCGGGGACTACAACCTGGAGACTTGCTTCAGTTCTACCCCACCAACTATGCCGTCGTAGGCAGTGAGTTCCTCATCACCTCGGTCGATACAACGCTGAAGCTCATCGGCGTCTCACCCGATGTGCCCGTAGCGTCAGGTTCGTGGACGTTCACGCCGCAGCCTCCACCGGTGGCGCGTTTGCGCGTCGGCACGATGAATGACTACAGCGTCTACAAGACACAGCTCACCGCGTGGCTCGCAAACACAACACAGAGCCCGCTCTTCCTCCAGTCTCTCAATCGGCTTATCAACCCGCTGCTCGCCAACCAGAACCCCACGGTCGCGCAGCTCAGTACGGCAGCGAACGCGCTCATCGCACTCTTCAAGCAGCTCACCATCGCAGCGGCCACGACCTACAACGGCGTGGGTCCACTCGAGGGCGCGGTGAAGGGCTACACAGCGGAGCCCGTGCCCGCCATTGACGCGCTCATCAAGAGCTACATCGAGAAGGGCTCTGACCGGGCGGTCGACCTTCTATTGGGTGGGCAGTTCTCTGCCTTCTTCGGGCTCACCGTGAACAACGCGAGCTACGCTGGCGCCTTCCAAGATGCGACGCGCGCGGTGGCACGCAATGACTTGCCAGTCCGGAAATACAGCCGTCCTGAGACGCAGACAGGTCGCCTGCTCGGCCAGTCGCAGTCAGAAGACTTCGAGTTCACTTCTTCCGACATCACCGAGGGCGCGCAAGTAGACCCGCCAACGGGCGCATCAAACACTGCCTGAGCTGTAGGCGTCTTTGGCGCAATCTGTCGCGCGGAGTAGTCTGGCCGTTGATGGCCAACCCGTTCTTCAAGGAAACCGCCGCTTCGGACAAGCTGACCAGCTCTTCGGTCGCGCTCATCAAGCCCGGACAGGGCTGGGGCGGGTTGTTCTTCGACCTGCGGAGAGACCTGCAGAAGGCTTTTGACTTGGTGAACCTCGCCATCCTCGCTGGGGGCGGTGGAGGTGGCGGCGGCGCGCTCGTGTACCAACCAGGAGGCACCGCAGGCGGCAACGTCTACACCGACCCTTGGGAGCTCTACACGGCAATGATTGCCGCAGGTCTCAACAACGGCTCGGCCATCGTTCACGTCTTCGTCGATTGTACTTACCAGTCTCCTGCGCCTTGGCCCATCGACCAGCTCATCTACGGTGCCGTGTTTCACGCAGCACCAGGAACAAGCGCACCCGCTGTGTTGGGAACGGTGAACGGCACCAACCCCAATACAGCAGGGCCGTCGTTGGGAGCTCTATACGTGCCTGCCGAGCTCGACGGAGTGCTGGTAGTCAACGTCAACTCGACGTCAGAGTTCATGGTCTACGTTGGCGCTGAGTTCAGTCCGCGCTTCTCGCTGAGAAACAATGCAGGCATTCAACGCGCGGGTGACTTCGACAATCTTGCTCTGGGCATCTTTCCTAACCCGGACTTCACCCTCTACATCGACAAGTGCAACAACCCGTTCCCGAACCTCATGGACGGGGGTGCGTGGAACACCCAAGTCATCGGGGGCACGGGCAGCACGCTCAATGTTGTAGTGACAGAAGCCCTGCCGACAGACGCAACGCACCCCTTCCAGATGCCGAGCTTCAGTGCTGGCCCTGGACCCGTGTTGAACGTCTTCTACGACGACACAGTGCCTGCGTCGGCGCTGAATGAGGGTGCTTGGCAGGGCACTGTGAACCTATTTCCGCTTGCACAGGGCGGGATGGTGCCGGGCCTCTGGTTCGTCGACATCAGCGGGCGTCTTGGAGGTCCAGCTCCCGTCGGCGATGGCTCGTTCAACAACCCCTTCAACCTCATCCAGTCGGCACTGAACGCCATCATGGCCGCAGATGCGGCTGCGCGTCTTCCTGGCGGTTTCGGCTACTCCGGTTACGAGGTCCGTATCACGGAGGGCTACTCTAATGAGTCCCTCTCGATGGGGCCTTTGTCTCTCGCGAACAACATCCGCATCCGGGGGTCGGGCTCGAACGCAACCAACATCGGCGCGCAGTCAGGACCCTCCTTTTTCTGGCAGCTCGGTGCGACGCCGATGGGCTCGTACCCTCCGAGCAACATTTCGTTCGAAGACATCGGATTCAACACGCAAGACCTTGTGTCGAATACGGTTCACTTGGACGGGTCTGCCGCGGCATCACAGGAGGGCGCGTTCAGTGACGTCTGCTTCCTCAACTGCAACATCAACAACGCGGGCGGGAATCCGTCGGGCACAGGGGTTCCACTCTACATCAAGAGCGCGCAGGTCAACTTCATCAGCAGCGCGGGCAACGGTGTCGGCGTCAATGCAAACGGCACCGGACCGAGTGTTCGCGTCTGGAATGGGCAGCTCAGTGTCAGCGGGCCGAACGCGGGCATCGGCAGCGTCATCCAATTTTGCGCTGACTACCGCCCAGGAGCGCCCCCCACAGCGAACGGCTTGTGTTCAGTGCAAGTCAGTAACGGCGCAAGCATCAACGGTGTGCAGGCGCAGGGCACACCCGTCATCTTCGTCCCAGATAGCGGCACGTGCAATTACATCGAGAGCTACCCGCTCGACACCGACGTCAGTACGGCGTTCGAGAACATCACCGTGCCGAATCGTGGTGCACCCTGGGTCGGCGCTACGCTGGTCAACACACTTGGACCAGGTGCGGTCAACATCGGTCCCATCGTAGGCGTGCAGGGCCTCCTCGGGTCCGTCTTTGGCCCAGGAAATGCCTCGCAGGTGCAGTTCCCCGACATGACGGCTTTTCCTGCGCCAATGCTTGGCCCGGCATTCTTCTGCCTCGGTGGCGGCACCATTGCCGGCGCGCTGGCGGTCGAGACTGCCGACCCCGCAGGGCTTGTAGTCGACTGGGGTGGTGCCAAGCTGTTCGGCAACCTCTTCAACGGCGCAGGCGCAAGCGTCATCACGGCAGGTGACGGCGTCACCGTCGACCTCCGTGGTGCGAGTTACGCCAACAGCACGCTCGCTCCTGTCGGCACGGGCAAGTTCATCACCGGTGTTGGCTACTGGGAGGTTCATGTTTGGGGGTCGTACTCTGGTGTCTCCGATGGCAGCTACGCGCATCCGTACACGACCATCCAGGCGGGCATCAACGCGGCAATCGCGCTGGGTGTCGCGAACGCCGCAATCATCGTGCATGCCGGCACGTACAATGAAAATCTCGTCATCAACAACTACAACGGGGGTCTGTATCTGGCGGCGTTCCAACCGACGCCGAAGGATTCACAGAACATCGTCGTCACCGGGAACTTGACGATTTCAGGCACCGCGACGCACGTGCGGGTCAAAGACATCAAGTTCGCGTACCCAGGCGGCACGCAGCCTGACCTCATCGACTCAAGTGCAGGGCGCAACTACTTCTCGAACGTTGGATTCGAGGGTGGTGGGGGCATCCAATTCACGGGTGCGTGGGCTCGGTGGCATGAGTTCACTGACTGCACCATCAGCGGTCCCGTTAGTATCGGCGGAGCACCTGCTGCGAATTCACAGGTCTCGATGTGGCGCACACGAGGGGGTGCGACGATTACGCAATCGACGGTGAACTGCGCGCTTCTTCTTGTCGACACCGAAGGGCTTGGGCTTCTCACGCACGCCGCCGGGAAAGTGACGATTGAAGGTGGATTCTGTCCTTCAATCGTTTCGACCACGAACAGCGGTACGGATTCGCTGACTATCTCGCACTGCACGCTCTACCAAGGTGGTGCTGCGTTCGGCACCATCAACAAGACGGGCACGTGTCCCTACGCGCTCTCGAGCGTGTGGCGGAATCCGTCGCTCGATACACTGACGGGGCCCACCCCCGTCATCGGTGCGCTGGGTTGGAACTCTGTTACCCCCGTAGATGGCGCAACTGTCACCGCGCATTCGGCGGATTGGATTTCGTACACTGCGAATCTTGTCGCCACCAACGTCATCAACCTTCCCGACGCAACGCTTGGCTTTCCGCGCGTTCGCATCACAAAGGGGGGAACGGGCTCGCTACAAGTTTTCACCAGTGGGGGGCAGAACATCTACAACGTGGTCAACGGTGCAACACCCAACTTCTTCATGGGTGACTACCAATCGGTGACCTTGGAGTCTGATGGCACGCAGTGGTGGCGTGTCGCGTGAAAGGCAAAAATTAGATGGACTTCACGGTTCGCTTCTATGACGAGAAGGGCAAGCTGCTCACGAAGGAGCAGCTCGCAGCACTTCCTCCTGCTACGGTGTACTTCCGCCAGGTCGGGCAAAATGGCGCGATGGAGCGTCGTGTGGTGGGGAAGGTGTAGGCGTCGATTCCAGGCCAACACGGTGCGGTGGTAGTCTCGATGCATGGGCAACCCGTTCTTCTCGTCGAAGCCGAGTAGCAGCAAGCTGACTGCTTCGTCCGTGAGCCTGGTGAAGCCAGGCCAAGGGTGGGGCGGTCTTTTCTATGAGCTGCGGCAGGAGCTCGGGAGCGCCTTCGACGCCGTCTTTGCGATGGCACTAGGCGGCATCACCAGCGGAGATGTGACTGTTACTTCTGGCGTCGCGCGCGTGGTTGCAGCCCTCGGTCTTCCCTTTGACCCCGTGTCCTTCGCGACCCGACCACCAGGAAGTGTGCTGACCTGGGACGGCTCGAAGATTGTCTTTGCCGTTCCGGGTTCGGTGCCTGCCCTCGGCATCACGGAGTGGAGTGTGCTGCCTTCCCTAGTTGAGGTCGGCGCTTCATTCGCGGCGACAGGAACAGCGAGCTACGCAGGGACGCCAGACAGCGTGTCGGTGCTGCGCGCTGGCCATCCGCCTGCGCAGGCACTCTCGACGCCTTTCACGAGCTGGAACTATGGCACGCTCATCTCCATTCCGGCGGTATTGGGCACAGAGGTCTTCACCCTTTCTGCTGTGTTCGGGGCGGACACCAAGACGGCAGTCGGGCAAACCATTGCCGGTGCGCGCATCTACTATGGTGCATCCGTTGACCCGGGTTCCTACGACGCGGCGTTCGTGACGGGCCTCGGCGCGAACAGTCTTCAAACGAGCTATGGCATCGACGCGCAGATGGATACCGGTGCCTCGAACTACGGCTTTGTCGCCATCCCAGTCCCGCTCGGTACACCGTCCAACTGGTTCGTTTACCCGAATCCAGGGTCGCCCTTGTACCCAGGCGGCGTCATCCAAGTTGGAAGTGTTGTAGTTCCTACAAACGGGATTGACGTGGTGTACATCCTCAACCGTACGTTCAACTTCGGCCTCGGTCCCATCAACATGAAGGGGGTGTGAGATGCCCAATACGCCCGGCGCCACACTCGTCAGTTCGTTCCTCGAGCCGCTCGGTGGAGGGGACAAGTACCTTCTGGAAGACATCTGGTTCAAGGGAGGGCTGCGCCCTGTTCCTACCTTTGCTTCGCTGACAGATGGAACGACCATCATCCCTGCGACGCGCAAACTAAACAGCCACGCGCTCGTTGTTGCTGATGAGTCGCAGCCCGGTTCGCCGGCGCAGCTCTACAAGCTCTCAGCCGACTTGGTGACATGGACACCGGTCAACTTGTCCACGACGCCAGTGTCGTACTCATTTGCGAACGTGGCCGGACTTGCCGCCGTGGACGCTTCGGGTCTTCGGGCAGGGCAGCAGGCCTTTGTTGCGTCGCTTGATAGGTGGTTCAAGTGGAGCCCTGGTGCACTTCCAGCAGGCGCGGTTGTTGGCCCGACAACAGTCTTCGCTGATGTGTCGACGAGTGGCTTCTGGATTTGGGTGCCTATCCCCTCGGTCACATGGCAGTCACAGGCTTCTTGGACGGTGGACCCTGCTTCAGGCAATGACGAAGCGAACGGACACCCAGGTTCGCCTGTTCGCACGATGGCGGAGATTGACCGCCGAACGTCTGGTGAGTTCTATCAAAGCACCACCATCACCATCCTGTCTGACCTTCCGGGGGCAGACCGACCGATGTGGCTCTTCCAGAGCGCCGACCCGGCGTTGTCGTTCATCACGCTTACCCTTCAAGGGCAGGTCAACGTCGATAGCACGCAAATTGTTTCGAGCTACACACCCGGCGCCGGGCCACTCGCCAACACCATCGCCTTCGTAGGGGCGGGACCGCCGCTGGGTACCAGCTATCAGAAGGTCATTTGTCTTGTTGGGGCCGGCCCCGCGGTGCGTTGTGTCGGCTATCTCACTGGCGGCGGTCTTCTGTCCTACTTGACGGGGGAGTGGGTTGTCCCGACGTCTGGAGTGCTGGACAATCCGCAGCCAGGCGACACGGTGCAGTTCGTTGACCCCGTGCAAATCAACCGCACATGCTCGCATGCGCAGAACACGCAGGTCATCTATTCAAACGTGAAGGTGCGTCCCCTCGTTGGCCTTGAGAACGTCAACGACGACATCTTTCAAGGATGCGAAATCACCGGCACGCCCTTCGGGTCCGGAGGCAACCTTTTGGGCTGCATCACTACCTCGACTATCGATGGCGGCCTCTTCAAGGTCAACCTTGGGTACTGGGCGTTCGCGGGCTGCACTTTCTTCAACTGCCTGTTGGAGGTCACTGGCGCGACAGTTGAGACGCATGACACCGCCTTCTTCGGAAGCGGTGCTGCAGGTGGCGGTTATGCCGTCTATGGGGGTAACTCCCTGCTCGACATCTCTGGACGTCTGAGCATCTTCGGTGCGCACCTCGGGTCTGCAAATACACCAGGTGGGATGTTCGCCGGTCAGGGCGCAACTGTGCAGTTCTTCAGCGGGGCAACTATCTTCGGCGCGGGCAACGACGTCGGATTGGCCGTTGATTCCGGCGCGAATGTGCAGGCAGACTTCGGCGTTGTTCCGACAATCACCGGAACAACAGAACTGTCCATCGGGGGTAAGACGTCTCTTCCGCCTCTTGTGTCGGGTGTTCCAACGTTGCCCGCACAGGCTTGTACGACGTGGGCGCAGCTCACTGCGAACTTCTCGACCGACGGCGTCTACGCCGCGCTGGACCTAACGACGGGTGCGCGCTTCTCGACCCCGAGCTTCTAAACGCGCAGCACGCAGTAGTCACATGACAAGCCGCGGCACGGGCGCTACTGTCTCCTGCCGGAGGTTCAGGGGACATGAGCAGCACGCACCGAGAGCACCTCGTTCAGCACGTCAGACATCCAGACCTGGTCACCGACAGCACGTTGCACGTCATCGGTGTGGTCTCGAACCCGGAGCGCTTCCAGGCGCGCTACCGACATGCGCGCGATTGGGTCGCGCAGATGGAAGAGACGCCCAACGTGGCGGCCTACGTCGTCGAAACGGCGTACGGCGACAGGCATCACGAAATCGTCGAGATGGGACACTCGCGGCACCTGCATCTGCGCACTGAGAGCCAGTGCTGGATAAAGGAGTCGATGGTGAACCTCGGTGTGAAGCATCTGCTTCCGCGCGACTGGAAGTACCTCGCTTGGGTCGACATGGACATCCTCTTCCGAGACCCGAAGTGGGCGCTCGAGGCGATGCACCAGCTCCAGCACTTCCACCTCATCCAGCCGTGGGAGAGCGCTGTCGACCTCGGCTTCCGTGGGCGCGCGCAGCGCATGGTCAACAGCTTCGGCTACGTCTGCCAATCGCGCGGGCTTCGACACGACCAGCTGCGGCTCGATGGCCCCTACGGCAACGGTCACACCGGCTACGCCTGGGCGTGCACGCGCAAGTTCTACGAGCGCGTCGGCGGGCTGATGGACTTCGCCATCCTCGGCGCCGGCGACTGGCACATGGCGTACTCGGCCATCGGCGAGGGCGGCAAGAGCCTTAACAGCACCATCAACGGCGGCTACCGCCGCCGCATCCTCGAGTGGCAGGACCGCGCGCTGCAGCTCACGCACGGTGAGGTCGGCTGCTCGTACGGGCACATCGAGCACAACTTCCACGGTGGGCGTCCGAACCGCAAGTACGAGAGCCGCTGGAAGGCGCTCGCCGAGCACCAGTTCGACCCCGACACGGACCTCATCTGGGACGAGAGCGGCCTCGTGCGCCTGAAGGGAAACAAGCCCCAGCTCGAAATCGCCATCCGCAACTACAACCGCGCGCGGCTCGAAGACGACTTGCGGGACGAGTGATGAACCTGCCTACCGACTGCGTGCACCACACCACCTGGAGCTACGGGCGCCTCGTGTTCCCGCTCCCGGGCGCTCGCTGGTTGGCGTTCTTCAAGCGCTACGGCTTTCGGGTGGTCGTGGGCTCGTTCCACAACTGTCGGGCCACCGGCGTCTACTAGCAACCACAACGCCCTCCAGGGCATAAGAGAAGTGACGACGCCCCTCCGCATCCCGCGGGCTGGGAAGCTCGTCGTTCTGGAGGATTCATGCCGCGTTGGTGTGAGTACTGCCGCATGGCGCTGGTGCCCGGTGCGGTCTTCCCGATGGCGTCCAGTGGGCGCACGGACTTCGCCTACGTCGAGAGGTGCGATGAGTGCGCGCGCTTCGAGACTGACGATGCTGCAGCGGACTTGGTTCGTGATGCGCTGCGCCGCTGCCCGCAGCGACAGCGCGATGAAGTGCAGACCATGGGGCTGCCTCCTTGCGTGCAAGGACACGTTGACGTTGTCTCACGCTGCGCCCATCCTGCACACGCTGCGAAGCGGGTGGTCTTGGAGGCACGCGGCCGGACCGCGGACTGCGACGCTGTCAACGAGTCGGTCGAACTACTCCGGACTGTCCAGAGAAAGCCGCGGTTACCAGCCGCGGTTTTCTCGTTCCTACGCGGAGACGACGAACCTCCCTCCGAGGCGAAGCCTCCGAATGTGCGCGCGAATCATCGCCTCGCTCAAGGAGTGGACCGAGGCCTGCATCACCAACAGGACCAGTCCGCACATCAGCGACTCCATCCGTGAGCGCGAGCTGTACCAAGAGCTCGCCATCGCTCTCGACGACATCCTTCCTGACGAGGACTGAGCATGGCTGACAAAGAGTTCGAGAAGAAGCTGCTCTCGAAAGAGGGGCGCGTGGTGCTCGCGATGCAGATGACCCGCCACATACACGAGAACCGGCTGGTGAACGCCCTGGTACGCCAGAAGTTCCCACCGCGCGAGCTGTCTGACGAGTTCTTGGATGAGTACCGCCGCCAGCGGCAACAAGAGGAAATGATGAACAACGGCATCTACTGCTACCCGTCCGAGCTCTACCTCGCGCCCATTCCGTTCGTCGACACGCTGGGCTCTGCAGAGACCGAGCTCTCGGCGGCAATCATCGTCTTCGCGCTCCAGAAGACCACCAACACGTGGCGCTCTCTGCCTAGCAAGGAGCTCGGCGAGGTGATGCAGAAGTACGGCCACGAAGGGTGGCTCTACAACTTGATGCGCAATCCCTTCTGCAAGCCGGACTGGGTTCGTGCTGCGCGCGATGGCTGGCTGGTCGGTGACGACCTCGACAAACACGTCTTCACATTGCGTCCGGAGGCCGTCGCGAAGATTGCGGCGAAGTGGTTGTTCCATCCGCGCTTTTCCTTCGAGGAGGTGCGCCTGCTCATCAAGAACCTCTCGACGGCGCACGAAGGCTTCGAGATGTCTCCAGAAGAGACGTCCATGCGTGACAAGCTCACGGGGATGTTGTCGTACCTGAAGCCCGGCGAGAAGGAGAAGACCGATGCCCAGACTTGATGTGACCGAGGAGGAACTCGGTCGGTTGATGGAGTGCCTCAAGACAAAGAGCGCCGGTCGCCTGGATGCGGAGCTGCAGAAGAAGCTCCACCAAGCGGCCAGGAAGCGGACCATCAACCTCGATGGCTACCGCCTGATGGCGTTCCAGCTGGAGGCTTGTCTCAGTGTTCTCTCCGGGTTCACGGAGAATCGCGACAACGACCAAGACGACAGAGACGCGGTCGACAGCCTGGCGAAGGTACTCACCGACGCATTGGAGAAACAGTAGATGCCCAAGCTCGACCTAGAACTAGAAGAAGTTTCGGTGCTGCTCAAAAAGCTTGAGTACCCCCCTGTCCACCAAGAGCTCAGCCAGGCGGAGCTAGTCTTCCTCGCGGGCGTCAAGCAGAAGCTCGAGGGTGCCGACCCCAGGCGCATGTGCGAGGTGACCTTCTGCTGCACGGCGAGTGAAATCGCGACCATCATCCACGGCCTCGGGCTCCTTCTCGACGACACCGCCTTCAACTGGCGAAAGCTGCCGCAGAGCGTTGTTGTCCTGCGCCTTCAGGAGTCCTTCAAGCACGCGCTCAGCGAGCGGAAGACCTGATGGCCCGCGCGAAGAGAATGGCGGACGGCACACCACTCCACTCGGTGTTGCCGGCCTGCGGCATCCGCGTTGGCGTCAGCCCTACGCACGGGCGCGGCGTCTTCGCGCTGGTCAACTACGAGAAGGGTGCGCTCGTCGAGGAGGCGCCCGTTCTCCTCCTGCCATCGCGGGACCAGACGGAGCAGACGAAAGCGTACTACTACGTCTTCGCCTGGTCGGACGTCTACGACGCGCTGGCTCTCGGCTTCGGCTCGCTCTACAACCACAGTGCGACGCCGAACCTCGAGTTCGCGATGGACAAGCGCAGCGAGCTCATCACGTTCCGGGCGCGCAAGCGCATCGTCGCCGGTGACGAGCTCTTCATCAACTATGGACCGAGCACGCTGTCCAAGAAGAAGATGGAGTTCTGGCAGCACAAGTGATGGCGCAGACACCGCTCGTCAGGAAGGTCTTGGAGATGCTGGTTCACACGCAGCTGCTGAGTGCGTCATCGCGAAAGCTGGAAGTGCGCTTCTCATCCCTTCCTTCCGGCGGCTTCATCAAGAAGGGCGACACCTTCTCGTTGATGGCCGCCATCCCGTTCATGCCAATGCTTTGCGCCCCAGATGGCATCAACTTCCGCACCTTCCAAGAGGCAGAGGCGAAGAAGCTCTGTGAGGCCATCGGGCTGCCTGTGCCGAACATCGAGCTGACGGACAGTTCGGTCAAGGAACGGGAACAAGAACAAAGGGCACGGGACTCCACCGTCCGTGTCTGGGTGGCGCAGCCTCCGTGCGTCGGCAAAGACAAGGTGCTTGATGCCTGGCCTGCCGTGAGCGCAGACGACTGGTGGCGCGACCAGCTCCTGAGCGTCGAGCTGCAGATGGTCGGACTCGTGTCGGACAAAACGCTGCGCGGCCACTACTTCGACAATAACCTCCTCGAAGACCTCAAGAGAGACCCCGCGTGGTTCCAGGCGGCGACGGCCCCACTGACACTGCCGAGCGATTACGAGAAGCGCGACATGAAACAAGTCCAGGCAGGGACACGCGCCTTCTTCCGACCGGAGAAGCCTGATGAAGGGACATGACTTCCAGGTCGTCTGGTACCACGAGGCGTACTACTGCACGGGCTGCTTGCCCGACAGTGTCGACGTGGAAGACGAAGAGGTCACACCTGTCTTCGCGACCGACGAGCTGGACGCCAAGCCGTGCTGCATCGTCTGTGGAGAGGTGCACGACTACATGAGCATTCGCCCAGAACCTGATGAGACGTGGCGAGAGCGCTGGGAGACTCTCCCGCAATCAAGGACCTCGCCCAGCGGCAAGACGCTCTTCCGCTGTCGATGCTGCAAGGTCATCACCGTTGCGCCGAATAGAACTTGCACGCTCAACGCGTGCGAAGTGTGGCGGCGCGAGCACCTCGTCTCGACAGAGGTCCAGCGATTCCACGATGCGCTGCAGGACATGACCGCGGGGGAGCGAGAACAGTTCCTACTCCGCGTTGTCGAACTCGTCTGTCTCAACTGCAAGGACACCAGCGGCACGTGCAGCTGTGTGTCGAGGAGAACTATCGATGCCTGAAGATGACCCCGACGGTGCGCGCCCGGAATGTCGCCGTCATCGTGTGGAATTCAGCGAGGACATGGCCTGTTCGAAATGCGCAGAAGAAAGCGAGATGACCTTCCTCATCGCACGTTTCGTGTTCATCTGTGCGGTTGCTGCAGCGGCCGGCTTCTTCGCAGTTGAGCATTTCCCTGAGCTCCTGCAGCAGTGGCGGACCAGGTGAAACGGCTGCGGTGCGCGTGGTGTGGTCACCTTGCGTGCGGCGGCAACTGTATGCAGTGCTCGGCCTGCCGGGCAAACTGGATGAAGGAGCGTGTGGAGGCTGGCGAGCGTCCGAAGCACCTGCCGTCGATGCGGCACAGTCACTGGCGCCAGCCGACGCTCGAACGCTTCCTCCGCACCGACAGCCTGCGCAACGAGTACGTGAAGGAGCCCGACTTCGAGGGGCTCTACGTGCGCAAGTCACACAGGCAAATCAGCGTTGGTGCCGACAAGCACTACCCGGGCACGCCGATGCTCGACATCGCCAACGTCACTGTTGCGGAGAAGAAGCGAGGCACGGGCGTATTCACGCGCCTGGTCCAGCGCATCCGCGCAGAGCACCCGACGTTGCCCATCTACGTCGAGAACGTCTTGGACCCGCGCTTCGGATGGAAGCTCGAGAAGTTGGGATTCGAACCCGTGGGCACGGAAGAACCGCGCTCGTACATCTGGTGGCCAGAGGAGAAAGACCGTGCCCGTGGAATTGAAGTGCGCACGCGTCGCTCGAGGAGCTGAATCACCGTGCGGTAAGCCCGCCATCGGCCACTACCTCGGCCTGGCCTTGTGCCTGGACTGTAGTGACGAGAACAGAAGCAGGAGTGTTCTCGAGGACGCCTACGACAAGTACTGGTCACCGACCGTGGCGTTCGTCGTTACTACGCGGGCACGCGACCTCGTCGGCGGCCGACGAGAAAAAGACGACGGGCCGTACGACGGCGTGGACTCCGTTCGCGTTTTCGCGGACCCGCGCAAGGCTGCGGAGCATGCCGTGGCAGTTATCGAAATGTGGACGGGGGTGTCAGGCACGTCTTCAAGAAAAGAACACGTCGACAGCTACGTTGAGGCGTTCCGCGCGACAGGCGAGAGCACTGCTGTCGCGTCCACACAAATCAAGAACAACTCCGCGCCCAAGTTCGTGGTCTCTTTGTACCGCGCGCACATCGAGCGTTGAAGTACACCGCCAACCACCACCAGAGAAAAGAGAGAACACTATGAACAGCACGTCGCACGACGAAGTCACCGCCATGACCCAGGCTCTTCCGACAACCGCGCTCGCCACATGGAGCGAGACCCGTCAGAACGAGTTCGTGCGGACCTTCGCGGACCGGTCACAGGCCTCGCGCTACATCCTGCTCCGCGCCGCGTACATCATCCTCGAGACGGCAGAGCGTCGACACTTCATTGGACCGAAGCACGTGATTCGTGCGAAGGAGGGACGTTCAGACTACTTCAATTCGAACGAGTTTCTTACCGAGGACGATGCGCGCAGACACTGCTACCGCGTGTCGAGTGTGGGCGGTCGCCGCGTGGAGGAGCTCGAAACACTCGCGCAGGAGCGCGCTGATGAAGTCCTCACCAACCTCCCGACACTGAAGGACGCCGTGGCTGTCATCGATGTCGAGACGGCGAAGAAGCTCGCGCGTCTGGAGGTGCTCAAGGAACAGGGGAACAAGAACCTCGAGGAGCTGAACGAGGTGACCCAGACCATCATCATCTCCGAGCTCCCCGACACGATGACGATGCTCGAGTTCCGCACCATGGTGAAGGACCGTGAGAAGCGTCGCCGAACGCTCATCGACCGACTCAACGACCTCGGCGAAGAGGGTGCGCGTCTCGAGAGCGAAGTTTACAAGCGGCTCTACCAAGGGCTGCCCGGCCTGTCGGATGCTGTCGTGACCGTGGTGCGAGAGCACTTCGAGCGCGCGACGGCGATGGACGCGATGACCCGCCGGGTCGGCGAGCACGTGAAGTTTGGCCAGAACGACGCAGCCGTCGAGCTGCTGCGGCACTTCGAGAAGGACGAGCTGACGGTCAGTGCCAATGTCGCGACCACGTTCAAGACGGCGCTCCAGAAGCTCAAGCTCGCCGGCAAGAAGCCGCTGCGTGCGAAGGGCAAGGTGGTCTGATGCTCGGCTTGTACATGTGGGCGGCACAATATCAGAAAGGCTACGCAAAGGAGAAGGAGGGGCGCCGGAAGCAGAAACCGACGCTGGAGTCGTGCGGTGGGGAGGTCATCGTGCGCCTCCACGTACCGACCTACTTGTTCGCGCTGTCGGACGAGAGGCTAGTACACGACCGTGCGAACCTTCCCAGTCACCCGTCGGTACACTTCAACTTCTCCGTGACGCGCGGGCGCTTCGGATTTGGCTTTGGAAAGCCGCAAGTATTCCTGAAGAACGGCAACAAGAAAGGCAACTACGCTGACGAGCCCGTGGACGTCAAAATGCTGGAAGAAGAAGAGCTGGTCACGCGTCGTCCGGTGTTTCTGCAGGACCACGCGTTCATGTCGCGCACGCATGCTCTGCGCATCGAGCTCTGAGCACTGGAAGCAGAGGGCGAACCTCTGGTAGCCTCACCGTATGGCCACCAAGTTCGTCTACGTGCAGGGTGATGCGACCAAGACGCCCGTCGACCCCACCAAGCAGCCGGAAGGCACCATCCTCGTTCGTGTGACCGGAACTGACCGCGAGGTCTGCTTCACTGCACAAGGAACAGGAGTGCCTCCGGCTGCTGCGCCACTGCCGCTGGCTCCCGTCAAGGAACCCGTGCCGCCCCCGCACGAGTAGGTCAGTCCCAGTAAGCGTTGACGTTCGCGCAGTAGTTCGTCGCTACCCAGCCGCCGAGAGCGGTGACCCAACGCAGCTTCACGGCCGCGCCGTACGGTAGGTCGTACGCGTCATTGCCGATGTTGTTGTTGCACACGAGGAAGATGAAGCCGCCGGCCCCTTGGCCGTTCGCGCCGTTCACTACTTCCTTCTCATCGCCGTCGGCACCGTTCGGCAGGGGCACACTAGGGCTGAGGCCACTCGTGTTCAAAACCACACTCGTTCCGGAAGTCGTGAGCTCCGGTACGGCGGACCCGTCGGTGATGGAAATCACTTGAACACCGGACCCCGTGGTCTTCTCGGTGTCTCGTCGTAGTTTCGCGACCTCGGCACCAACGCCGGCAACGACGAGGTGTTCGCGGGTGGGTCCTGTGGCGCCGTAGATGGTCGAGCTGTTCATGCTCCCAAGATACCAGCGAAGTACCCGCGCCCGGAAGCGTGACTCTTGAAAGGAACACAACGTGACCGACATCGACGCAACCAAGTGCTACGTGCTCTTCGAGTACAAGGTAGAGACTGCGACATGGACCAACTGGTTCAAGCGCGTAGACGGTCCGGTCGCCGCATACGACTCTAAGTGCTTCCAGGGCAAGGGCGAGGACTTCCTCGCGATGCTGCAGCACTGGGAGGCATTCACGCGCATCGACGTCGGTGCTTACGGTCACGGCAAGTTGGCGGAGTTCCACTTCCTCACGGCGGAACAGTGGGCGGAGGAGGCCTGTCGAGAGTGATGGTCTTCTTCGCGTCACTCCTCTCCCTGTTGCTGTCGACGGGAGAGGCCAACTGTACGGAGACAGAAGACCATACGCGACACTGGTTCGGCGAGCCACACTTCGCGCTCTACCTCGGCGCTTTCGTGGTCAACTCGCGCTTGTCCTACTGGGCGCATCGTCCTCCATCACAGGAGATGCACTACTCCCGCGACGGTGACTACACCTTCTTCGGCATGCGCAGTGCTGTCTGTATGGGGCTCATCCACTGCGTGGTGGCTGCCGGCTACGCAGACAGCAAAGCTCCACTGAAGCTGTACTGCGAGAAGGCGCGGTGACCCAAGAGGTCGTCGCCATCGTCGGCTCTCGTGGGTGGCCGAAGGCGCGGCTTCATGAAGTCCAGGACTACGTCTCGTTCCTCCCCAACGGCACCATCATCCTCTCGGGTGGTGCTGTCGGGGTGGACACGGCGGCGGAAGAAGCAGCGCGCCAGCTCGGGATGGAAGTCCGCATCCACAAGCCGAACTACGACTTGTACGGTCCCAGGGCTCCGCTCATCCGCAACATCACCATCGCCGAGGAGTGCACGCGCATGGTGGCCTTCTGGGACGGCATTTCGACGGGCACGATGCACGTGGTGAGGCAGGCTCGTGCGAGGAACAAGCTGGTGGAGGTCTTCCAATGAAGAAGCTGTCGGCGCCGCCGGCGGAGAAGAACAAGAAGCGCGCGAAGGTGACGCTCAGCGCGAAGCTGGTCCTCGAGGTCACGGGCAGCTTCCCGGTGAGCACGGCTGACGAGGTGAAGATGGCGCTTCGGCAGCACGCCCTGAACCTCGTGACCAAGGCGCTCGAGGGCATCGGCGGTGACCCTGTGGAGGCGCGCATTGACGTCTTCGAGTACCTGGGCAACGCCGAGAAGCCGGATGGCTGACCGAGGGGACCGCGACACGAAGCCCGGGAACGTCATCGACCTCGCGGCTGCGCGGAAGGCACGCGCGCCGAGGACCATCCAGGTGGGCCTCTACCTCGTGCACGGCAGGCCCGTGCTCGCGTACTCTGCAGACGATGAGCTGCGCACCGCGGTGATGGTGCCCGTGGTGGGCGACATCAACCCTGCGCGCGCGGAGCGCCTCTGCCAGAAGTTCCACGACCTCTTGGTGGAGTGCATGGACGAGGAGGGCAGTTGATGGGCTACCAAGCGAACAACCAACGTGCGCAGGCACAGGAGCGACGTGAGACCACCAGGCGCATGCCGCCCTCTCCACCAGGCTCACGAAATGGCTGGTGGGAGGAGAACTGTCCGAAGCATGGGCTTCAGCAACGTCTGAGTGCCATCGGCGGACGCTGCGTGAAATGTCAGGCGGAGGGCCTCAGTGTACGGGCCGCCGGCGGCTGACCGTCGATGGAAGGAGCGGCGGGGTCGCTTCTTCGCGCACCTCTTCCTGACCTTCACTCTCGCGGCGTTGAGCTTCATCGCCTGGGCACTGTTCAACGCCATCGAAGCCCCAAAATGAGGAAGGCCGGGAGTGACCCGGCCCCTCTTCTCTTCTAGCGTCCGATGAGGCTGAGTCGGAACTTCACGAGCTTTGGAGCCCCGCCGCAGGTGCCCGTTGCGTAGCGCCCCAGACCCTTCTCGATGCCGCGGCAGATTTCAATGTGGTGCTTCAGCATCTTGAGCCCCGCGCGGTACCCCACGACATAGCTGCCTTTCAGCTCGTCACACGTGAGATGCGCATAGAACGGGTTCGTCTGCATTGGACCGCACGAGCGGCCCCCGTCGCCAACTGGGCTTTTGTCGAAGGCCGTCTCGTAGTTGGCCATCACGAGCATGAGTTCTTCGGTCTTCGTAACATCTTCGGCCGGCGTGCTTCCAGGGAAGTCGATGGCGCCGTCTTCGGTGACGACTGTCTGCACCGCACGCACGTTCTCGTCGAGTCGGTCTTTTGGGATGTACTTCCCGTTCGAGAGCGACAACGCGAACGCGGTGAGGAAGGCGAGGAGGGTGGTCGGCGTCATGGCGCGCACCGTAGCCACTGGTTCTGGCAAGAACAAGTCATTTTCGAGTACAAGAGTAGGGGCGGAAGAATCGCCCAGAGGAGAAGAAGATGGCAGTAGATTTCGGTGACGATGACCAGACTTCGACCAAGCCGACGCACGTGTTGATGGGCCGTCTCGGCAACGCGAAGCACGGCAATCGCCTCGGTGTTTGCTGGCTGAATCGCGACGGCTCACTGGCCGTCAGACTCAACGTCGGTGTGACGTTGTCATGGAACGACGGCCTGCTGTTGCGCGCGTTTCCGCAAGACGGCGCTGACTCCGCAGATGCGGACGGACGGACACAGAGGCGTGGGCGATGAGCAACAAGTGCAGTGGTGAAGTCGTCGAGCTCGAGATTCGCGTCATCTTGAACGAGGGCGCGCCCGTCGAGACGCAGCTGCGGCTGGCCAACGTGTTGGAGTGGAACAAGCCCCAAGTCACGTGTCCTGCGTGCAGCGTCGAGATGTCCTTCTTCGACCTGCTCGCTCTACGCACGCTCCCGGTGACGGGGAAGTTCAACGAGTTGCTCGAGTTCTACCAGAACGACGTCTGTCGGAAATGCGTGCCTCACCCCCGCGTCGACATCCAGCTGTTCGACAAATTCAACGTGCACTTCAGTCCGCTATTCACTCCAGAGGGTGAACCGTTGACGTGGTACGACAAGCAAGGGGACGTGTGGCGCCCCTCTTCCCAGGCACAGTTCCGCGTGACCAACGGGTCGACTTTCTGGAAGCCGCGAGAGCTAGAGGCGATGAAGCTGACCTTCCAACCGTACAAAGCGCGCAGCGGAAAGAAGAAGTCGTGATGGTCGCGGGCAAATGTAGTCGCTGCGACAAGCCGATTCTTCGCAAGGAGGTGTACTCCTGGTCGAAGTGTGCCCGCTGCGAGCTGCTCGACAGCAAGGCCGGTCACCAGACTGCCATCGCGGTCATCGATGCGAAGATTCGTCGGATGGACGAGAACGCTGCCTTCAGGAGGCTCCGTGCCCGCCAACGCGCTCAATGACCTCTTTCATCGCCTCGTAGCCCCCAAACCTCCACTTGCCCCGAAGACGCTTTCGCAACTGAAGCACGCGACCCGTGCCTTCTTGCGCATGCCGCTCGGACGCCTCACAGTGCAGGTGGCGTATCGATGGCGAACGCCGGCAATGCGTGCTGCGTCACAGGCGCTGTTGGGCTGGTACATGGGTGAGCACATTCGGATGCGTCTGAAGCAGACCTCCTTCACGCGGCACCTCCTGCCACCGAGGCCTGCCGGTACATGAAGCAGCTCAACCTCACCGTGGCCGAGGCCCAGGAGGTCGTCTGGGCTCTCAGCCGTGTCCTACCCAATACCTCGGTGGAACGTCAGCTCGCCTTACGCACGGTGCTCGGGAAGTTCGCTGCGTTAGACATCACGCCGACGCCGAAGCGCGCCGAACACAAGTGCGTCAGCTGCAAGAAGAAGTCGCGCTACCGTTGGTGCTTCGACTGCCACCACGCGCAAGACAAGAAAAAGAGGAAGTCGTGAAGGTTGAGTGCGAAGTCGAAGAGGTGATGGTTGAGAACGACCGCGGTGGCGAGCAGCCCGGCGTTCGTGTGAAGTGCAGTCGCTGCGACCACTGCACCGAGTCGTTCGGTACCGGCGAGCGCAGCATCACGCGGTGCCTCATGCTTCTCAAAAGCGAGTGTCCCGAGGGTGAGTCGAACTTCTATGTTCAGGAGAAATGATGGCGAAGGGTCAGAAGAAGGAGCAGTTGAGCGGCACGCAAGAGACGTTCCTGCGCAAGTCGGCACGACCAGCGGGGCTCTACGCCCTCTTCAACGCGACGACGTTGGCGCTGAAGAATAAGGGATTCGTGCAGGAAGTGGGCGCTTCGTCGGTCGGTGCGACGTATCACGCAACAGACGCGGGGCGTCAGTGGCTCGGTCTCGAGGTTCTGGGCGAAAGAAGTCCTTGACGAGAAGAAGAAGGTGCGGAACAACTCTTCTCGTCTCAGGAGGGACAGCGAGATGAGCTACCAGAACAACCGCCAAGCGACTGCTCCGAAGACCTCGAACGCGACCGTCGCGACCCCGCTGCCGAAAGACCCTCGGCATCCATACAAGGCACCGCGCGTCACCGAGAAGGCCATCATCGAGGCCATCAAGAAAAAGCCCTTCTCCTCGACACGTGACCTCGCACAGGCACTCGGTACTACCATCGACTCGGGCAGTTTGCGTGGCCGCCTTCGGCGCTTGGTAGCCAAGAAGGTCATCTCGCGCACGCCAGGACCCTCGGTCCTCTTCAGCGCGCTGTGAGAGGTGGGCGTGCCCTGCGGGGTGCGCCTGTCTTTCTATCCCCCAGATTCCCGACGCAGTAGGCTCCGCCCGTCCACATGGCCGAGTCGTTCGTCCCCCGGCTGCTCTGCGTCCTGCAGCACTGGTATGAGCTGCGAAAACAAGATGGGACTCTCGGCGAGGACCACGCAAAGCGGTACATCGCGCTCAACGCGGCAGCTGCGCTTCACAGGCGGCACGGCTTCGACGCATTGAGAGGGGCGATTCTTCAGGGACTGCGCGGTACTCGCTCGCTTGAGCCGCTGCACCTCATCATCGGCGCGGCGTGCTGTCAGGACTTACCCCGGTTCCATGAGCGTGTGCTGCGCGCGCTGAACGAAGACTCACTTCCCTTCCGTCTCGGTGCGACGTACGCCAGCGCCTTCTTGGCCGGCAACAACGACGTCGAGTTGGGCATCACGCTCACCGAGCGCGCGATGGGTGTTGTTCCAGGAGATGCCAGCATGCTTCGCGCCGCGCGCGAGATGTTTGAGATTCGTGCAGACGCAGACAGAGGCGGACGCTGTCGCCGTTGCAAACGTCGTGGCGTGCACAAACAGAACACCGAGCACCTGGAGCTATTGCCTCCGCGTGCCAGTTGAGAGAGCCGATGAACTATCACGACAGCTTCGTCGCCATCGATACGGAAACCACGGGCTTCGGCCCCGAAGCGCGCATCCTCGAAGTGGCGGTGGTCACCTTCGAAGGGGGACAGGTCGTCAACGAGTGGTCGCGGCTCCTGAAGCCGAAGAACGTCGACTGGGGCAACTCTCGCGTCCAGGAGGCGCTCGCCATCAACCACATCAACGTGGCGGACCTCGAGGGCAAGCCTGACTTCGCAGACATCGTGATGGAGCTCCAGCTCGAGCTCGCGTCCGCGCTCTGGGTCGCGCACAACGCCGAGTTTGACCTGAAGATGCTCAACCAGGAGCTCGCACGGTTGGGCCACAGCGCGCTGAGCCCCTCCATGACTGCGTGCACGCTGCAGCTCGCGCGCTACTTCGACAACGCGCGGGTCAACAAGCTCGGCGACGTCGCCGGGCGCTACGGTGTCGCGCAGGAAGATGCGCATCGTGCCGCCGTGGATGCGCGCACCGCAGGCAACATCTTCTTGGCGATGCACAAGGTTAGGAATTTCCCTGCCGAAGAGTCCGCATTCCGCGAGCTCTTGGGGCAGGCGGAGTACGCGAACCGTTCGCGGTTCGGTCGTTGAAGGAGACTCCATGTTGAAGAAGCTCGTTGCGCTCTCGCTCCTCGTCACTACCGTCTGCGTCACTCCTGCGTGTGGTGCGGCGTGGTGGCAGAACTTCAAGAACAATCCCGTCGCGCAGGTGCAGACGTTCGAGGAGGGGGCGCGCATCACACTCGGCATCGCCGACGTCGCCTGGAACAGCTTGAAGGTCTATTTGCCGGCAGCGGAACTCGTCACGGCACAGGCCGACTACAACAAGGCCGTCCTGGCGGTGAACACCGCGCTGGGCGCGCTAGACGACGGAGTCCAGGCAGCCCTCGAGGCGCAGACCCCCAACCCGGACTTCTCGAAGCTCATCGGCGATGTCACCGACGCGGTCACGAAAGTTGTCGCCATTGTCAATGACCTGAAGACCAAGGTGCCCGCGTCGGCGACCGTCGGTTCTGCTTCTGTTGCGCCCCCTGAACCGCTTGGCTTCCCCGAGCTTCAGGTTTCGCTCAAGCTGGTGCAGCGTTCGCGCGTGAACGCCACGGCGAAGTGAACCAAGGAGCTTGACCATGACGCAGCTGAACTCCACCAAATACCCTGTACACGAGGGCTGGACCCTGGGTGTCGATACATCCGATAACCAGGGGGTCGTCGACTTCGATGCACTGAAGACGAAGGCCGGAGTTCAGTTCGCCATCATCAAGGCCACGGAAGGGACGGGCTACATCGACCCGCTCTTCTTCCAGAATCAGCACCGTGCCGACCAGGCCCTCGAGGTCGTTGGCAGCTACCACTTCTTCAACCCGAAGTTCGATGCGGTGGGGCAGGCCACGCACTACGCTGCGACCACCGAGAAGCTGGTCAAGATGAAGCCGGTGGTCGACTTCGAGACCATCGGCGGCGTGGCGCCTGCGGACGCAGTGCTTCGCCTCCAGGTCTTCATCAACAAGACCATCGACCTGTGGGGCACCCCTCCCATCTTCTACTCGTACGTGTACTTCATCCAGATGCTCTACGAAGCTGCGCCGGCGCGCATGGCCGACATCGCAACGCACTGCGACCTCTGGGTGGCCCAGTACGCGAACATCACGGCTCCGACCGTCCCCAAGCCGTGGCTCGCTGCCGCAGCCTGGCAGTTCGACGGTGACGGTGGCCTCGCTCTGCCCAACGGCGTCGACGCAGACTTCAGCTGGTTCCGGGGCACCCTGGGCGACTTGAAGGCGCGCTGGCTCCGTGGGGAGCAGTGCAAGTAGTCCTCATTTCAGCGCGCTGACACGACATCCAGGAGAGTGTTTCCATGAGCATCATCGACACACGTGCGGTTCAACTTTGTGAGCTCGACAAGCGCATCGCTACGGCACCTTCTCCAACGTTCGGGCTCATTCGTGAGCGCGCGGCGTTGCAGAGGCAGCTGACGGCGGAGCTGGACGAATTCACGAAGTTGACCTTGCCGTGGACGTATGTACCGCCCACGTGGAAGCCCTGACGCTCACAGGAAAACAGACTCCCGTAGGGGGCATAAGTCCCTTGGCGGGGCACTCCCTACGGAAAGGACTGAGATGGAGAATCACCCGGATGTTGTGCGCGCCATTGAGCTCATCGGCGCGTACGGAGGCGGCGGCTGGGCGGAGTACTACCTCTGGGAATACATCACGAACGGCAAGTGGCCGTTCTGGTACAGGGCGGAGATGCCGTACGAGGAAAGCGATGTCCTCGTGCGCGTTCGCGATGAGCTGAAAGTTTGGCCGTTCTTCCACCACGCCAGCGGCACCTGGAAGCTCGCAGCCGTTGAAGACTGGACCGCGCACGCAGCCGAGACCTCTGGGCATCAAGCAGTGGCGCGGTGCACCGCACGGTACTGGAAGACACACCGACGAGCGGTAGGCAGTGTCTGCGCTGATGCCCTCTGCACGGAGAAGTACATGATGGAGCAACGCATCGGAGACCTGGATGGCAAGTAGTAGTTTCGTTCACGCCTCGACGCGGCGTCTGCTCGAAAAGCATGTTCTGACTGAAGTGCCTGCCCTCGTCGCGGGCACGCGCATTTTCTACCTTCATCCGCCGGACGTGACGCTGCGCGGCACGCGCCCAGGTCGTCGGATGCTGACCACGTGCTTCATCTTCTCGCCCGAAGGCATCGTCATTGTTGGTGACGTCTCCGTGCGAAGTTGTAAGAACGGCGTCATCAGTGATTTTGGTTACGGCCTTGAGTGGTTCGCTGGCCAGCTTGGTGAAGACTACCTCTGCGAGAAGTTCCTGCGCAGGGTATGGCACCCGTACCACGCGCTCGAGTACTTGAAATCCGTGCGCGACGACCAGGTTGCGGACCTTGCTCGTGACGACTTCGAGGGGGACCGTGATGAGAAAAACGAGGTCGTTGACCAGCTGAACATCTCCATTGCGCGCGGTACGAGTGATGACGACCTCGCGCAGGAGGAGTTCTATGAGCTGCTAGCGGCCATCCAGCACGACCCCGAAGGTGGCGGCTATGGCTACTCACCTGACGAGGCCGACTTGCTTTGCGCACTCCAGCAGCGCTTCAGCGCGGCGTACGCGCTGCTCCCGCAGGAGACCGAGAAACGCGGCGAAGAGACCCTCAAGACTATTGAGCGCTCTGACCTCGAGGAGATGTTCCTCCTGCTCCTCCGCAACAACGAGCTCGGCACACAGAACCTGGAGAGGGTGGTGTCCCTCCTCGACGAAGCCCAGAAGACCATCAAGTCCCTCGAAGACAACCTGAAGACCGTCCAGCAGAGCGCAGAAGCGCTAGGTGCCGTCTGAGACTTGCGCGGTAAGCCGAATGGGGCTAAGTAAGCCCTATGGACCTGACGGGGCAGCGTTTCGAACGACTCGTAGTAGTCCGCTTGTGGGACAAGACGCCTTCGGGGTCCATCTGGGAGGTGCGCTGCGACTGCGGCAACACCCGCTACGTTCGAACGGGCAAACTGCGTTCGGGAGAACACAAGTCGTGCGGCTGTCTGCGCGCAGAGCGGCTTGTTGCGCACAATCAAGGGTCTCGCGTGCCTGTTGAAGAGGGGATGCGCCGTTGTTCGAAGTGCCGAGCACCCCGGCCTATCAGCCTCTTCCACAAATCGAACAAGACGTCATCAGGGCTGCAAACGCACTGCAAGGACTGCTACTTCATCTACGAGTGGGTAAAGAAATACGGCTTCACCGAGGAGATGGCGCGCGCATGGTTGCAGCGTCAGAAGACAGAAGGCTGCGCCGTCTGCGGAGCTGAAGGCGGTCTTCATCTGGACCATGACCACAAGACAGGAAAGCCGCGGGGCTTTCTCTGTGGCAACTGCAACCGAGCGCTGGGTCTTCTCGAAGACGACCCCGCGCGCATCGAGAAACTACGAACCTACGTCACGAGGAGTTCTACATGTTGACTGACGTCGCCGGCCACCCCACCCACAACATCGAGTCCCTTTGCGAACGCGCGCACACCGTTGCGAAAGAGAAGGGGTGGCTAGACAAGCCGCGCCCCTACCCGTTGATGACTGTCCTGATGCAGTCTGAGTTGTCAGAAGCGCTCGAGGACTATCGTGCGCATCGCGCACTCGACGAGGTCTACTACGAGGACACCAACGGCGCGAAGTTCGCGACGCGCGAAGCGGCGGAACAGTCCTCGACGGCCGCTGGGTCTGAGGGAGCAAAGCCCGCAGGAATTCCTGTGGAGTTGGCGGACTTCGTCATCAGAGTCTGCCAGCAGTGTGGAACCGAGGGATGGACTGGAACGTTGGTGCGCTACATCTCTGTTGCCATCCCCGTGCACACCCCCAGCTTCGAGCTGCTGTTGGCCGTTCTGCATCTGCGCGTTTCGCAGTCCTTCCTGGCGTACACCGCTGCGGGTTTCCTCGCTGGTGATGGAAAGGTGCAGGGCCTTGCTGACGCGCTCAATGCGCTCTTCTCGTTCTGCAAGATGAACGGCATCGACATCTGGGCGGCCATCGAGGAGAAGGAGAAGTACAACGCCGGCCGTTCCTATCGCCACGGCGGCAAGAAGGCGTGATGCGCAAGCCGGAAGTACTCCTCGACTGCGACGGCGTGGTCTTCGACTTCCATCAAGAGGCGGCGCTGCTTATCGAGGAGTTCACGAACTGTGCGCCCATCTCGCCGGACCGCTTCATCGAGTGGGAGGTCTTTGACTGTCTCCCTGAATACAGGCTGCTGCGCGACAAGGTCTATGGAGTGGTGAAAGCGCCGGGCGGTTGCACGCGCATCCCGGTCTATCCAGGCGCCATCGAGGGAGTGCAGCGTCTACGCGAGGTCGCGAATGTGACTTTCGTCACCGCTCAGTTCAGAGGCTCCCTCACCTGGATGGGTGAGCGCGAAGCAGCCATCTTGAAGTACTTCAAGAGCGACGACGTCATCTTCACGCACAAGAAGTTCATGGTGCGCGGGGACATCCTCGTCGACGACAAGCCGAGCCACGTCATCGAGTGGCAAGAAGCGAATCCACAGGGCCAGGCCTGGGTCTGGCCGCACCTGCACAACAAGGGGACGCACCTCAATCGCCTCGGCGGCTGGGAGGCGCTCTATCAACTGGCCAGGAGGTTCTCCTCCTAGCCGAGGCGAACCATGGGTAGTTTTCACTGGCGTGCAGTCCCCGTCGAGAGCACATCTGATGTGAAGAAGTTCGCGGCGGACCTCGAGACGGCCCTCAACCAGCTCGAGGAAGAGAAGTTCGAAGTCCAAGAAGTCATCAAGCCCGCCCTTCGTCGCGAGACGGGCTTGGTGATTCTGGGCAGGAAGCCTCGACGCTTCCCAGCTACGGGAGGTCCGGCAGGATGAGCAACCCGAAGAAGGAGCAACAGCAGCTGGCCGCACTCGAGCGCGCCGTGTGCGGCGAGAAAAACGCGTCGCAGGAGCGCATCAAGGTGTTGATGTCGACGTACCAAGACCGCGCGAAGGACGAGATGCCTGCCCCACCCGCCGTGCCCTTCCCGGGCAAGCGAACGCTTCTCTACGTGGCGGGTGGACAGCTCGTTCGCCGCAACACGCCGCTCGAGGAAGATGTAGACTTCGACCTCAAGGACACGGAGAACCAGATGTGCGAGACGCCGAGCACTGGAGAGAAGAAGCCGTGAATCCTCGTCCACTGCGTGCCCCTGTTCCTATGCCGCTGGTGGGCCCCGCTGTCTACCGCGTCATCGCGGTCACGTCTCGAGAACCAAAGGAGTTCGCAGAGGAGCTGCAAGCAGCGCTGACGACGCTCAGCAGCGAGGGCTTCACCATCACTGGCCAGATGCACCGCATGGACGGCTCGGTCATCCTCACAGGGCACAAGGTGATGCGCGGCGGGCAGCTCGCGGCGACGCTACCGGAGCTCTACGCGATGAGCCGTCCGATGGCTCTGCCCGTCGAAGGAGAGCCGTCGGTCTCGGACGTGTACATGTACGCGTACGAGGAGAATGACGAGCACAGCATCGTCGACTTCGACACGCAGCAAGAGGTCATCGACCGGCTGCGCGCGGACCTGAACAAAGACAACATCCGTCCGACGGGCGTGCACCACGTACGGCGCGTCGCCTTCGAAGGCCGGGAGGCTCTGGGCAAGTTGCTGCGCGCGTACCCGCCGCCGAAGGAGACAATCGATGGCCACTGACAAGCGAGACGACCCGGCGCTCCAGTCGCAGAACATCGAGCTACGCACGGCACTGAGCGACGCCTACGCCGCTGTCGAGGGGCAGAAGACCACGCAGTCCTTCGCTGCCTTCACCTTCGAGGATGCCCTGCAGCAGCAGATAGACCGTATCACTAAGCCGACCTCGGCCCTCCGTCCGTGTCCGCTCGACCGCATCCAGAAGGTGCTCAAGGGCGTGCAGGATTCGGTCGCGCAGCTGAAGGCGCTGCCGGACTCTGCCTTCGCGGCAGCGGACCCTGACCGCGACGTGAACCCGCCAGAAGAGCCCGCGACGACGTGAAGTACGTCATCGGCTCGGATGAAGTCGGGACAGGCGCGTGGGCAGGACCCATCTACGTCTGTGCGGTCGCAGCCCCAGTCGGCTGGCGTTGCGAGGGCCTCAACGACTCCAAGAAGCTCACTGAGGTGAAGCGCTCGGAGGTCTACATGCGTGTGCGGCCGCAGGTCATCTGCGCGCTCGTCTTCGGGTCTGTAGCGGCCATCGACCACTACGGGATGGGACCTGTCCTCTTCGCGCTCCACGCAGCTGCGGTGAAGACGCTCTACGCCCAGTTTCCCGGCAGCGACGTCATCATTGATGGCGAGGTCGCCAGCTACAACAAGGAGGCCGTGCAGGAGCTCCCACCCGGAACACGCTGCGTACCGAAGGCTGACGGAACCTACCCCGCGGTAATGGCAGCGAGCGTCCTCGCAAAGGTGAATCGTGACGCTGAGATGCGGGAGCACTCCAAGCTCTATCCGGCGTACGGATTCGCGAGTAACAAGGGGTACGGCAGTGCGGCGCACACGGCAGCCTTGGCCCAGTACGGCGTCACGCCCATCCACAGGAAGTCCTACCGCCCCATTCGTGAGGCGTTGGAGAAAAACGCGACATGAGCGCTGAACCCTTCGAGTTGCAGATTCGTGGTCACGACAAGACGGTGGCCCTCGCCTGCGGAACATGCGGTGCGGTCCTCCCGCTCGCTAGCGCGCTCAGTGAGGAGGCACGTGCGGCAGCGTACGCACGTGCGCGAGAGCACTGCACTCCACGGAGGTGCGAGCGGTGCCCTGACCCAACGCCCGGTCACCACCTGCGCTTCTGCGAGAACTGCCGCCAGCAGTGGGAGCTAGAAAAGGAAGGAGCACGCTTCGACAAGGCGAAGAAGGTCAAGGCCGAAGAGTGGAGCGACCCCGTCTACTGGGAGGGACACTCGGGGTCTCTGGGCGATGGGTACTTCGCCGACGTCGATGAAGTACTCGACCACTGCGAACAAGAAGGCGTCGACCTTCCGGGTTTCGTGTGGGGCCGCAAAGAGCGGAACTTGGAGCTCAACGCCGAGGACGTGCTCACGCGCTTGCTCGAGAGCCAGGACTACGAGCTCGATGAACACCCCGTCCTCGAGCCGGAGAGCGTCGAGGAGTTCCAGAAGGCACTCGATGGCTGGGTAGCGAACAAGCGCGCGTCGCTTCAAACGTGGGACTCTTCCAACGAGGTCGCGGTAGTCTTCTCACCGGAGTAGTGATTCCGGGAGCGTGTCCTCGGCGGACAGAGGACCCTGGCGGACCAGGGGGACCGCGTCGATGCCGGTGACGGCTGGTGCTGAGGCGCGGAATCGAGGTTCAACTCCTCAGCTCCCGACATGACAGCGCGGGCCCTTCGGGGCCCGTCGCTTTTTCTAGCCTCTGATGTAGGATGCCCGCTGCGAGGAGACGAAGGTGGCCGTCGACATCCAGGTCATTTTTCCACAAGTTGTCGTGCCGCTGTCACAGGTGCGCACGCTTCAAGGCGTGACGCCGCGCTCGCTCGATATCATCGGCACCGACTTTCGGTACCTCGACCAGGTGCTCATCAACGATGTGGCCTCGCCCAACGTCATCGTGGTGAGCAGAACGCGCCTCTTCGCACAGGTACCGACGCTTCTTCAGCGCGCGACGCTCACGTCGGTCACGGTCATCTCGAACTCGCTGAGCCTCAACGGGAAGAGCTTGCTGCGCTTCCAGCTCGGCCCTTCGCCGAAAAAGGTCTCGGGCATCCTGCGCTTGGTGCAGCTCTTTCTGAAGATTCTATTCACCTCGGCAGGTTCGGACATCTTTGCTCCGGTCATTGGCGCCGGCGCGTTGAAGGGCATCGGTGCAACGGTCGGGACGAAGGACGGGAGCAACCTCGTTGCGGACTTTGTCGTTGCCGTGAACACGACGCAGCGCCAAGTCATCGCGCTCCAGGCGCGCGACCCAAGCATCCCACCGGATGAGCGATTGCTCTCCGCACAGGTGCTCAATGCCAGCTTCAACGCGAACGAAGGCGCTCTCATCGTAGGCGTCGAAATCACTTCGCAGGCCGGTAGCGCGGCAACCGCGAATCTCACCGTCTGAGGGCTTGCCTATGGCTTCGAACGACCTGCAGCAATTCATCATCGAGCGCTTTGCGCAGTACGACCCGAACGCAGACACGACGTCTGGGTCGCCCGTCGATGTGCAGCTCATCCAGCCGATTCTTCGGCGACTCGGTACCGACCCCTTCACCATCGACATTGGGCTCTTCATTCAGACGCGACTGAACCAGACGTTCCCGGACATGCCGACGAAGGAGGGCGACGCCATCGCGGACCTCCTCATCAAGGCGGCCATTCTCCTCTGGAACCCGCTGGTTCGCGAAGTCTCTCGAGTCCAGAACAACCTGTCGTTCAAGGACCCAACCATCCTTACGACGGATGAAGCAGAGGCGCTCGGCGCGAATCTCTTCGCACCCCGCAACGTCGGCGACTTTGCGCGTGGAACGGGACGCATCTACTTCGCGCAAGCCCAGAACGCGACCGTGACGCCAGCAAACTTCTTCACGAGTCGCAGCGGGTTGCACTTCTATCCGACGCAGACGCAGAGCATCGCGATGAGCGAGATGCTGCTCAACACGGAGCAGTCGCTCTACTACTTCGACGTCTCACTCATCGCTGAAGCTGCGGGCGACGCGTACAACCTCGACGTCAACGAGCTCGCGTCGGTTGCGAACATGGGTAGTGCTGTGCGCGTCACCAACAAGGCGCGTTTCCGCTACGGCACAGCAGATGAGGACACGGTCACGTACGTCGACCGCATCGGACAGGAGCTCACCGAGCGTTCGCTCGTCACCCAGCGCGGCATCACAGCACGCCTCACCGGCGACTTCCCCGAGCTCACACAGCTCAGCGTCGTCGGTTTCCAAGACCCAGAGATGCAGCGTGATGTGCTGCGTGGTGGCGGTCTCGGTGCAATCCTCGCAGCCGGTGTGAAGGTCTACGCCATCCCTGATGGGGAGAACGCAGTGCTGACGCGTCGGCTGCAGGTCGACCTTTCCGAAGCTGTCGACTTCACCGCGCTCATCGGTCCGACAGGCAGCCTGCCGGCTGGCTTTGTGGTCACGCTGCACGGCGCTTTCCCTTTGGCGTCGCTTCCTCTCGTACGCGACCTGAAGATTTTGCGCGTCGTCGATACGCGAACGCTTGACCTCCAAGACCAGGTTCTCTCTCCGGTTGCGGCCAACGTGCCTTGGGTGCTGCGTGCCAGCACGCTCACGCTCTCCGGCATCCCTGGCGGCATTCTATTTCCCAACAACCCAGATGGCACGGTCACCATCCAGAACGACGCCGTCCACATTGGCGGCGCGACCGACATCTACGTGAGAGGCGCGGCCTTCGACCCTGCGACGCTCGTCATCAACAGCATCACGGCGGACTCTCCGTTGCTCCAGGGGCTTGACGCAGAGACAGCAAGTGCGACCCAGCTAGTGCTCTACGACCTCGTCTTGGCACCTGGTGCAGGCGCCAACTACTCCGTAGGCGACAGCACCTACCTAGCGCTCGTGAATGCGTTGGAGAATGGGCTCTCCCTCCAGTTGCTCGACCCGCCCAATGCCGGTAGCTACCGCGTTCTCGACCTCACACAGACTGCAGGTCTGCCGCCGGTGCTGACGGTGACGCCCACGCTCGCGGTCACGCCGGGCACGCACTATCGATGGAAGTTGACAAATACTATCGACATCGACCTTCTTGAGCCAAAGGACACGAAAATCAAGGGTTCGGACCTTGATACCGTTCTCGGCACGAACATCGTTACAACGGGTGGAGGTGCCGATTTCGACACCTACGGCGTTGGGCCCAATGACATTTTGCGCATCGTCACCGGTGGTCTCATTGTCGCGGACTACACCATCGTGCAGGTGCTGTCGCCGCTCTTCACGCACCTGCAAGTTGACCGCCCGCTGCCGGCAACGGTCAACGGCGCGCAGTACTACATCTTCACGCCGAACGCGGCGGGCGGTCTTCTTCTGCCATTGGTGCGTATCGACACCATCGACCTGCTCGACACGTCTGGGCAGCCGGTGGGCGCAACGATTCCCTACGCGAAGCCCGTCGATGTGCGCACCAACGGCTTCGCGAACTCGGCGCACGGCATCAAGAGCGACGTCACGGATGCCACGCTCGGCATCGTCTCGTTGCCCTTCGCCGGAGAGGCCGCCAACGTGGCAGGTCTCACGTTCATCCTGTATTGGGACCACATCGCGGACATCTCCACTACGTTCGTGGGCGTGAATCCTCTTGCACTGACAGACCTCGTTCTGCAGCTGAATGCCTCCGTAGCGGCTGCAACAGGAGGCGCTATCTCCGAGGTCGCCGTTGTCCTCGACAACGGCACACGCCTGGGCATCATCCCTGTTTCAACCAACACAACGGTGCGTGCGGTCAGCACCGCCGCGTTGCCGCTGTTCGGCTTCAACGACAAAGACATCACCTCGCGCGACATCAACTCGCTCGAGGTCTTCCAGCTCGGAGGCTGGGCTTCGTTGAAGCCGCGCCTTGATGCCACCTTCGATGTGGCGCAAGTCCTCGACGGTCTCCAGGTTGGGTTCTATGGCGGCCTCACCGTGCCGAACTACCCCTTCAACGGGGCGCAGTACGACCCGTTGCAGACGTCGGAGGACTTCAATCCCGAGGTTCGGCGCCACCTTCAAGTTGGCGCGCGCTCCCTCGGCACGGCACGTGTCTACTTCCTCGACCCCACGAGCTTCGAGGTCGACGCTGCGAGCCTCTTCACCGTCACACAGTCTGATGGCTCGGTCCTCAATTACTTCCCAGACCCCACGAACAGCTACCAGCGCATCCCCTCGCTTCCGAGCGGTGCAAAGCCGCTCGACGGCAACACGGGTGGGGCAATTCCTCCCTTCACCTTCGAGTCGTTGTCGACGGACTTCCTCGCGAAGGGCATTCAAAAGGGCGACCAACTCGTCATCGACTACGTGCCTCTCGACGGCACTGTTGTCCTCACCGACCCCATTGCAGGTCTCAACGTGAAGAACATCACGCTGAGTATCGGTGGCGGCATCGACAAGACCATCATCTTCATCCACGACAACGCCGGTATCGCCGCGACCGATGTCACGCGCCAGGGCGCTGTCGACCAAATCAATAAGGCCGTCGGACAGGTCATCTGCCAGCTTACCGCAGGCAACCTGCTCGAGTTCAATCCCGATGCTTCGGTCATCGTGCGCGGCTCGAGTGCAGGGACCAGTGCTAACGCGCTTCTCGGCTTCTCCACGGTGAACGGCGTTGACCAGAACAATGACTCGCCGAACAAGGGCACGTACACTGTCTTCCAGACCGCGCCGGGTGGGAACGTGAACCGCCTCGTCATCGACGCGCCGGACTTCCCGACGGCTGCATCTTCACAACAGTTCAAGGTCTTCCGCGCGAGCCTGCAGCGCATCTCCTCCACTGTGATGGCGACACAGGTCGGCATCGCAAGCCTCTACTACTTCGACGTCGAGCTGCTCTCACAGGGCACCGGTGATGCGTACAACGTCGTGGCCAACGTCCCGATGACGGTCGTTGGCTACAGGTCCGACGGCTACTTCTTGTCGACGGATGACCCAAACCTGAGCTTCTCGCCGGTGGAGCGTCCGCAACTGCACATTTCGAAGTCGATGCTCGAGATTGGTGTTTCGGACGACCCTGACAACGCGACACAGCTGGCTGGGCAGAACATCCAGCTCAACTACGAGCGGTCGTCACTGACCGACAGCGTGAACAACTACATCCTGTCGGACACTGAACGCGTCATCAACGAGAGCCCTCTCGCAAGGCACCTCACTCCGTACTTCGTTCGCTTTGACGCGAGCTATGTCGGCGGCTCGGGCACCGATGTTGTCGAGCCCCTCGTTGAGAACTTCATCCTCGCGCTCGCGCCAGACGTACCGTTCAACGTCAGTGACCTCGAGCAAATCTTCTTGAACAACAACGCACGGTCGGTCGACAACCCCATCACGCTGGTAGCCGTCGTTCACAACCCTGACCGCAGCATCTCCATCGAGAGCAGCCAGAACCAGCTCAATACCGGTCGCTTGGCTGCCTTTGTGCCGGACGTGCTGAACATCGCACGACGCATCTCCTAGAGCGGAGGCGGCTCGCGCTTCTCACCAACTTCCACAACGAGGCCGGTATGCGGGTCAAACAAGAAGCGACACACGGTGCAGCGGAGGAGACTTCGAGGCACCAGGATGCCTCCTGTCGGGTCGAAGACGTGTCCTGCAGCTTGCTCCTTCTGACACGCGCTTCGGCAGCGCAAGCAGCGAAACTGACGGTAGAAGGCTTCGAGCTGCTCTATCTCGGGGCGCAGTACGTTTGAGTAGCCTTCGATGGCCTTTCGTGCGAGTTCTGGGTCCATCGGGATGAACTTCATGGGCAAACAGTACGGCGGCGTGTAGAGGAGAACAAGAAGATGCCTGGTGCCATCATCGCCATCGACCAAGTGCAGCCGCCGGGCGGTCCCTCGTACGGCAGCCCCGGCGTTGCACGAAAAGACTTGTGGCTGGCGCAGACAGCTACAGCGCGGTGTACGACAGCGGGCAACGCCTCGTTTGCGTGGACCCTCTTGGCCGCGCCGCCGGGCTCAGCAACGACACTCCTTACTCCCACACTCGCACAGACGGACTGGGTGCCAGACCTGCCCGGCACGTACCGCCTCCAGCTCGTCACCAATGGCGGTGGACCGGGGAACATCCAAATTCTCGTGGCTGCTGTGCGCTACGACACGTTCGGCAACCTCATCCGGCGCGGATGGCTCTTGCCTGCTTTTGGTGAGCAGTCGAACGAGGACAACTTCGCCGGCAATACGCGCGGCTATGCGCCTGACTTCGAAGCCATCATCGACGACCTACTTGCGGGCGGCATATCGAATCGTTGCCTTACGCCGGCGCTGGGAGACTCACCGTTCACAGTGCCTTCGGGGCTCGGCACGGTCGATGTCTTCGCCCCAGGAGGCGGTCCCTTCACAATCCTACAGTCGCAGAATCCCGCGCCGGGTGATGGCATCAACGTGTGGACATGGTCCGATGCGCTGCTCAACAGTGTCACGGTCGGACCGAATGGAGTGGCCCCGCTCAACACCAACGGTGCGCCGGCGCCTACGGTTCTCACAACGCCCTGGACGAAGACGGAGTTCCGCTTCAACGGCACGGAGTGGCGTACGCCGCTCTGACGGCGCCTAGAGTGCTTGCCGTGAAGTTGCTACCCTGACCGCCATGCCGATTCACCTCGCGGACGGGTCAGTCTTCGTTGTCGAACCTAGTCTTCCTGGGCCCGGACCGGCGCAGTCGACGGTGGTCATTGAGTTCGTTCCTGGCCCCGGTGGCGCCGCGTCCTTCCAAGGTGATGTCGAGCTCGTTGGGTCGGGACCGAACAACCGTTTGCGTGCAGTGCGTGGCCTCGTGGTCGACCCCACATCCTTCAGCGCTCCGGACGTTGGGGACGTTTGGCAGTTCGACGGAACGAAGCACGTGATGGCTCCCTTTGCTCTCCCTGTGCCTTTCGTCGTGAACACCTTCGGCTTTTCGCCGTCGCGACCGCTCGTTGCGCGCGTAGGAACAGTCATCGCCACGCCGGCGTTCTCCGCGTCCTACTCGGCCCTCCCGACGGCAGCGACGCTCTCTAGCTCGGTGCACGGTCTCGTCGCTACGCTCGCGTCTCCGTACAACAGCGCGGTAGACCCCAACACGTACACACCTGATGGCACGTGGCCGCCGACGACGCCGAGCATCATCTGGACGCTCGCGGCTACTAAGGGTGCTGCGAGTGCAAGCAGAACAACCAGCGTCTCATTCGCCGCCGACATAGTGTGGGGGGTACAGGCGGACCCTGGCTTCTACGACCAGGCGTTCATCGACGCGCTCCCGGCGCAGCCGAGCGGTGGAAGTGCTCTCCAGCTCGGACGCGGCATCCAGATTGACCCGCTCGTGTGCACTGCTCCAGGCGCGTACATCTTCTTCGTACTGGCCGCATCGCTGGGCGACCCGACGTTCGTTCTGTCGCCCAGTGGAAGCCCTGGAATTCTTCCGGGTGGCATGACGAAGGTGGCCTCTAACGTCACGCGCAACATCGTGGTCGGGCCCATCACCACTCCGGTGCCCTGCAATGTGTGGCGCACCAGCTACGCCAGTATCGGTACGACACGTCTTGTGAGCGCGTGAGGAACAACCATGCCGAACATCCCGCTTCCTGGGCCGATTGAGACGTTTCCGGACGCCATCGACGTTCCGACCTTCTTCGCAGCTGATGGCGTCGGTGGTTGGCATTCGATTTCTACCCTCGCTGCGTTTAGTACAGAGGTCGGGCCCAATCACCGTGAAGTGGGTATGGCTGTTCTTACCGAGGACACCGAGCTCATCTACACGAACACTGCCTTCGGCTTGCAGCCCGCACGCGTGGCTGGCGGTATTCAATTCGCGGCGTTCAACCCACTTCTTCCTGACGGCTTCTACCTCCAGTACGACTACGTCACAGGAGAGGGTGACGCTTACTCCACGACGTACGTGGTGGCAGATGACCCGCAGCTGCCGCGGCAGGGTATTCCCATGCAGCGCATTGGGGACCAGAACGTCTTCAGCAACAAGCAGTGGCGGCCGGCGTACTTCAACTTTCTGGCGTACGGCGATGTCACTGGAGGCTCGCCCGATGCCACGGTGGTTCGGAGTCTTCAGAACGTTCCACTTCCTGACCCCACGACGGCCTCGAATGGTGAAGCACTCACGTTGAGCGTGACGCCTTTTCCGCCTTTTGCGTCGATGTGCCGTACGCTGGATTCGTCTGTATCCGGCATCTTCTACGCCATCACACAGGGTGCGTCGCCGACGCTCTACAAGTTCTTCTTCTCGAACCAGACGCGTGCGCCGCGCGTCATCAGCAAAACGGTGATGTCCGGCTTGCCGGCGATTCAGGCACTGCGTACCTGTCCGGCGTACTCCCCGGATGTGGCCATCGCCCACAGCTTTTCAGTTCGCGTTCTGGCCTTGTCGGCAGATGGCACTGAGATTTTCATCATCGAAGACCGCACACTGCCGCAGTTGTTCAACTACACATCGCAGGGGCTGGACCTCCCGAATTCGGCGGCTGTGGTGGGCATTGTGTCTTCGGGTGGCGGTGTGTTCGGTCTGCCTGCCAGCATCTCCGAGTTCAATCTCAACAACGGGGATGCCATCTATGTCGGATACGACAATGGCGCCGGCTCGTACGAGCTCCAGCAGTATTCGATGCGCACGACGATGAGTGACTACCCCGTTCCCAACACGACCACCGTAGACACGATTTCTACTCCGGAGTTCGTCACTGCTTGCGCGTTCGGTGGGCAGGACCTCACGGCGGTCTACGCGGTTTCCTCCACGCACCTTTCCACGTACAGCTTCGGCCCTCTGACCCTGCAGCAGGATACGATTCTTTCGCCTGGTGAGAATGGGCTCGATGTCGAAGTTTCGCAGAGCGTGAGTCCCGGCTTTACGGGGCCTTCTGCATTTCTGACGACCTTGAACGTGTACTCGGCCGTGGACTGGAACCCGCCGGTGCTTGACTTTGCGCTTCCTGGAGGCTTTACGCCGGGGCGCATCTACTGGGGGCCTGCAGGCGCCTTCTGCGTCACCTCCGGTGCAGCAGATGGGCAGTTTCTCTACAACGGCGGCGTGCTCGCTGTGGCGGATGCAAACGACACCTTCTTCGGAATGGTGTGGCTACCGCTGAGTGAATCGTGGGTTTCTCCCATCGGTATTCTCACCAACCCGGACACTACTTGGCCGCTGTACAAGGACGGCATCTGGCTGGGCGTGAACAATAGCGTCGCACCGCTCAACGGCTTTCGACACCACCGCTGGGACCTGGGTGGTTTCGACGGCGTCACTGCCAGTAGCGAGCTCGCGTACGTGTTCAATACGGGCATTGACCCGCACAATCCGCCCACGTTCGGGGACGTCACGCCGATGCCTGTGTTGTACGTCGGCACCGTGTTTGCGACGGAGGTTCATCGCGAGAGCGACGGTCTCTTCACGGTTTTCCCGACCGTAACGCCGCCGGTCTTTGGCATCCCGGCAGGTGTCACAACGGGTGTCGGTGCGCGCGTGTTCTACGGTATTTCCGCCACTCCACAGGACCAGCTGGTGCTGGTGCTGACAGACAGTGACCCGACTGGTGCCACTGCTGCGTATGTTCCGCTCGGCACCGGCGCAGCGTCGCTGCGTGTCATCGACACCTCGAACCTGCCGGCGACATACCCGCCCATCACGGTGTTTCGCGATTTTGACGGGGGGACGTGGTTCACGGTCCAGCCGGGAACAAAGACGTTGGTTTACGGCGAAGGCCCCCAAAACATCGCCAATGTGTTAGCTCCGGTTGCGCAGCCAAGTGGTTCGGACATCGAGGTAGTGGCGCCCACTTACGACCTCAGCGGGAATGCCATCTTCACGTTTGTCACCGCAGCCCCGCTGAAAATCGCCGTCGGTGATGGGCCCGCGCCTCCTGCCGTCAGCATCGTCATGGACTTCAACACAGGAGGACTCGACGCGCACGGCCTGCGCGTGCTGCAGTACCAGGCACCTGGGGGTTGGCCGTCCGCTACGCTCGCAGGCATCGACACGCCGCTGTACTTCTCCGGTCTCCGTCAGGACCTCGCAGCAGACATCTTGCCGGGTGACGGCCTACTTCTTCTCTCAGGCGCAGACGCAGGGAGCTATCCAGGTGTCAGCGTTGGCGCAGCGAACTTTGTTCTGGCTATCCAGTTCGGTCCTGGCAGAAATCAGCTGGTCTCTGACCAGGCAGTCATCGCCCAGTTGGGCTCTACGCGCATCATCGCTGGGCAGGTGCAAGCCTCAAGTCTTGATGATTCCTACTACGGCTCTCGTGGAGCCGGTGGCGCGCTTGTTGGCGCTGCATGGGTGTTGCCGTACGCCAGCATTGAAGTCGGCACGCTGACCATTGATGTCGACCCGGCTCTTCTTGTCGGCGCAACAAGCATTGAAGTACCGCACCAGACAGGTGGTGTTCTTCCCGGGTGGCACGCGTACTACATCAACACAACGGCCCTGCCCGTGACCCTCACCTTCGTCGACTTTCCTGCAAACCCGCTCACTGTGCCGCCGGGGCATGTTGGTCTAGCGTTGATTCAACACACCGACCCCGCCGGCCCCGGCACATTTCCCATCCTTCGTGACCTCGGTTGATACAAGGAGAACGCCATGTCTGCACCCCCGAACTTCGCAACGCCCTCGCAACCTTCCTCTCAAGCATCGCTCGGCGCCCTGCGCAATCAGCTTGCACAAGCGCAGGCGCTCTACACCTCGTGCACGTCTGACGCCGACAAGGCATCGGCGCGCGCGCTCATCGTCAGCAAGGCGACCGCCGTGTACGCGCTTGCAAAGCAGCTGTCGAACGCAGACCTCGCGACGACGTTCGGTGTCGCCAAGTTGACCTCCGCGCAACTCTCGCAGGCGGTTTCTCTCGACGCCTACGGCGTGACAGGTGCAGCAGTCCCTGCGGACCTCGCGCTTGTTCTCGCGCGATTGATGGGGATTCAGACTTTCCTGAACGCCCGTGCTTGATGTGCGATAGTCGCAGCTGATGGACTGCACTCTCGCGGGTTGGGGGTCGGGGAGCTGGGGACTGCTGCCGTGGGGAGGCGTTGTGCTTCCTGCAGGTGGCGGTCCCCTTCCCGCCGTTCCTCCCTTCGACGTGTACTGCGTCGGTCCTTGTGGACCCATCGCACAGCTGTTGACTCATCCAGAAGTGGACGCCGTGGGCGACCCACTGCACTACCCCATTGACGGCCTGACGATGAATCAGGACGTGGGTAGTGGCGGGTCTCTCCCATCGACGCAGGCGCAGGTGGTCATCAGCGTTGATGTCCCCGACTCTTTCACGCTCGAGTTCACGGTGCAGACGTCAGAGCTGCCTGCGAACTTCAGCAACATCATCACCGACCATATCTACTTCGGTGCTTCAAGTTCCGCAGGTGCCTGCGCCGGCTTGTTCTTCTCGAAAGCAGGGCTGGCGTACACAGGCTCGGTGCACGTTGAGGGCGGGAATCTTGTTCTCGATACGCCTCTGCAGGCGTTGCCGAACAGTCAGCTGCTGGTCAGCGAAACTGACTTCTGGACGGTCCGTATCGCGGTCAGCTTCGCCACCGGCGTCGTCTACGTCTACGTCACCAAGACGGCGGACTTGCTGAGCGTCGGCCACCAGCTTCGCTACGTCCTGCCCTCGATTCCTTCTTCAAGCGCCGCGCAGGTGCCGCCGAATGAGACGCAGATTCTTGCGCGCGGTGTTCACGCGCCAGTGCTTGCATCCATCAGCAGCATTTGTCTCGGCACAGGGGCCATCATCCCTGCGTATCCACCGCGCGCGGACGCAGGCAACGACCAGGCACTTCAATTCTGCAGCATCCTCGAGCTCGATGGCTCCAAGAGCTTCGACCCGCAAGGGGGCGCGCTGCTCTACCAGTGGTTACTCATCGGCGGGCCTAGCACGAGTCAGTTCGTCTTCGAAGAGTCTGACGGGTACACCTACCCACTGCCCCTTCCCACAGGCTTCACCGACCGCCTCTACTCCGCGAGCCTGCAAACGTTGAATGCTGTGGAGCCGATTGCCGCCGGCGATGTGCTCACATTGCTTGGTGCCCCCTTCGTCATCACAGGCACGGGCACGGATGGAAACGGCTTCTTCGTACGGGTGAACGGCTACGACCTCCCCGACGACGTCACAAACGGGTCCTTCATCTATTTGAGACAGAACGGTCTGGATGCTCCGACGACGGCGAAGCCCACGTTCTATCCGGATGTGCTGGGCATCTTTCGTTTCCAGCTCATCGTGCAGGCTGGCGGACTCTTCTCGGAACCTGCCTTCGTCATTGCCAATGTTGTTGACTCTGCAGTCTCGCGCGGCTGCACGCCAGACCTCTCGTTCATCTGGAACTACCTCTCCGACTTCTGGCGCCTTCTCGAGGACCCAGAGCGCATCGAGGTCTTCTGGGGCAGCCTTGCGCAGGTGACTGCTGCCGAGCTGCTGCGGCTGTGGCAGGTCGAGTACTCGAAGAGCCTCCGCGACATCCAGCGCACCTTCCAGCGCAAGTGGCTGCACTACGACCCCCTGCTCGTAGAGGACACCACACAGGTCGAGCTGACGACGGTCTATTCTGTCTACGGCGGGCTCGAGTCGCGACGCGCTGTGACCTACGGCATTGGCGGCCAGCATCTCGACTTGCAGCTCGGAACGCGCGGCGCGCCTACGGTCATCAACTTCTCAGGTCCGCCCGCGGGGCTCTACACGCCGACGGAGATGCAGGGCGTGCTCGTCTCGGCACTCGCGGCCATCGACCCGCGCATCGTTGTTCGCTTGCTTCCGGACAGCACAGGACAGGCGCAGGTGCGCATCGACGCGCCCTTCTCAATCACCGTGCTTTCGACGACAACGGCGACGTCGGCATGGGTAGCTGGCACGGCGAACGGGCCTCTTGCGGGCGCCGGTGGCGTCGCTCTGGGTGTGCGCACGTATCGTGTCGACCGAAGCCTCGCGCAGTACGACCTCGGCACGGGCGATTTCCTCTGCGTCGACGGCGTCGCGTACCGCATCGCGAACATCGTCACGGACCCGACAGACACGTTGCTCTCGACGCGCGTCACGCTGCTCGATGACCTCCCGGTCCCTGCGAGCCCGAACTGGGTGATTCCGGGGCAGGTCACGTCCCCAGACCTCGACTTCTACAACGGCCTGGTCTCCATCAACGATGTCACAACGTACGAGGTCATTGACCTGCAGTCGCAGGCAGTAGTCACCTTCGACGCCCAGACCTACGGTGCCGCGCCTTCGAGTCCGGGAACACTGCTGGCGGACACCACACTCGTCGCGCTCTACCTAACGCAGCCGACGCGCTACGGGGTCTACCTCCAGAGTGTCACGCGTAGGAAGTATATCCCCATCGACCCACTCATCCTTGATGTTCCGTTGTTGCAGGAGCTCATCGACCAGACGGATGACACGCGCACGCTTCGACGAAATGTTGACTATTTCATCGAAACGTTCCGCTCTTTGCCGTGTCTGCGCCTTGTCGTGAGCTCGACTGGCGGTCCTGATGTTTGGGAAGGTTTGAAGCCACCGCCGATGCTCTGGGCTGAGTTCTCGTACCTGGACAACCGTCCGAGCATTGAGGGGAATTTCGGCATTCCGGCGAGCTTCACTCTCGACGACCTTGCGCAGCTTCCGTCGAACATCGACTACCTCTCGTCAGTCCAAGGACTCTGGTACGCCTACTTCAACGGTCCGACTGTCTTCAACTTGCGTGCCGGAACGCAGATTCTTCTTGGGCTGCCCTTCGCGGAGGAGCGTGGCACCATCATTGAGCTACGTGATGACTTCTCGACAACCAACGGGCGCATTCTCGTACGCGACATCGCACGTCCAGAAATCGTACGTTCGTACATGTATCCCGCGTCGCTGTCGCTCGAGGTGAATCCGACGACCTCGTTGCCCTACGTCGTGGGCGATACGGTGGAGCAGTTCGCTCCGTTGGTCACAGGTGTCGAGGTGCTTGACTACATCAAGAACCCGACGTGGTTTCAGGGCTATCTCGAGCAGGGTGCGATGCTCGAGGTCGAGAAGTTCTTCAAGTTCCTGGTGCGTGTCGACAGCGCTGCCTTCAACCTCAATGCGCTGCTCTTCGCCCAGAGCTTCGTGCTGCGCATCAAGCCGACGTACACGTACCCGCTCTTCGTCGTGCGCGCGCAGGTCGACCCTTCTGACGTTTCTGTGAGTGATGAAGTTGACCTCGGCGGCACGCTGCTCCTCAACGACACGCCGTGCCTCGGGGGCACGTCGACGATGTTCGACCAGCCGCGCGCCGGTGGCGGTGGATGGTGGAACCGCTTCGACGGCGGAGCAGCCCCCGACATCGTGCCGGTCTACCCGACGCCGCAGAATCCCATCATCTGGGCCTACGACAAGGAGCTCCTCTGTCCCGAGGAGGACGCCTACGCCACGCTCTGCACGACCTTCATCGCACCAACCCTGCCGACGATGGACTCCATCTTCCAGTTCGATGAGCCTGTCTTCACGGGCGATGACGCGGAGTTCTCCGTGGGGGATGTGTTGAGTGTTCCGGCAGCACCCGGTCTTCAAGTCGGTGACCCGGTGACTGTCGGTGCTCCTGGTACCATCAACACCATCCAGCTCGCGCTCAACGCGGATGATGAAGGTACTCCGAACACGTACTTCCTCGACATCTACCAGAACGACGTGTTGGTCTCGACGACGCCCTTCACGCTGAACACGGGCGGCTTCACCACGGCAGTCGGAGCTGCCATCCCAGTCCTTGGTGGCGACATCCTCACGGCGTTCATCCGGTCCAGCACCGGCAACGCGCTCGATGTCTTCTTCAACAGCGTTCTGGTCTCGCTCGGGCAGGCCGTCTCTTGGGCGTACGACACCGCACTTCCCGCAGGCACGTACTGCGCGTACAGGAGCCTTTGAGCCATGTCTAAAGAGCACAAACTTCACGGCCACACGACACACCAAGGGCTACGCATCGCCATTGAGAATCGGAAGGGCTCGGTGCGCTCCGGTGTCGACCGCGATGGGAAGCCGTGGCGAACCGTGATGAAAGCGCCTTACGGCTACATCCAGGGAACGCGCGGTGCCGATGGAGAAGAAGTAGACGCCTACGTCGGTCCGGTGAAAGACGCCCCGCACGCTTTCGTCGTCCATCAGCACAAGCACACCGGCAAGGGTTACGACGAAGACAAGGTGATTTTGGGTGTACGCAGCGAAGAGGAGGCGAAGAAGCTCTACCTCGCGCACTACAACGACCCGAAGTTCCTCGGGCCCATCTCGCAGGTCCCCATCGACCGCTTGAAGGCGCTGGTGGCGGAGAAGAAGCCCCTCGTCAAAATCTCCGGAGCGTCGCTCTCGGCGTTCTTCGACGAACTCGGTAGACTCGCGCAAGGGAGCGTCTGATGACGACGAAACGCCGCAGGGGCATTCGCTACTCGACCGCCACGGACATCGAGGTTCGCAACAACCTCAGCATCATCGCGCGCGAGCGCGGGAAGATTGTCCAGCGGCGTGAAGGCCACAACATCTGGCTCAATCTCGGGCGCGAGTACCTTGCGAGCTTGCTGGGCTACACGTCGTTCGGTCCAGACGTTCCTGAGCGCAACGACCGTGTGAAGTACATGGGTCTCGGCATCGGCGGGACGCAGCAACTCGCACTCACGACAGCAAACGCGCCGCCACTCGTCACGGCGTACCCCGGCTCGAATCTCCAGACGGACACCGACCCAACCGTCACCAGTCTCGAACGCCCAGTGCGCATCTCGGGTTCTTCAGCCCCCTATCCTGGTCTCGCGCCAGACGTGTGGCTCGGGCAGGTGCAGGCGCCTCCGGTGCACGTGACGTCGACGCAGGTGACCTTCAGTCGCCTCTTCGGGCAGCTGGACGTCAGCTACAATCCGTTCCTCACGGTGCCGCTGTCCGAGATTCTTCTCGTCACAGCTGTGGCGAATCCCAACGTGTACAACAACACGGGCATCGCCTACGACACGTTCGATACGCTCAGTAAGACCTCGGCTTTTCAGCTCGAGGTCGCGTGGACGATTCGCTTCTGACGGGAGACCTCCATGTTCCATCGGCTGGCAATTCCGAGTTACTTCGGTGGTCTCCCTGGCGGGTACGACTACATCAACAACGCAGTCTCCGGCACACCCGCATTTGCAGACGGACAGAAGGGCGGTGGACCGAACGTTGGCTCGTACTTCATCGCCTTCGGGGAGGACGCGACGAGCGCTGATGCGAATCGTCCTGCGCTCGCGCTTGCACAGAACACCGACTTCCTCGATGACCTGATGCATCGCGATTTGGCGCTTCCTGTGCGTCTCGACGGCACGGCGGTGGGCCCCGTTCCGAGCATCCTCATCACCGGTCCCGGCGTCTTCATGGGCGGCATCGGCGATACGCTTGAGGACCTCTTTCACCTGACCGACCAGAACGGCGACGACATCGTCGTCGGGGGCACGAAGGTCGTCGTGACGTCCGCGGTCGACTCCGGCCTCGTCGTCGTCGGCGGGGGCTTCTCGCTGGGTAACGTCACCGTCACGTTCAACCTCTCCATCCCCGACACGACGCTCTACAGCCTCTACTACGGCGAACGTACGAACCTCGCGACGCTGCCGGCAGACTTCCTCACTACGATGCGCATCCGCAGCACCATTGCTGTTGATGCGCAGGTCGAAGAGGTCTTCGCCGCCATCCAGGGGCCCATCTCAGCGGGCATCCCGTGGAACGCGGCGCCGACGACCACGCTCTATGACCTCGCGTGGGGAGGTCTCGACGAGCGCTACAGACACGCGACAGCGAAGGATGTCGGCTACCCCGCGTACCACCCCGCAGCAAATGCCCTCGATACGGCGGGTGCTGGAGGCTGGTTCACACGCACGACGGCAGGAGGGCCCGGAGTCACCGGCTATTCCACCATCGCGTCGGCAGGACCGACATCCTTCGGTACCAGCGAGCACGTCCTCGGAGGTCTTTGGGGCTCTGTCCTACAAGACCAGGTCGCCGTCGCCGCGGCGGGTGACCGCGCAGCTGTTTCGGCGGGCTTCGTGGCTCTTGGCGGGCGCATCACGACGGAGACAGAGCCCTTCCTCAACACACCTGGAATGTTCGGCTTCTACGCCGGCTCTCGGCGCGTGACGACGGGCGCTTCGTTGACGACGCGCACCGTTCTCAGTGCTGGCGCCTCAGTGACTCTCAACGCCGCAGGGTTGGTGCTCAACGGTCCGAACGACCACTTCTACATCCTCGAGAGCCTCGTGCCGATGTCTGCCTTTGCGCAGGGCGTCGACATCATCCGATTGAACGTCGGAGGCGTGCTCTACAACGTGACGATGCTCTCGTTGTCGAGCGCGCTTGCCGGCACGATGGCTTTCCTCGACGGTTCGACGCCGAACTTCCCGCCGGCGACGGCAGCAACCATCGTTGAGTGGGTGCGTACAGAGATGTTCACGTCGGACGGCGGTGCAGGCTACCGAGCGCTCAAGCTCGGCCTTCCTGCTCCGACGACGGACTTCCGTGGATTCTTCTGGTCCTCGCTGCCGAACGCCTCTGTCTCAGCGGTCAACGACAGTGAGTACGCGCGCTTCTTTGCGCGCAGCGATGACGGCACCAGCGCGGCCTTCGCATGGGGCGGCTACAACCAGTCCGGCGGCATCGCTTCTGGCTTCAAGTACATCGAGTACAGCTACTTGCTGGGTGACGGCAGTGCCAACATCCTCGGCGCGCTAGATGTCTTCGGCAATGCGACCTTCGGTCCCTCTTCAGCGGTATCGGTCCAAGACACGCTCGACGTTTTTGGAACGCTCACGGCACACGGCGCCGCCAATTTTGACGGGGCGGTGGAGTTCAACAGCAGTGGTGCACATGTGCCGCTCGCCAAGGATGGCTTCGAGGTCACCAAAGGGCTCGACGTCGCCTTTATTCGGTCGGGCCTTCACGAAGTGACGGGGGGTAGTGCGCCCGTCATCAACCTGGCGACATCGGGCAGTAACGGCGGCATCATTCGGTGGCTGCTCGATGGCACCAACCCGGTGGGCGCAAGCACCGTCGGGATGACTTTCAACAACTTTGCGTACGCATCCACGTCAGGCATCAACTACGACTCGGGACGGCTCACTGTCGCCATCCGCCGAACGAACACCAGCCGCGTCAACGGCGTGAGCTTCACGGTCACGGGCTACACCTCGGTCTTCAGCGGAACCGATGCCCTTTTGTCGCCCATCGGAGATGGCGCCGCCACGTACTATTGGGACGTCTATGAGGGAGTGGTCGCCAAGGACCGCGTCTTCTGGTCGGTTACCCGCTACACCGAGTGATTGGAGCGCACCATGTCTCGTCGAGTTCGCACAGCCGCCATCCCGCTTCAGGACTACGCCGGCGAAGACCAGGACCTGCTCATCACGGGGTGGCCTGGCGACCTTGCGACGCCATACGACTCCTCTGCGCCGGGCACTACGTTCGATGTGTGGACGTCGAACGCAAACCTCTTTGCTGATGGGAGCAGCCTTACTGCCCTCCACTGCCCCCTCTCGTATACGGCGGCGCTGGACGGGACTGTTCACCGCGTGCAGCTCTGGCGTCCCGTCTCGGGGGTGACCTACGCAATTCTCGGCGCGTACCTCGAAGTCTTCTACTTGGATGTCACAACGGGCGCAGTCGGGGGCGACGTCGACTTTCGATTCGATGCCGTTACCTCCGCGCTCGGACAAGCCGACCAACTCTGGGCGGACTCCATTCCCGGCGCAGACGCAGGATGGGACATCGTCTCTGTCACCGATACGCAGTGGACGCCAAACGTTGCGGGACGCTCGCAGTTCTTCCCTGCGGGTGTCGACGCCGCGCCCTTCCAACAGAAGCAAAACCTCATGTTCGGCAAGGGCACGCCGTCACTGTTCAACATGCCCTTCACGACAGGGCTTGGTGGAAGTGCTGACCGTTTCGCGCTCGGCATTTCCGGTTCTTGGGGTGGTGCGCTCTGTCACGTCGGCGCGGTGATGCACATCATCGTCATCCCGATGTCGGCACCGGACTACTAGAACGTCCTCTTGTCTGCGAGCGCGGGCAGCGTTGCTGCGTACGCTGCCAGGGCACCACGCAGTACGTCCGCGCTCTTCTGCAGCTGGGCCGGGCCGTCACAGACGCCCGTCCAGCGGCCAGTGCGGATGAGGAGCATGACAAGTGCGCCGAGCACGCTTTGCACTTGCGGGGAGACGCGCGTGGTTGTCTCAAGCGCGGCAGCTGCGAGATGAAATAGCGCGTTGAGCGCGAACATCTCGCTCGCATCCGTCTTCTTGAAGTCGAGCTGCGCATGCGCTTTACGTGCGCGTGCGAGGGAAAGACCACCATCGACGTTGCTCGCGAGATGCAGGCGCAGCGCCGTGAGCAGCTTCAAGAAGTAGGTCTTCAGTCCCTCATCCTTCACGGTCCAGTCCTCGGCTGCGATGACGTCAGCGAGCGCAAGCAGAATGCTGTTGCGCGTTGCCATGTCGGTGACGAGGGTGAAGGTCAGGTCCAAGAGCCAAGGACCGCTGTTGGCGTTTTGCCAAGCGGAGAGCACGCCGTCCTGTTGCTTCGCCCAGTCGGTCGCGAGGTCAGGGTTCTGCGCGAGAAATGTCAGCCAGTTGTCTTTTTGAAGGGCCATGTTCAGCTCGCGTCTACGAGGGCGGTCCAGACGTCATCGGGGAAGAAGCTCTTCAGCACTGCACTCGCTGCGGCGTCGGTACCGCAGATGAGGACGAGCATCTTGGCGAAGGTGAGCGCCGCAGCGTTGGCGACGATGAGTGTCGAGGCACTGGCGATGCGTTGTGCCTGTAGGATGGCGCGGCCGATGTTCGCAGCCGTCTGCACGTCTCCTTTTCCTCGAGCGCCCGTGCAGGCATTCGCGGGGAGCTGCGCGTCGGGTGTGGGGACATTTCCGCCGCGCGCGTAGACGTCGAGGCCTGTAAGGGCGCTGGTGAAGAGCGCGCCGACCGCGGGCGGCAGCTCTTTCACTTGCAGGCTGAGCAGCTTCTGCAGCGTGCCTACCAGGAGGCGTGGACTCGTGGTCTTTCCGAACGATACCGTAGTGTAGAACCACAGCATCCAGCGCGGGTCCGTGATGGCTGCGTTGGCAGCCTCCAGCGTCGGGAATTGCAGCGTCCACACGAGGGCTTCAGAGCAAGGAGCCAGCGGTCCCAAAACAGCACTCGGGTCGTGGGTCATGCGAGGTGGTCTCCGTTTTTCCGTTCAGGTACAGTCGACCCTAGCGTAGGGCACAGAGCTGCGGAAGTGATTCTACGCTTCCCAGCCGAGCCAGGAGATGAAGATGAATCAGCTCGAGGACATCCTGGTTCTTCCGACCGCACTTCTGGCGCTCGGACTCTTCATCGTATCCTTCACCATCCGCAAGTACTGCGAGGCCTTGTGGCCTGGGTTGTCGTCGAAGACGCCGACCACGCGCGTACAGCGCATCTGGGAAGGTGTCGTGCTTCCCACGCTCCCCGCGTTCCTGGGACTTCTCTTCTGCGGGTGCGTGTCTCCCGCCTTCTTTCCGTACCCGGCTGTCGTTGCTCAAACGGTCTCGCGCTTGCTGTACGGGCTCGGGACTGGGTGGTTCTCTGGTTGGGGCTACCGCGTGCTCTCGTTCGCGGTACTGCAAAAGTGGAACATCGCCCTCCCGGGTGACTCAACTCCGCCCCCGCCCGAGGAGCCCTGATGAACGCTGTGCTGCTGGCCGCCTTCGCTGACGAGCTCGCGAAGATTGCAGAGGTCACCACGACGTTGCTGCCGCATCAGCAGCGCGTCGTGTCGCGCCTTCAGCGGGAAGACCAACCGGGCCTTGTCGCCATTCACGGTCTCGGGTCAGGCAAGACGCTCACGTCCATCGCGGCGCAGGACGCTCTCCGGATGCCGGCAACCGTCGTTGTACCCGCGGCACTGCGGGAGAACTATGAGAAGGAGCGCGCCAAGCACCTGACAGGAGAGTCGCAGCCAGCAGAGCTTGCGACGCTACAGATGGCCGCGCGCCGCGGGTCCTTGCCGGCAAACCCGATGCTCATCGTCGATGAGGCGCATCGCCTTCGAGAGAGCGGTGGGAAGGGCGCGAAGGCGGTCGCGGACAGCGATGCGCAGAAGCGTCTGCTGCTCACCGGCAGTCCCTTCTACAACCGACCCAGTGACTTGTCACAGCTGGTGAACATCGCCGCCGGCGAGAATGTGCTCCCTGCCGACGAACGCGCGTTCAATTCTAAGTACGTGACCACGCAGGTCCAGAAGCCGGGCTTCGTGGACCGTGTGTTTCGCGGGGTCCAGCCCGGAGAGCGCGACGTGCTCAACCCTCGGAAAGCGCGTGAGCTGCGCGAAATCTACGGCAAGTGGACAGACTTCCATCCAGGGTCGACGGAGAACTTCCCCGAGGTCACGCGGCAAGATGTCCACGTTCCGATGACGCGCAAGCAGGTCGGCATCTACGACGCGCTGGCGGAGACGGCACCTCGACACATCATCGAGAAAGTGAAGCAGGGGCTCCCGCCCAACAAGCGCGAGGTGTCGGAGCTGAACGCATTCCTGAATGCCGTGCGTCAGACCACCAACAGCACAGCACCCTTCCAGCCTGAAGGCGGAAGCGCAGAGGAGCCGAAAATCGACATGGCCTTCCAGCGTCTCCAGAAGACGCTCGGCGACAACCCGCGCGCCAAGGCTGTCGTCTACTCGAACTACCTGCAGTCAGGCATCGCGCCGTACAAGCGCCGCCTCGAAGCGGCGAAGATTCCTTACGGCGAGTTCACGGGCGAGATGCCAGACGCCGCGCGCCAGCAACTCGTTCGCGACTACAACGAAGGGAAGCTGAGGGCGCTTCTTCTCTCATCGGCCGGGGGTGAGGGTCTCGACCTGAAGGGTACGCGCTTGATGCAGCTCCTCGAGCCGCACTGGAATGCTGAGAAGTTGAAGCAGGTCGAGGGCCGCGGCGCGCGCTACATGAGCCACTCGGGCCTGCCGCCGGAGGAGCAGAAGGTGCTCATCGAGCGCTACCTCGCGCAGCGCCCCAAGAACTTCTTCCAGCGCCATGGCATCGGCAGCCCAGGATTGTCCGCAGACGAGTACCTCGCGCTGCGGTCGAAAGAAAAAGAAGACCTCATTGGTCAGTTCCGCGAGCTACTCCCACAACAGAGGACTGCATGACCCGCATCAACTACGCAGCGTTCTTGGACGAGCTCGGCCACATTGCCAAGGAGGCCGCGGAGCGCGAAGGAGTGGACATCGGCGCCCTGCTCGGCAAGGGCGTCGAGCTCGCGGCGGCACACCCAGGAGCGACCGTTGGTGCGGCCACCGGTGGCTTGTCCTCGGACCGTGGCGACACGCTTGGTGGGATGGTCTCCGGGGTTGCCGCCACGAAGGGCCTCGAGCATCTCGGTCGCTACCTCGCGCAGGCGGGGCACATCTCGCCGGCGGTCGGTAAAGCGCTGGGCAGTCGTTGGGCTGCTCCGCTCGTCGGCACAGTCGCCGGGCGCGCCTACTCCGCTGGTAAACGCGCACTCACCCAGCCGCCGATGCAGCAATACGGCTACTACCCGCAAGGGTACTGAGCTTCGTGGGATAAGGGCTTCGGCGCGAACAACACGCCAGGAGGTTCCATGTCCGAAGAGCTCGTAAAGAAAGTCACCATCCTCACCGCCGCCCCCACCGTTGTCCCCATCGCGCAGATGTCGCTGATGCCGCTTGGCATCGAGCAGATGATGGGCTGGGTGGGAGACCACCGTCCGGAGTGCCTTCCCGACGACGCCTCGAACTGGAAGGCACTCTTCCCGCACGACCTGGAAGAGGAGGTGCCTCCGCAGCAGGAGGGCGGTGCGACGCTCTCGCGCGGGCTCACGGCGAATGAGCTCCTCGTCGAGCTCGCGGGCCGCAAGTGCTACGACAGCTTCGGGCTCAAGGCCGGCAAGAAGGGCAACAAGGAGTACATCCAGCACACACAGTCCGGCCCGGTGAAGCACTCGAGCATCCTCTACCACGCGAAGATGTCGTTCTTCTTCGGGGGCATCTCGCGCCGAGTGAGCCACGAAATCATCCGCAACTACGTCGGTGCCGACCGCGACGAGGAGGGCAGTCCGTCGCAGGAGTCGACGCGCTTCACACACCACTACGGCTTCTTCATCATGCCGCCGCGGTACTTGGACGAGGCGACACCGGACGCGCAGTGGATGCAAGACCACTTCGAGCGCGCCATGCAGACCTCCTACGACGCCTACTGCATGGCGGTGAACCAGGAGGTCCTGGCGTTCGAAGAGAAGCACGGTAAGAAGCCGACGAGCCTCGACAAGAAGCGCATCTACGAAGCGGCCTCGAGCTTCCTCCCGCACCAGGCCGAGACTAGTTTTGTGTGGACCACAAATCCCATGGCCATCGCAAAAATGGTTCAGGAACGCGCGGACAACGCGGCCGATTTGGAGATTCAACGCTTCGCGCGTACGTTGCGGCGCGTGGCTGTGGAGAACTGGCCTAATTTGTTCCCGCAGCCCTGGATGGGTGTGACCGACTAATGTTCGTGTGTCGTACCTGTCAGAAGCGCCGGCAGGAACGCCGACAGGCACGGCACCGGGAAAGAACTGGTGCCGTGCCTGTCGGCGTGCGTATGACAAGCACTACGCAGCTACCCATCCAGAGGCGGTACGCGCGAAACAGAAGCGCTATGAGGCGGACAAGCCTGCGCAGGCAAAGGCCCGTAAACGTCGATACTACCGACAAAACGCTTCGACGGAGAAGGCACGGTCTGCAGCCTACTACGCGAAAAATGCACTGAAGTACTCGTTTACGGCCGCACGCCGCAGGGCCGTACGAAAAGGACTTGCGTTTACTCTAGTGTTCGAAGACCTCGTGGTTCCAACGCACTGCCCTGTACTGGGAATCCGTCTTGCGAAGGGGACCCGGAAGCGGCACGATAACAGTCCCTCTCTTGACCGCCTCGTTCCAGAGCGCGGGTACGTGCCCGGCAATGTGGCCGTCATCTCGCTGCGCGCGAACACGCTCAAGAACTCCGGTACGGCAGAAGAGCATCGACACATCGCGGACTGGATGGACCGTATGACCAAGGAGAGTCCATGCCCGAAGAAGAGATGAAGAAGGACCTGGCATCGACGGCCGCGGACGTGCTCAAGGAGAAGTACGCGGAGGGAGTGCGCGCGGGACTGAAGCTCGCGGTCATCGTGCTCTCTCCGCATCTCCAGAAGCTCGACCATGCAGGGAAGGTGGTGCTCGGAGACGGACTTGACGCTCTCCAGCACGCCATCGACACGCACTGACACCAGGGAGGGGGCCGAGAGGTCCCCTCTCTTGTTTTTCTAGCTACTCTGCTCCGATGAAGAAGCTGCTGCCGCTCGTGCTGCTCCTGTCTGCGTGCACCCCTCTCATGCCGGCATCGTCGATGGCTTCACGCAGCACGCCGGTAGACCCGGAGTGCCAGCACCTCTCCGATGCGCACATGACCTACGGAGCGCTTGGAGCCGGCAGCGGTGCCCTCAGTGGTGTCGGTGGGCTGTCGGCAGCCTTCGGAGACAACCGCAGCGTCCAGCTCGGTCTCGGTCTCACTGCCCTCGTCTTTGGCGCGACAGCAGCGGTGACAACTTTCCTCGCGGCGGAGGATGCCAGCGCGTTCACGCAGCTCTGCACAATGAGCAAGTAGCTAGAAAAGAAGAGCCCCCGCCTTGCGGCGAGGGCCTTCTTCATCCCGTGTAGACGCTGCGTCGAAGTCGCTCGCGAACGAGCTGCGGGTCGTGTGCCTCCTCGAGCACCAGGAGACCAGCCTGTTCTGCGAGCGACAGGATGGACCCGTTGCTCGCAGATATCAGCCACTCTTCCTTGATGTCCATCAGGTCAGCCGGGGTTGGCAGCGTGGTGCACGGCCACTGACCCGCGGAGACGCCGCCTAGCCTTTTCCCGCGCCGGTGAGCTCGCGCACCTGGCCTTGGAAGGCCGCCGCATCGGCGATGGCCATCTCGAGCACGTCGCGCGGGGTGACGCCGTTTGTCGTGGCGATGGACTGCTGCAGCATGCAGAGAAGCCACATGCTGATTTGGGTGTTCGACTGGAGCGCAGCCGAGACGTCCTTGAGCGCGACGATGAGCTCGGCGTGCTGCTTGTCGAGAACGGCGCCTTGCTGCTTCTCGTGGTTGCCGACCAGTGCGAAGAGCTTGTCGGCCTGCGCATTCACTTGCGGAGTGATGGTGCCGACGTCTCCAAGGAGACGCGTGAGGAGGTTGATGACCTCGACACCCAGGTCGCCTGGCGCTTTGGTTTCTGCGCTGGCCGGCGCCGCAGGTGTACGTGGCGTGCGCGCGGTCTGCATCTTGGTGCCGGTAGCGCCGGCGGCTGCTGCAGCAAGACCTTCCGAGGAGACCGCTGGCGGCGAACCGGGGGCAGCTCCGACGGGTTGTTGTGTCTGCACCATCGCGGGCGCCGTTGCATTGGGAACGACGCCGTTCTCCGCGTCGAACTTCTGGAGCGCCTGAAGCACGCGTTGGGCGCGCACCCGTCGCTTGGGCTCGTCGTTGCCCGTCATCTCGAGCCAGGCCTTGTTCTCTTCCGGCGTCGCCATCGCGCCGAGCTTCTGCATCAGCATGCGCTGCACGAACGGCGTCAGTGCGGCGAGGGCGTCGAGGTCACGCGGTGCAGATTGCGGGGTCACTACCGAGTCAGCCATGTCCAATTTCTCCTGTGGTCCTTCGTTCACTTCTTCTTGCGGAGTTCGATGAGATGTACGTGTTTCTCCTGTCCAACGAGACAACTGATGACCTGCGGGTCGACGCAGTTGAAGCAAGCTCGCGGGTCCATCGACTTGGCGGGGCAGGTCAGCTGGCTCTCGACGACGCGGCGGTGGTCGATGAGAAACCGCATGATGGCGAGGCGCCAGTCATCGAGCGGATGCGGGGTGTTTGAGAGCTCAATCTCTCCCAGGACTGCCTGGATGAGCGCCTCGCGGCTCATGTTCGGCTTGACGGGCAAGTCACTGCGGCGCGCTAGCTGGTAGAGCTCCGTGTGGTTGTATTCAGCTAAGAGCTCGGAGAGGTTCATCGAAAGGCGTCGCTTCCTCCTCGAGGTTGAAAACCCAGAGGACTGTTCGTGGAGCCCCTTGTACTTTCTCCCAGAAGGACCGCAAGGTTTGTGAGTCGTCGATGCCACCCACGTCCTTGAGCGCGTCCTCTAGGAGTTTTGTCAGATTGCCTCCATCAAACTTCTTGTACCTGTTTTCCGCCTTTCCCTGCGCCCACCCCTTGTTCTCGATGTCGGGGCAGAAGAAGCGGATGACAACCAGGTACGGGACGTTGGGCTTGAAGAACAGCATCTCCCGAGTGAACTTGCTCGCGATGAGTGTCTTCGTTTCCGTCAAGAACTTGGTGCCCTCGGTGGTCAAGCGCCGACCGCCACCGACCATTTGACCGCTGCGCAGTCGCTTCTTCGGGACGTTCTCGTAGGCGTTGTTCGAGGTGGGTGGCAAGTACGGAAGCTCGAGCCGAATCATCAGCGACCTCCCCCTCGCCAGCGCCCGTCATTCTGGCCTCCCTGACCACCACCGCGTCCCATGTTGCCTTCTCGGTTGCCGCCCTCACTCTCGGCTTTGCGGTTCTCGATTTGGCGCGAGACGGTCTTCAGGTTGCGGTCCAGGCTCTCGACCCACGCATCGAGCTTGATGCGGTTCTGTTCGTACTCTTGCTCTTCCAGGCGCAGCGCGCGGTAGCGCGGGTCCATGCCAATGTCGTCCTCCATCTCGGAGGCCGTCATCTTCTCGTTCTTCGCTGCGGTCTTGTTGTACTCGCGAAAGCCGGTTCGCTTCTTGATGGCGATGTCTTCCATCTCGTTGCGAACCTGGAGCAGTATCGAGCGAATGTCGGCCAGAAGGCGAACAGAGTAGTTGTACCAGCGCAGCTGCGCCGCGAAGACGGTCGTGTACGTCTTGATGTCGGGCGCGAGCAACGCCTCCGTCGTGACCTCTGGACACGCGACATCCGGCTCGACGGCGGGCTTCATTCCCTTGGACGCCAGCCATGCGTTGACGCGGTCGATGGTGTGCCAGTGGTTTTGGATGGCGGTCGTGTCTGCTTCGCCGATGCCGACGTCTTTGGGTAGAGCGAGACCGCCAACTTGGGGTTCACGCATGGGTCACCTGTTTACGCGAAGGGTCAGTGGTTTTTGTGCCTTCTGCGCGTTGAGCAGCGCGCGCGGCTGGCAGACGTGCGCCCACGGGCAGAACTCGCAGATGATGGTTTCTACACGCTCCGGCAGCTCGTTGCGGGCAGCGAAGCCGTGCACTTCTTGGATACGCGCTTCCACTTCGCGCCAGACAGCAGGTTGGAAGTGTATGAGCCAGGGTGCCTCCGAGTTCGTGTTGTTGTTGTTCCCCTTGTTCAAGTAGAAGAACCACATCAACGGCAGGTCGAGACAGGCCATGTAGAGGTGGACCTGCCGTACGTGCTCGGACTTCGGGGCCTTCAGGTCCTTGAAGCCGTCAGGCGCCTCGCTCTTGATTTCAAGACCAATGCGCAGCACCACCAGTCCGGTTGTGCGCTCGCGGAAGGTGAACACACCGTCTGCGGAGGACTGGATGTTGTAGTGTGCTGCGAGTGCCTGGTGCTCCGGGCCGCAGGGGACCTCGTCTTGGAATTCCATGACGAGTCCCTCTTTCTCCGCGAACTCTCGCGCGAGACCGAGGGCATCCTGCTTGGCCATGTGCTTGGCCATCTTGTGGAAGTCGTCCTGCATCATCTTGTGCAGGGCGTGCCCGACCTTGAACTTCTGCTTCCAGAACTTCGGAACGCGCCCGTTCTTCGGGTAGTCAAGCAGCGAGTACACCGACTTGCGCATGCAGGGGTAGAGCTCAGAGGCGTGGATGCCCGGGGGCCGGTACTTGTCGTCGGTGTCCTCGACGACGAACTCGTCGTACATCGCGGAGAGACGCTTGGCCTGGTTCACTCTTCGGATGATTTCGTCTTCAGGCCCGTTGAGGTCTGCGATTGACGCGAGCGGCATGTAGCTCCTTGAAGTCTTCGAACGGTACGACCACAAATCGGTCGCGCAGGGACTTCGACCCACGTTCACGGAAGTCGATGATGAAGGCGGGACGCTCGGCTCCTTGGAGTTCGCCGTTCAGCTTGTAGAGCTCGTCGAGCTGCAAGGAGAACGAGTTGGCGTACGTGAACTTGGCTTCGTAGCGGGCGACGTTCTTGAGGCGGAGGTCGCTCTTCGCGCTGTCCTGGTTGCCTGACCCAGGTTGCCTTTGCATCCCAAGCTCTTCTGCCAGTTCCAGCTCCTGCTTTAGTGACAGGCGTTGGTTCTTTCGGAGAGCTTTGCGACGCGGCAAGGGTCCGGTTACGAGGGGCTCGAGCTCGACGTCGAGAGCGTTGCCTCCGGGTCGTGAGAGACAGCGCGCGCATAGGCGCTCAGCCTGTCCAGCGTGCCCCCCGACGACGAAAGCGAACAAGAGACCCCCAGGAGTCCCGCACACGGCGCAGGGCTCCTGGGTCTGTTCAACCGTCAGCGATAGGCGCACTCGATACCCCGCGCGCTCAGCACCGCACGGCGGACTAGCAGCTCGAGCTCGAAATCTTGCAGCATCATCCCGGCGAGCATCTCGGTGCCGGCGAGGTTCGCCAGCTCGGGGTACGGCTCTCCAGAGAAGGGGTGGAGGACGGTCACGCCCGCGCTGTCTTCGCGGATGACGCCGGATTGGATGCCAGCGACGATGACACCGCGTTGGTCGAACGTGAGCGGGATGTTCGGGTCGTTGCGTTCGGCAGGGTTGGCAGGGAAGTGGAAGTCGAATTCGCCGGTGATGCCCTCGTGGAGCCCGGCCTTCCCCTTCAGCACCTCGTAGACGACGCTCTTGCCGACCTGGACCCTGCGCGTGCGCTTCTCCTCGCTGAGCGCGCCGCCGGTGACGTTGACCGACTCCTTCTCCTTGCTCCCCGGCTTGATGAGGATGTCGATGAGCTTGCCGTGCTTCGCGGCCCACGCGCCGACGGGAGCGTAGTCGGGGAGGTACTTCTGGATGTGCGGTAGGGCCTCGGCCTTCTTGGCGTTGGCGCGCACCTGCGAGGTGAAAATCACGGTCGTCGGGTTGACGCCGTAGTACCCGGTCGTGCCGTTGAGGTAGTGCTGGAAGAAACGCGTGAGCATGCTCGCCGCCGCGGCACGCTTGGCGCCTTCGTCCAGGTCCTTGCCTGCGTCGGCCTCGGGAAGAACGGCGGAGACGGAGTCGAGTCCGCAGATGTCGAACGCCTTGCTTTCGAAGCAGTCGAGCAGTGCGCCGAGCAGCTCTTCGCCGTTGGCACCACGAAGCAGCATCACGCGCCCTACGGTCTTGGCGCGGAAGCTCTTCAGCTCGTCCTTCGAGAACGGCGGCCACCCCCGCAGTTTCCGCTCGGTGACGCGCTCCTCAATCATGTCCTCGGGGATTGCAATCTGCATCCCGCATTTGCGCATGAAGAAGTGGTCTGGTGCCGCCTCGCTGACACCCAGAGCGACCACGGACGCGTTGCCGTAGAGCTTCTGGTTTAGCGCCATGTACTTGTAGAGGAGGAACGTCTTGCCGGCGCCATCAGGACCGGAGAGGTACGTGAGGCCTCCGCTCGGGAGACCTCCGCCGGTGTCGATGTCCAGCGACATCACGCCTGACGGACGCCGGAGGAAGTAGGTGTTGGGCGCCTCGTGGATGTCTACCATCACCTGCGCGCCCTTCACCTCGGGGTTGCGGTTCATCTTCGTCTCGAGCGCGGCGACCTTCTTGTTGATTTCTGCGAGTGTCGGCTTGGACATGGTGTTCCTGTGGCTGGCGTAGAGGGTGGTTGAGCTACTTGGTGGACTTCGTTGCTTGCTCGAAGGGCTCCGAGCCGTGCACCGGACAGAGCAGCACGCGGCCCTGCCTCACCGGCGGCTTGCCGCACTTCGGGCAGCCCTGTGACGCCAGCTTTGCAAGCTGTTCGTCGTCCGTGCCCTCGTCTACTGCGAACTTGTCAATCGACATCGCGCACTCCCTTCTTCTTGTTGAGCCCGTACCGTTGCCTGATGGCCGCGGTCAGGGCGGGTCCCTTCTTCATCGTGAGGTAGACCTGCGTACGGAGGCGCGTTGGAGTTGCCGGCGGCGGTGCGTTCGCTCCGCGTAGCAAGTTCGCCTCGTACGTCTTCTTCGTTCGGATGGTCGCGTAGACCGTGCCGAGGCCGCGGAGATGAACTGCGTCTCCCTCGGCCAAGGCCCGAATCACTTCGTAGAGAAACGCGTGCGTGATGGCACCAACATGCTTGGCGCTGAAGCCGAGCTGGCTTGCGGTGCGCGCGTCGAGGTCGCTCTTGAGACGAGCCACCGTCTTCTTGTTCATTTGGCCGTGTTCCAGGACTTGCCGATACCGATGGAGACGTCGAGCGGCACGGCGAGCTCCGTCGGGAAGGGGTGCTCCATGATGTGCTTGATGTGCGCGCGCGCCTCCTGGGCAGTCTCCTCCGGGCACTCGAACATGAGCTCGTCGTGCACCTGCATGAGCATCTTGCAGCCGTAGAGGTAGTCGAGCTTGGCGCTGTGGCAGGCGAGCATCGCCAGGCGAACGGCGTCAGCGGCAGTCCCTTGAATCTGGTTGTTCACCGCCTTTCGCTCTTCGCTCCAGCGGTCCATGTTGTTGTGCGAGTTGATGGCTGGGTGGAAGCGTCGGCGGCCGAGGAGCGTGAAGGAGTAGCCGGTCTCGCGCGTCTCCCCGATGGCGTCGTCGTAGAACTGCTGCACTGCCGGGTAGGTCTCGAGGTAGGCACTCATGATGGCGAGCGCTTCGTCCTTCGTGATGCCCAGCTGCCGCGCGAGCTTGTTCTCCTTCAGGCCGTAGTTCATGCCGAAGGCGACAGACTTGATGCGATTGCGTGCTTCGAGCGCGAGCTCGTGCAGCCGCGTCTTGGCCTCCTTCGAGAGCTTGCCGTCCTTGACCTGCCCATCGATTTTCTTCGCCTCTTTGATGAATTCGTAGGTCAAGTCGAAGTCGTACTGCTTCTTGTAGAGCGGGCCGAACACCATCGCGGCGTTGCCTATGTGGATGTCTTTGCCGTCCAAGAAGAGCTGAATCATGTCCCGAGCACCCTCGGGGTTCTTGTCTGTCACCGTCGCGCAGGCCAGCAGTCGCATCTCGAGCTGCTCGTAGTCGCCGACGATGAGCATGTTCCCGTCTTCTGCCTGGAAGCCCCCGCGCAGCTTGAACTTGTCCTTGTCCGGCTGCGGGATGTTCTGGAGGTTCGGGTCGGAGCTCGAGAGGCGTCCAGTGCGTGCGACGTCTTGGTTGAAGCGCGTGTGGATTCGACCGCGGGAGTCGTAGTGCTTGTTCGCTCCGTCGATGTACGTGCCGATGAGCTTCGAGAGCTTGCGGTGGCGCAGCATCAACGCTGCCATCGGCTCTTCGTGCTCGTAGTGTTCGAGGAAGCCCTTGTCGATGGAGGGTTGCTTGATGCCGGTCGCGCCGCCCTTCGTGGACGTCAGCGGGCGCAGCCCCTTCTTCGTGATGAAGTAATCACAGAGGTGCTGTCTGGAGTTCGAGTTGAAGAGGGGGTTGCCCGAGAGAAATACCATCTCACGGTTGAGGTCATTTACCTCTGCGCCCATCGGACCGCGCAGGCTCTCCATATACGCCCGATTGACGTACACGCCGTTGCGCTCGCACTCCCACAGGACGCGCGTGAAGGGCGCCTCTGTCTTGAAGAAGACGTCGGACATCGTCGCCAGCCACTGCGGATACAGGCTGTAGACGTTCGTCGCCTCGAGCTTCTTCTTGAGCGCTTCGAAGAGCTTCATCGTGCCGTACGCGTCGTTCGAGGCGTACTCGACCAGGAGGGGCAAGTTGGTCTGGTGTGCGCGATGGAGCATCTCGCCGACGGACTCGCGCCGTTGCGGGATGATGATTTCATCCGGCTTGCCGGGACGCGACACCACGCGGTTGTGCTTGGAAGAGTCGACGACCATCTGAGGCTTGAAGGTGTCGAAGAAGTCGGACCACCGCCAACCCAGCACCTGCTTGGCCATGTCCTTGAGCGCGTGCGAGTCCTCTTCGTACAGCAGCGCGTGCATCACGGAGATGTCGTAGACGTGCCCTGCGAGCTCCATGCTCTCGGCGCGGTTGTTCGCCAGCATGTGCATGTCGAACTTCGCGTTTGCCAGGACCCAGGCCTTGTTGGTGTCGGCGAAGGCACGACGAAAGAGCGGCATCGTGGACACCGGCATGCACACGCGCGTCTCGTCCCAGGAGAGTGACCAGAAGAGGGGCTCATCCGCGTGAATCGACAGACCTGTAGTCTCGGTGTCGATGGCCACTACGGGCTGGTCCATCACCTCACGAATGAGACCATCGAGGCCTTCGCTGCCCAGGTCGAACCAGTGGGCAGATGGTAGCTCTATGTTCCAAGCCATATAAACCTCGTGAAGTGAGGGCCCACCCGAAGGTGGGCCCCTGTGTCATCAGGCGTACTGCTTCCCGGTACCCGGGTCAGCGACAGGCCCAGTCGGCTGCGTGTTCGGCACCGGACCGAAGAGCTCCTCCTGTGTCGCCATCGGCGTCGGCTTGAACAACGTCACGAGGTCGACAGGCTTCGCGATGTCGTTGTACTCCGGTCCGAGCAGGTACGGCGCTGACCACCGCGAGACCTGGAGAATCTTCTTGTTGTTCCCCACGTCGACGAGCGTGACGTAGAGGTCGACATCGAAGACCGAGGCGCGGATGCCCTCTTGTCCGCGTTGCGAGCAGGGAAGGCACTCGTAGATTTCCGTGAGGAGACCGACATTCTGGCAGAGGGCGCACGTGACGTCCTTGTCCGTTGTGTCGAGAATCTCCTTGTTCGTCATCGTGGTCGATGACATGTCGATGACCGCCTCGCCGCAGTTCGTGCACAGCCACGCGAGGCTCTGGATGCAGTCGACGGTGCCGCAGCGTGCGCAGCTCCGTCCGACGTTCGGGTCGATGCTGCGGATGACCTGGAAGTCGGAGAAGCTCATCGGCCAGTGACGCGCGTCACCGACCTTGGTCTCCTTGTTCTCGCGGCACCACTGGCAGCCCTGGCCGACGCACTTGAGCCAGTTGAAGTACGGCTCCTTGGTGCTGCTGCTGACCTTGACTTGTCCGGTGGTTGGGTCGCGTTGCTCGACCTTGTGGTACTTGCCGAAGTCGAAGATGCTGAGCGCGAACTTGTTCTGTTTGCTCATGCGCTGCGACTCGAGACGGCCTTCGCTGTTGCGCGCGCAGGTCGCCCAGAAGATGTCGCAGCCACGGCACGGCCGCCGAAGGTCCTTGTAGCCAGCGAGAGCGCCCGCGCTGCAGATGCAACTCTTGTTGCGTCCGCCGTCGAAGTGCTCGATGAACTTGATGTAGGGCATCTCGACGTCTACGACGAGAGGCTTACCGTCGTCGCCAATACGCACGTCGGGCTGCAGGTACTGTCCAGGACGCAGGCGGATGCGGTCCGTCTCTGCGACAGGCGGCTTGTACTGGTTGATGAAGTAGGGCACTCCGCCCTTGCCGCTGCGCTGCGGGCGGCCGTTGGTCGCGAACTTCTCACTCATCTGGCGGAAGTTGCCGACTGCACTTTTCCCACGAGAGTCTTTTCCGAAGGCCATGTGTCCTCGTCAGTTCTGTTGAAGTTTTTGGCTGATGTACCAGGGCAGGAAGAACGGCGCGTTGTCCAGAGCGGTGTGTATCTCCTCGGCGGTCAGGTAGTTTGGCTGGTCTGCTTCGTAGCCCACCAGACGGACTGGGAGGCTTTTCGACAGCAGTAGGCAGGTAGGGAGGATGGCGTTATATCCGGCTTCGTCATTGTCGAGCATCACGAAGACTGTTGCTCCGAGACGTTCGAGCAACCACAGTTGCTCTGGTGCGAGGTAGGAGCCTAGCAGGGCCACCGTGCTCCTTATGCCCGAATCGACGAGGCGCATGCAGGCCTTGAAGCCCTCGACGAGGACAACGTATCGGTCCTTCGGTTCGGTGAACAGAACCTGCGGCAGCACGTTCTGGTAGTTCCAGAGCATCGCGCTCTTCTCCAGCTTCCTCTCCGGAAGACCCCAGCGCAGGTACTCCTTGTCGTAGACTTTGTAGCGGGGTTTCACTCCTTTCTCGATGGCGCGTCCGCTGATGCCGATAAGCCTGCAGTCCATGTCACGCAGCGGGAAGGTGATGCGCTGGTGCACGCGGTCGAGACCGATGTCCAAGTGCCGTATCACCTCGGCGCTGTACGGGGCGTCGATGCGTCCGTCGTCGTCAATCTCCGGCTCGAGGAGTTGCTGCGGAATGGTGTCGAAGAGACCGAGGAACTGCTCTTCGAGAGGCGCATCGCTTGAGGGCGACCGCGGGCGCGCGGGGTCTGGACGAGGCGGTGCGTTCTTTGCGACCTCCTCCAGCAAGTACGCATTCCTCGTGAACTCAGTGGTGGGTGCCCCTGCTTCACGGAGGAACTTGCGAAGACCGCCGCCGAGATGGCACGAGTGGCACCACCAGAGGCCAGTCATCAGGTTGAGGTAGAAAGACGGGCCCTTCTCTTCGCGGCCGTCCGCCTTTCGGTGGAACGGACAGACCGCGTTCAGCTCGGCGTTGCTCGTCCTGCGGTACTTCGAGAGATACGGCGCGACGACGCGCAGGACTTCTTCTGCGCTCACTGTGGTCCAACCTCGCGCATGTTCGCGTTCGGCACCGCTGCGGGTGCACGGAGGCCCCCCTTCTTCCTCGCTTGCTTCGCCTGCTTTGCTTGCTCCTCGGCCTCTTCGGCTTCCGCTTCAAGGGCCTTCTGGATGTCACTCTCGGTCAGCTCAGAGTGGTAGCTAAAATCACGCGCGGGCACGCCGTTGATGCGAAAACCGTGGAGTTTGAACTCGCGCGAGCCGCCAACCAAGATGGACACCGTCGGGCTGTTCTTGTCGGCGATGACGCGTGCAGCGAGTGTGGCGTCCTGACCGATGGCGTCCGAGTAGGCGATTTCCTCGAGGTTCGCGGCGCTATGCCCCGCTGCCTTTCGGTTCGCCTGCAGGGTGCAGATGACAGGCACCTTCGTACGCAGAATCATGGCGCGGAGTCCGCGCGAGATGTTCATCACGCGCACGTGGTCAGCAGTGCCCTTCTTCGCTTGCTCATCGGACAGGAGGTACATGCCGTCGACGAACAGGATGTCGGGCTTGTACTGCTTGACCTTGCCCTCGAGCCACGCAACGGTGTCTGCGCCGGGCGCAACGTCGGCGCCAGCAAGTACAGTCATCTGCTGACTCATCAGCAAGTCCTGTTCGACCGCCGCGGTCAGCATCTCCAGCTCGTGCAGCTCCGCATCGCTGAGCGTGCCAGTGGTGATGCCGGAGTAGTCCAGGCGACAGATGCAGGCGGCAACGCGCTGGTAGAGATTGTCGGGTGTCATCTCCTTCGTGTAGACGAGGAAGCGCTTCCCGTTCTCGAAGGCCCATGCGATGAGGGCGCACAGGACCCACGTCTTCATGTTCTTCGGACGGCCGTAGAACACCACGTAGTCGTCGGGCTGGATGCCCTGTGTGGCGCGGTTGAGAACCTCCCAGGGCCACTTCATCGTGGAGAAGTCGTGCCCGTCTTTCATCATGCGCAGGCGGTTGACGAGACGGCTCAGGGCGGGGGCCATGAAGACGTCGGTGTTGCCGCGGCTACCCAGTGCGATGAGGCCTTGCAGCTTCGCCTGCAGCTCTGCAAGCGCGGCTTCTGGCGCCTCTAGCGGAGAGCTGATGCGGTTCGAGCAGGCCACCAGTGCTTCGGAGGCTTGCGTGTAGATGCGTGCGCGTCGAACTTCAGAACAGAGTGCTTCTGTGGTGTACGACGGATGGGCATCGACCCCGGTGAACTGGCCGAAGTGGCGTTCAGTCGCGGGGATGTTGATGACTGACCCATGTGTGCCGGGGTTCGAGTAGTAGTTGAGGATGTAGTCCCAGTACGTGCGAGCTGCGCCTTGCACGAAGTCGTCCTTCGTGATGCCGAACTTCAGCACCGGCTCGATGTCGCCGGTGGTCAAGATACGCGTGATGAGCGAAAACTCAGCGGACATCCATCTCCCTTTCGAGGTTCAGGTGGCGGGGCACTGGTCTTATCCCGGTGGCTAGAAACTGTTTGCGGAGACGCGCAGAGCGGGCGGTCAACTTGGCCGGTGAAGGGCCAAAGGTCAACTGTCCGCTCTGCGCTACTACCTGTTGTGGTGTTTCTTACAGGCACCACAATCCATTGCGGCTACGCCGGCGTCGCGAGATGTGCGCCGAGTCCGCCTTCGCCATCGCCGTCTGCGTCACCCTGCGATGGCTGCGGACGAACGAACTGACTACCGGAGACATCCTCACCTCCGTCGATGAGGTGCGTACGCCCAAGGTCTATTTCCATCAGCGTGCGGAGCTCTGCGAGCTTCGACAGCGTTGCCGGAGACCACGACGTCTGACGTGTCCAGCCGTGCGTGTGCCCCGTTTCACGGTTGACGAACGCCGCCTTCGCGACGAGCGCCACGGTGGCGCCTGTTAGGTCGCAGGTGAAGTCTCCGACGACCAGCGCGTCGAACATCGGTGTGCCTCGAATCATGCTCCCTCCTTGGGCGTCCTGGCGACGGGCATCAAGGTCTCGAAGCCCTCGTTCATGAAGTCGAGTGCGATGCCGAAGGCCATTTCCGCAGCGCGACGAACAGTCTGCTCGTTCTGGTCACACTGCACCGTGACGATGGCCTTGATGGACAGCTCGCCGAAGTTGACCTGTCGTCCGATGTTGAACCCGATGTTGGCGTGCGGTCCAGGCCCCGGCGTGTAGAGCGCGGTGAGTGGGTCGAATTGCTGGTCGCGCAAGACCACGGGCTTCTCGCCCTTCTTCTCTGCGGTCACCACGGCCCTCACGCCAGGACCACTTTGTCTGGAACGTGGTAGCTCGGCACCTCTTTGCGGACGACCGCTGCGACGGCGGGTGTGACGAGTCCCTGCGCGATGGCAGCTTCGATGCGGGCCTTCTCGACGCTGTACTTGGCGACAGTGTCGATTTTCCCACCGAGCTTCATGAATTCGTCGCGCCCGACGGCGTTGTAGAGAGCTTCGGCGTCGTACTTGGTCGTGTACTGGTAGAGGTCGAAGTCACCGCAGCTCGCCTCTTTTTCACGGCACGCGCGCTCGGCCGCCTCGAGCGTCGTGTTGTACCTCTCGACGTACTCGGCGTACTCGGCGAAGACGTCTGCGTGCATCTCCTTGAAGCCCTGCAGCTCGGCCTTCGCGTTCTCGAACTCGACGACTTCAGGCACCGCCGTGATGTCGACCTTCTTGATGTCTCGCTTCTTCGCAGCCATGGGGCTCCTCACTCGTCGTCGAGTGCTTGTTCCGAGATGTTGACGATGTCGTCGATGGTGTACGGCGTTTCTCGTGCCTTCAGGCGAATGCCGTGTGTCTCTTTGAGGTACTCCTCGTAGACGCGCGCGGCCTTTCGCACGTCCGTCACGAACTGGCGGTAGGGGCTGTCGATGTCCTTGTCGTCCTTCTTCCGCAGCACGTATGCGGGGTGCAACGTGGGGATGAACAAGTAGTCGACCTCGCCTTGCTCGACGGGATAGGTCAGCGCGTCCTTGCGTCCGTGCGCCCATTCCTTCTTGCCTGTCAGTACGGGCTTGAAGTGAGCGCCCGGGATGGAGATGCGGTAGTCGTCACCGCGCTCCTTGGTGATGCTGATGCCGCTACCGGCGAGCGCGCGCGTAGACTCTGCGCCCAGGCCCACGATGACGACGGGGTCGACGAGGTAGATTTCCTGCTGGAGGCGGGGGAGACATGCCTTCACTTGTGATGTGGTCGGCGGTTCATCGCGGAACATCTGACGTGGCGGGCCGCGCCGACGTTGGAAGAAGACTGGTTGTCCTGCGGCGTCGACCTGTGGAGAGCAGGACCGGCACGCCACCAGATTGGTCAGGTAGAAGTCCTCCACCTGGAGCGCCTTGAGCACAGAACGCAAGAGCGTGCCGGACTTTCCACAGAAGGGCTGTCCGGCCTGCTCCTCGTTGTCTCCTGGACCCTCGCCGATGAACATGATGCTGCGGAGCGTCCCCGTCCCGAAGACAAAGTGGCCGTTGCGCGCGATGCGCTGTTCACCCAGAGCGCAGGCGCTGCAGTCCTTCCACTCGTCGTAGAGGACCTGTAACGACTTCTTGTACGAGGGGACCATCAGCCTCGCCGCTGCGGTGGCTGGGGCAATGGACCGTTGCCGGGAAGCACGATGTCGAGCTTCGCTGCGCGTGAGCGTTGGGACATCTCCTGGACGTTCTTGATGAAGCCGAGGTAGGTCTTCTTGTCGTCTTCGTGCATCTCGTCGATGACGTAGAAGAAGTCGTAGCTCCGCATGTTCACGGTGACGGGGTGCACCGTGAAGTCGAGCGCCGTGACTACCGGGTCGCGTGCGAAGGCCATTGCCGGCTTGCCGTCTGCGCCTTGCACTTGAACAGGGCGGAGCGGCGAGAAGAGGTCGATGGCGCTGCCGAGACGAAGAACTGGCGTCGCTTCTACGGCGTCGGCGAGCTCGCCGTTGCTCAGCTCTGCGCGGTCCCCTTCTTCGAACTGCAGAAGTCGGCCGATGATGCAGCGGTTGCCGCAGACGAACACAGCCCACTTCTCTTTGACGTTGTGTCTGACTTCGCTCAGGGACGCGCCGTTGTTGTCCATGTGTTTCCTTTGCCTTTACTGGTTGGGTGTCCGAGCAGCTCGTAGTGAAACGGGCCGCCGTCTTCTGGCGACCATTCGCGCAGATGCTGACGGAGACGTGTGCACATCCCTATGAAGGGTCCGATGTCGTCTTCGAAGAACACGACGACCGGCTCCTTCTTGCCCTCGAGCGCGCGCAGTACGCGGCCCATCAGCTGCTGCAAACTGCCCCTGCTACGGATGGGTTCGAGTACCAACACCGTGTCGAGGCTCTTCTCGTTGAGGCCCTCACGCCCGTACTTTGAGATGGCGAAGGTGACCTGCTTGGCGCGCAACATCGCACCGCGTTTCTTGGCGGGCACCTTGTGAATCATCAAGCCTGCGGTGCTGGGCACCGTCAAGAGCTGCTTTAGGAATTCACTACGCTTCTTGTTCCAGATAGCTGCGCACTTCTTCCAGACTTCGTGGCGCGTCAGCATGAGCTCGATGGCGTTCTTCTGGCTCTGGAGACTTTGTGCCTTGACCGACGTCTTGTCCGCGAGCGCCGCGAGCTTTCCGATGGTGACGTGCAGCTGCTTCACCGTGCGCTCGTAGTCTTTCGCTTCGAGCTCTACCGGTGGTTCTGTTTCACCCACGTCCTGCGCAGTGGGGAAGGGGATGTCGCTGTAGAGCGAACTCTGCTTGTTCCACGCACCAAGCAGATTCACCAGCGCGTCAACAGACTTCGAGAGGACCAACACCTTTCGATTCTGCGCGGTGGCCAGCGTGATTTGGTCGAGTACGAACTGGATGCGTGGCGGCCACTTCCCGAGAAAGGCGGCCACCTTGCCGATGTGGAGCTCACCGTTGACGTCGCGTGTCTCCTCTTGGACCCTCGTGTCTGTCGGGTCGAGTGCGAGTCCTGTCCAGATGAAGTAGATGCGCGGCTTGAGGTCCTGCTTGAGGTTCTTGTAGAGCGTCGGACCGATGTGGAAGTTGTAGATGACGTGTCGGCCATCTTCACGGTCAGGCGTTGCAGTCAGGCCGAGGCGGTAACCATAGAAGAGGTCGGCGCTGCGAGAGAACGTCGGAGCTGCGACGTGGTGAGCCTCGTCCCAGACGATGGTGCCAAACCAGCGGCGGACCTCCTCCGGCATCGTCTTCGCGTGCGCAGCCAGCGAGTGGTACGTCGCGATGACGACAGACTTCTTCCAGTCGAAGACCTTGCCCTTCATCAAGCCGATGCCGCCAGGCACGTCCAGGAACATCGCGATTTCTTCGCTCCACTGGCGAATCAGCTCCTCAGTGTCGAGGAGGATGAGTGCCGGTGTTCGCCGGCGAGCAATGAAGTCGAGCGCAACGACTGTCTTGCCCGAGCCGCACGCCAGCTGGAGAACGCCGCCGCGACCCTGAAGGAGTGCGCGCATCGCGTCTTGCTGTACAGACTTGCCCGTCGGTACGAGCTTGCCCCCGCGCATCTCGTGGTCGAGCTGGATGCGGCTGTTGATTTCCACTTCCGGGAATGTCTGGGGGCGGCAGTCCACGACGGGGAAGAGGAAGTCCTCAGGAAGCCAGAACTCGCGGGGCAAGAGCAGGTGGTGCTCTGTCTCCTTGTAGAGCGTGAACGGGAGCGGATTCTGCTGGTCGTTCGTCTGAAAAGTGAGGGCTCTCTTCAATCCTTCGGCGTTCACCTTCGACTTCGGTACATAGAGGACGCTGTCGAGATACCCGATGTCCGGCTTGCGAATCAGAACGTTCATGCAGGTCCTAGAGTGAGTGACGAGCCCCGGACTAGCCGGGGCTCCTGTGTCACCGGTTCGGCGGAGGCGGTCCTTTGAGCGTATTCGCGTCGAAGTGATGCGCGATGGTGTGACCGACGGACTTGAAGATGGCGCGCAAGACCTCGCGAAGTACCACTGACCAGACGGACTCGCCAGGTGCGCGTTGCTCGGGCGCGGTCAAGTAGCCCGGCATCATGTAGTTGAGCTGGAACTGCTGCGCTGGGTACAGCGCCCCGGGTATGGGCGGCTGTGCGTAGTGGGGTTGTTGTTGCTGTTGTGGCTGAAAGAACGGGCGTTGTTGCTGTGGCTGAGCCATCGCGGCTTGGCGCGTTTGTTCTGCTTGTAGCGCACTCGCTCGGAGATACGCGTTGAACGGGATGGACATCCCGGGTGCCAGTTGTGGTTGGCCCTGCTGCGCCTGCGGCTGCTGCTCCGGAGGGCGAAGTAGTGCTTGTGGCGCTATCAGACGGTTCGCTGCCGTCGCGGCGGCTGTTCTTGCTCCGCACGCGTCGTAGAAGTCGCAGCGTTGACGCACACGCAACTGCGTGACGGGATGCAGGTACGTGGGGTCAGGGCCGCCCGCGCAGTGCGGTACGGCAGGGTCGTGCTCTTTGCCGAAACAAGCAGGAATGCTGCCTGCGCTCATGTTATCCTCCAGGACTAGCCGTCGCTGTCCGATTCTCTTATGCCAGCAGTGCCGTTACTGTTGCGCGTGAGCTGAAACGCCGGGTACTGTCGCGCAGAAGGAGTCTTGAATGCACACGAGCGGGCTTGTGTTGGATGTCCACGATGACTTCGACGGGGCGGTTCTCCGGTCGGTCTACCCGACGTTCGACGCCATCCCTGGCTCCGTGAAGACGGCGCACCGCCTGACGACGGAAGAGCTCAGTCGTCTTCCGGACGAGGCTTTCGCAGTGGTTCTGGTGAATGGAACAGAGACCATTCGGAAGTTCGCTTGCGTCGATGAGGGCAATACCCAGCTCGCCCTCGACTTCTTCCTCAAGACGGGCCACAAGCTCCCGACGGAAGCGCAGAAGGTTGCAGCGCAGAACCTCAAGGAGGCCTGCGCAATGTTTCGTGTCGGTGTCCCCGAGGTCCTCGAGAAGGTCGCATTCGGTGTCGAGGCGCTGATGCGCGCCGGCCTCGCGGTTCCCATCGCGCAGAACACGCACCAGGCGATTCAGGGCAATCTGGCCGCATCACGCGCGCTGGAGGGAGAGCACGGGGGCATCGTCACTCCGCACGAGCGCGCCAGTCTTCTCGCACAGGCGAAGCTCGGTGAAATCAACGGCACCACCACTGCACCGCTCTCGGTACCAACGCCTTCGACGGGTACCGCCTCGAAGACAGTTGTGACCAAGACGGCCGCGCTCGGACATCTCGTCGCTGGTTCGCGCGGCGACAAGGAAGTGCTTCCGGACGTGGTGAACCCCCCGACTGCCGAGCAGCCTGATGCGCTGCCGCAGGCGCGGCACGTCGATGTCACAGACAAGAACCCACCCAAGTACGAAACGGCGAAGAAGGTCGGGCACTACGCGCTTCCTTCGACGGGGCGCTACCCACTCGATAGCTACGCGCAGGTCAAGGCAGCCAGCTCGTATTTCGTCGACTACGCCCCGATGATGCCTGTCGAGGAGCGTCGCGAATTCGCGCACAACCTCTTCAAGCGCGCGGCAGCACTCAGTGTCGCCGTCGCGCCCATCGTCGAGAAGTACGGCTCCTCCACGTTCGCTCCCGAAGATGAAATCAAAGTCGCGTTCGATGCCCGACGCCTCGAGCTCGACCACGGAAATACCGGCGCTCTCCTGCTTCTCAACGGCATCGAACACCAGACGCGCCAGAAGATGTGGAAGGAAGCGAGCGCGGAGCCTGCACCCGACCCCGAAGTCGTCGCACTCGCGCTCTGGGAGTTCGACAAGGTGGCCGGGCTGGACCACCTCTACGACCGCACCATCCCGGACCCGTTCTTCTCGGTGCTCGGCGGTCAGAAGACGGCGCAGCCAGAGTTCAGCGAGGTCATCGGCAACGACGTCGTCACCGAGGAAGACCTTCGGCGTCTGGCGCGCATCGGCGCGTGGTCAGTGAAGCACTCCTTTAATGAGGACTTCCTGAAGGAATTCCAGAAGGACCCCGTGGGCATCTTCAAGGCACTTCCGTTGGACCAGAAGCGGATGATGATGCGGATGGCGAACGACACATCGCCCGGCCTCGAGCGCACGTACTAGGAGGTTTCTTCGTGGCAGCTCAAGGTCCCACGCACGAGGATGAGCTCCTCGCGGCGCTCAGCACGGTGGGGCAAAAGCCAGCACCGAAGAAGCTGGAGAACATCGACGTGCCGGACCCATCTCCGGGCGAGACGACGAGCCACGACGAGTCTCCGACCAAGGAGACAAAGCTGCCGGCGGTACCGAAACGCGTGACGCTGGACAACATCTGGCGGCACCCCGACGCGCACCCGCTCGTTCTCGATATGCTTCTGCTGCAAAAATATGGGCCGGAGTGGCTCACCTGGGAGCCGGAGACGCTGCAGGTGGGCATCCCTGACTCGTTCAAGACGGCGTCGGTCAGCGACTTGAACCTCTCGAAGGTGCAGGCGTTGAAGGTCCTGCACCTCGTCGACTCGTACTGGGAGCGCTGGGAAGTCTTTCTCCCCTGCACGATGGCGTTCAACAATGAGTTCCCGGACTTCGACGTGATGCAGGTCCCGACAGTCGCCCAGGTCTTGGTGAGCTGCGACATCGCTGGCCGCATTCGCGACGACACGGCGTGGTCGAGCGAGATGAAGGCGTACATCGCGGTCGTGTACGAGCACGACGGCATCTTCTTGCCGCTGCCGCCCGCGGACTTCGTCACCGTGCCCGCCGAGGGCATCGACACCGAGGAGCTGCGAAAACGCTGGCCTGCGGTGCGCGCGGCAGGCACGCCGCCCACGGGCCCGTCGCTCGTCGATGAGCAGCTGCGCCGTTTGACCATCGCCAACGGGTACCTCGAGGAAAGCCGTGCAAGACTCAACCTTCAGCTCCCCCTCCTCGCGAATGCCTGACCTCAACGAAGACGTGATGGGCGCCTTCCGCGACGAGCTCCGCAAGCTCGCTGCCGGGGAGATGACGCCCTACGCGCCGGAGCAGATGGCGCAGCTCCATGGGCGCTTCGGCGAGCTCACGAATCTGCTCAAGGAACAGGGCGTCTACGCAGGTACGGGCCACAAGCGCATCGTCATCCCGAAGGACAAGCTCACTGAGACGGACGTGCACAGTCTCGGCTTCCGGCCGGTGACCATCGCGATTCCAGAGGCGGGCCAGGACCGCTTCCAGTCCTTCCGGCACCCAGACATGAACTACCACATCCACTCGCACCCCGAGGGATGGACGATGCATGAGGACCAGCACGCGGCGTCGACGATGCTCGCAGCGAAGGCGAAGGGCCTTGGTCAGAAGACGAAGGCGTTGGTCCAGGGAATCCCTCATGTGAACGAGGAGGGCATCCCCGGCCTCTACTACTACGTGAAGGGCCGTCTGCAGGGGCACGCGTCTACCGCGCAGCGGGTGCTCTCGGAGGAGAGCGAGGAGCTGAAGAGTCGGCTCAACAGTCTCGCCCCCTCGTGGTCGCACGCGAAGCAGGCCGGCTGGTCTGGCGCGATGGCGCAGCGGCTCCGCAACACGGGAGCTGGCCTCGGGATGGGCAGTCTTCTCGGAGCAGGGCTTGGTGGTGTCGCTACGGGACGTACGGCGTACCAGCAAGCGAAGAGTGAAGGCAGTGATGGTCTTGGCGCGCTCGGTAGTGGCCTGTCGGCGGGCATGCGCGGAGCGGCAACGGGTGGCCTCCTCGGCGCGGGGCTGGGCGGTGCATTCGGTGCGCGCACCGGCATCGACCTCACACAGTTCGGCAAGAACGAGGGAGCTCTCGCCGCCGGCGCGCGCTTCGGGCAGCGGCAAGTTCACTCGCTCACGGGGATGCTCACGCCGGAGGAGCTGCGTGGCGTGCGCGGTGGGTCTTGGAATGCGCGACAGGCGATGCACCGCGCGCGCGACAAGGCAGAGAAAGCGGTCGTTGGCTTGAATCGTGGGCAAGCGGCACGCGCGACCGCGCACCTTGGGGACGTGCAGCAGCGTCTGCAGGCGGCGGAGAAAGCCGAAGACAAGCGTCTCACCAGCATCCCCGGCTATTTGAAGGCGTTGCGCGAGGACCCTGCAGGAACACTGCGCACCAGCTGGGACGAACAGCGTTACGGACAGCCGCGCTCTGTGTCGTTGGCGATGGTGGGTCTTCCGGCTGCGCTGGCTGCTCGGCGCGCGGTCTCTGGTGAAGAGTACGATGACCGCGGGGAGGGACGCGGGGCTGCGGTCGGAAGACACATCGGCTCGGTGGTTGGAAATATCGCTGGCGGAATGATGCCGCTTGCAGGCAATCTCATCGCCGGCAAGGCCACGAGTGAAGCGGGTGCTCTTCTGGGTCGAGGCATCGACCGTCTGCGTGGAGTGAAGCGGCAGGCTCCTCCCATCTTCTCTCCGGGACCTCCGGAGCGAGACCCTCCCGAGCAGGGGCAGACGACCCCTACTGAGCGAATCACAACTCCGGCGGCGGCCGGTCGAGCACCGGAGTTCATCTGATGTCGTTCATGGGCGGATTCGGAGTCGCATCGGGGCCCGCCAGCGGCATGCGCTTCGCGCAGACGCGCGGGCGCACACAGGGTGGTGGCAACGTCCAGGGGGTCAACTATCCGAGTCCCTTCTTCGACGTCGCGCACACGTACTTGCCGGTCACCGTCAAGGGACTGTTCAAGTGGTGCCGCTACTACTTCATGACGAACCCGCTCATCAACGCGACGGTGTTCAAGCTGAGCGAGTACCCGGTCACAGACATCATCGTCGACCACCAGAATGAGGCGGTGAAGAAGCAGTACACGGAGTACTTCCAGGACCACCTCCGCTACCGCGCGTTCCAAGTCGAATCGGGGCTCGACTACCACGCGTACGGCAACGCCTGCATCTCGCTGAGCTATCCCTTCAAGAAATACTTGCAGTGCACCCGCTGCAACTTCCGCGATGAGGCCTCGAAGATTCGAGCCTTCTGGATTTGCACCAACTACCAGTTCCGTATGACGTGTCCGGAGTGTGGGTTCCTCGGCGACGCTATCCCGAAGGACTACTACTTCAAGAACGCGAGCGGCATTCGGCTCATCCGGTGGAATCCCGAAGACATAGAAATCACGTACAACGACATCACAGGTGAGTACACCTACTTCTACAACATCCCGGCGCTCATCAGGAACGACGTGGTGCTGGGTCGGAAGGACGTCGTCGAGTCGACGCCGCAGGTGTTCATCCAGGCGATGCGCGAGTCGAAGGGCGTCATCTTCTCGAAAGACAACTTCTTCCATCTGCGCCGGCCAACGCTTGCGACGCAGGACCGTGGCTGGGGCACGCCGCTGCTGCTGCCCGTGCTGAAGGACGCCTTCTACCTGCAGACGATGAAGAAGGCGCAGGAAGCCATCCTCCTCGAGCACATCGTGCCGTTGCGCATCCTCTTCCCGCAGGCAGGCAGCGGGACGAGTGACCCGTACACCACGACGAACCTCGTCGACTGGCGAGACCAGATTGCTGCCGAGATTGCGCGCTGGCGCTACGACAACAACTACATCCCCATCCTCCCGCTGCCCGTCGGGCAACAGACCGTCGGTGGAGACGGGCGAGCCCTGCTTCTCACCGGCGAGATTCAACAGTGGTCCGAGCACATCATGGTCGGCATGGGCGTGCCGCGTGAGTTCTTGCTCGGCGGCATGAGCTACGCCGGTACGAACGTCTCGATGCGCATGCTCGAGAACGCGTTCATCGGCTACACGTTGCGCCACAAGGCGCTTGCGCGCTTCGTGATGAAGAACGTCGCTGCGTACATGGGCTGGCCCGAGGCGAGTGTGCGTTTCAAGCCGTTCAAGATGGCTGACGACCTGCAGCGCAAGGCCTTCTTCTTTCAGCTCAACGCCGCTGGTAAAATCTCCGACACGGCTCTCCTCGCCGACAGTGACCTTTCGCAGACCGACGAGACGAACACGATGATGGAGGAGTCGGACCTGAAGCTCGCTGCGATGAAGAAGCAGCAGCTCGCCATGGCGCAGATTCAAGGCGAGGCGCAGGTCGTGATGATGAAGATGCAGGCGAAGGGACAGCAGGTCCTGCAGCAGGCGGCCGCCGCGCCACTCGCGCCAGGGGAGCCTGGTGGTCCGGAGCAGCAGGGCGCTGGCGGCGGTCCGGGGTCGGAGCTGGTGCAGGGCGGCGTGCAGCTGCCTCCTGAGCTCCAGGTCGTCGGTCCCGATGGCCAGGTGGTGCAGGGACAGCCGGCGCTGCCGCCTTCGACGGCGATGGGTGTGCCGCCGGCCACCTTCCTCGCCGGCGTCGCAAGCCAGCTCACTGGTGCGCAGCGGATGCAGCCGGAGAACCAGAACGAGGGCGCGCGCCTCAACGTCGACTTGCCGTCGTTCGCAATGATGCAGGCGCAGCAGATTTCGGCGATGCCACCGAAGCAGCAAGAGGTCGCGCTCGGCAACTTGCGGCTGCAGAGCCCCGAGCTCGCCGACCTCGTCAAGCAGATGCTGGCGTCGATGCGGGAGCCTGGACAGGGGAACCCCGGTGTGGACACACGACCGCTTCCAGAGCAGCGCGCGCCGCGCCGCGCGGGAGCAGCAGTCTGAGTAGCTAGAAGAACAGCGGAGCGCCCGAAGGCACCCCGCTGTTCCTGCTACTTCGCCTTGACCGGAGACTCGTCCCAGCTGATGCGCCAGCTGGTGGCGACACGCTCGCCGAGGTCTTCGACCTTGAGTTTCGCCGCTTGGAGGAGTTCCAGTGCCTGCGCGTTGAGCGGCTTCGACCACATGATGAACGTGCGCCCGCTGCGCGCGGCGTCCAGTGCCTCTTTCCCGACGGCCGCAGCCTGGCTTCGGCCTTCGCTCGCGTTCTTCTCCGCGATGGTCGCGTAGTAGCTCTGGACCTGCTGGCGCAGAATCGCGGCCGTTGGGATGTCGTCGTTCTTCTTCTCGACCATCATGGCGTGTCCTTTGTATCGTCTGGGAGGATGAGCTCGCGTCGACGACGACCCAGGTCATCGGAGATGATGACCGTGTGACCCCATTGAGCGGGAGCGCGGTTGAAGTACGAAGGAACTACTGCCCATACGACTTCGAGATTTGGTGGCGGCTGCTTAGGAGCGTGGCCGTCGCCGTCGGTGCAGTACACGAGGAGGTCCGGTCGGGGGTTCAACCGGTCCACGCTGGCGATGGCGGGCGCGAAGTCAGTACCGCCTCCGCCACGAATCTCGAGGTCGCGGAAGAAGGAAGGACCGACGCGCTTCCAGTCTTGTGAGATGGCGGCGTCTGCTTCGCAGAACCAGACCTCGTCGATGCCGAGCGCCTGGCAAACGGCGTAGGCCTCGCGCGCGGCCGCAGTGAGCTGCTGCGGACCCATCGAGCCCGAGGTGTCGATGACGATGCCGACCTCGGGAAGGTGCTCGACCAGGCCAGGTCTGATGAGACCGCGGCGCAGTCCAGAACGCTTTGATGGCCGCGAGATGGAGTAGTCGTCACCACCGGACTGGATGCGTCCAGAGGTGTTGCGCAGCACCGATGCCAGCTCCTGTTGCCAGGGAATGGTCGAGGGCTCGTCGTCCATCTCGGCTTTGGAGAGAAGGTCGGCGGGCACGGACCCCCGACCGTTCGTCGCTGCGTGTGTCTTGATGGCTTGCGAGACCTGCTTCTCGATGACCCTCTGTTCGACCTCGTTGCGGCCAACACTTGCAGCGAGCTGCTCCAACGTCGCTTGCTCGAGCGGGTGGGAGGGACCGGCGATGGACCCGCAGTTGCCTGCGGCGCACTTCTTATCTACCGGTGTGCCCTTGCCACCCGCGCCACCGCCTTTGCTGGGTGTGCTTTGCCCCTTGCCTGGCTTGCCGCTGCCCGCTCCAGCGTTCTTGGCATTCGGGTCCGGTTGCGGCTTCTTCCCGCTGGCGCCTTTCTGGTCGCCGTCGGTCTTGTTGTTCTGTCCGCCGGGAGCACCGCCTTTTCCTTCGCCCTCTTCGTCGCCGCCCTCCTGTTCGTCCTTCTCTTTTTTCTTCTCCTCTTCTTCCTCTTCATTCTTCTTCTTGAGCAGGAGTTCGTAGTACTCCTCTGTGCTCAGCCCGGCGGGCAGGTCGAAGCTCTCGGGGTAGATGGAGCCTTCTTCGAGCGTCCATCCCGCAGTTCGCATGTCCGAGTTGATGGGTAGGTCGCCGGCGAGAGCGAAGAGGTCTGGGTACGCCACGGTGTCGGACCGCTCGAAGTGCCGACGCAGGAAGTGGTTCACCTCGTGGATGATGTCCGCGGCCAGTTCCTCGTCCGTTGCGCGCACGGCCCACTCAGGGTCGTACCCGCAGATGAGATTCCGCGTGAGGAACATCGTGCGACACCCGGGCACCGCCACGAACACGAACCCGTGAATCGCGGCGATGTAGTAGGGCGCTGTCAAGATGGCGAAGGCGCGCGCGACTGCGATGCGCTCTTCGTGGTTGCTCATCGCGAGACCATGTTCGCGATTTTGTTGTGGCCGAAGCGAAGGGTGATTTCACCCGCCACAGCCTTGAGCTCCGCATCGACGGACGCGCGGTAGCCCGCTTTCATGAGCGTCTTCGCCGGGTGCGCGATGATGTCGGGGATGTTCGCGTTGAGGCCGCCCTGCAGAAGCTTCCACGCGAGAATTGCACGCGCGCGCTGCTCCTTCTTGTCCTTTGGGTCGAGCGCGTAGCTGATGGCCGAGGAGTACGCGGCGTGGCAGACGTCGAGGCGCATCTTGTCCGGCGTCCAGCCTTTCTCGAGCATCTCCTTCGGGTCCGGGAGGTCGAGGTTCTTGTTGTACGTCGCCCACATCTCAGCGCCTGCGTGACCCACGCAGCCAGTGAGCAGCTCGAGCTCGAGCTCCGGACGTCCCAGGGCTCGGCACGTGGCGACTGCGCGCAGTCCGAGCTCCCACGACCGCGGGGAGCGCCATGCGCGCGTGCGGTCCTTGCTGCCTTCGCGCGGCAGCGCGTAGAGCGTGTCGTCCGGGCTCTTCAGCATGAAGCCCGCGCCGGCGCCCTTCACGCGTGCCCAGACCACGTCCCAGTTCTGGGCAACCATCGCTTCGTTCGCTGCGAGGTTGACGTCTTCTCTCGCGTCGTTCCCCATGAGCCACTCGCTCCACTCCGCGCGAGAAGGCACAGGCACCGTGAAGTGCATGAAGCGGTTGGCCATCGGGGGAGAAAGCATCCAGCCGCCGGCGGCTTCTTCCGGGGGGTTGGCCGCGGCAACTACGCGCACGCGCGGCGGCAGCACGGTGTCGCCGACCTTGCGTTCGTAGACGACACCGAGCGCGGCGCCCTGGATGGCGGGTCGTGCGCACGACAGCTCGTCGAGGAACAGCACGCCCTTCTTCGCGGCGACGAGTGTGCGGACGGCCCCGAGAATCGTCTCGATAGTGATGCCGCCGTTCTTGACGTCCTGGAACGGTGCGCCGGAGATGTCCTCGGGCTGCCTCGTAGCGAGGTAGACCGTCTCCACAGGCAACTGGAGTCGCGTGCCGGCAACCTCGACACGGCCCGACTTGCCAATGCCTGGCGAGCCCCAGAGGCAGATGGGTGCCCCCCAGCGGCACTCTGGGTCTCGCGGGTCATCCTTCGGGACCAGCAGCGCCATCTGGAGGATGTCCTCCAGGTTGTGCACCACGATTTGGTCATCGCCCACTTTCTTCTCGGTCTTCTCAGCCATCGGTGTCCTCCTCAGTGTCGTCTTCGACGTCTTCTTCTTCGTAGGGGTCGTCTGTGTGGCAGTGGCACTCGCACGTCACGTCGTTGCGCCAGCAGCGAACGTGCGCGCACTCGAGGCAGTCGTTGTTGTGTCCCAGTCCTATCCACATATCGATGGACTGCTCATCGACACACTTCGCGCAGTAGAGGCAGAGGACTGTCGGCGCTCCTGAAGGCACGAACGTCGGGTCGTGGTGTCCTTGTGGTGCGCGGCGAGAGCGATGCATCTCTCCGAGCGTCGCGATGATGGTGTACTCCCCTTCGCGAATGCCGCTACCGCAAGTTGAGCAGGCGAACATGCTTCCCATGTCGTCCAGGGACGGCATGTCATCGACGTGCTCCTTCAGGTCTTCGTAGGCGTCTTCCCAGCAGCGAAAGCAGATGAATTGCGGGTCGAACAGGTAGTCCCCGTTCGTCGCCATGATGGGCAAGTAGCGGAGGTGTCCTTCGATGAGGCGCATCTCCACAACCTGCAACTGGAAGACTTCTTCGACGTACTCGATGTGCTCGTCGCAGCTTGTGCATGTCCAGCCCGTCTTCTCTAGTAGGCCAGCGGACGCGGCTATGTATGCCATCGAACTTTCGAAGTGCCGTTGCGCATCCATCGACGCTCGACGTTCTCGAAGGTCGTGTCGGGGAAAGCGCCCGTGTCTGGGTCGTAGTCCATTATGAAGAGACGCTCCTCCTCGACGTCGTTGTTGTTGCCGAGATGCAGCAGACGCACGTAGTCGAGCTGCCCCTGGAAGGCTGGTATCAACGCGCCGCCGGCGAACTGTGCGCGCAGCAGGAGCTCGTACTCGAACAGGTCGTCGCGTAGGTCATCCTCGTCACAGCAGAGGCCATACCAGTCGCGGTGTGTCGGCCCGACGTAGTAAGTGTCGTTCCAGCCGCAGTAGTCACCAGGGCAGGCGTTGTCGATGAGCACCTCGAGGTCGCGTTGGTTGCAGAAGGTGATGAATCCGAGTTGGTCTGTGAGCCGCGCGCGAAAACCACCTAGCGCGCGGCCGGGAAGGGGGGCATACAAGCACTGCACTTCCCAGAGGCGGCTCTGGTTGTGGGGGTCGAGCAACTTCGCGCCGATGATGTCGAAAGTTGACTCAAGGATGCGCGTGCCGGGCAGGGTCGCTAGCCGGTCCCTGTACGGATTGACGAGCATAGCGCTCACTTTCCCTGCGTAGATGTTCGCGAATCCAGAGCATCGCACCGTTGAACAGACCGGCGCCAAAGAACAGAAGAAACAGCACCTTCACGTTGTATTCCCTTCATCGAGGTCTTCTTCTGGTTCATCTTCGTCATCTTGTTGCTCCTCGAGTTCGAACATCTGCTCGATGCGTCGCTGAAACAGCGCGCCAGCGTCCTTGCTTTCGGGCCCCATTTTCGCTCCTTCCGTGCCGTGTCATCCTCCAGTGCTCTTATTCCACCGCTTGGTTCTGCCTTGCATGTGTTCTCGCGTGCGAGCTACCCTGCGGCCCAGAAGTTCCGCGGAGAAACCATTGGCCTACCTCGCCCCGACGGACGCATTCGACGACCTCAAGAGCCACGTGCTCGAGGGCATTCGCAGTCACTTCCCGAATGGGAGCATTCAAGGGAAGCTGCAATCGCTCCACCTCGAGAACCTCGAGGTGCAGGATGACCTGCACCCAGATGACATTCGTGGGCAGCACGCCGCGAAGGTGAACGGCGAGAGTTGGGCCGTACCTGTCTTCGCAACATTCGCGCTGAAGGACAAGGCCGGGCAACTCATCGACCGTCAGCGCATCCGGGTAGCGGAGATTCCGAAGACCACGCGTCGCCACAGCTACTTGGTCGATGGGCGGGAGTACCAGGTCTCGAACCAGTGGCAGCTCAAGCCTGGCGTGTACGCGCGCCGCAGGCAGAACGGTGAGCTCGAGAGTCAGTTCAACGTGAAGGACGGGCGCCGGTTCGACCTCGCCTTCGACCCGGACACGAAGATTTTCACGATGGACTACAACAAGGCGCACCCGCCGTTGTACCCGTTGCTGAAGACGCTCGGCGCGACGGACGAAGAGCTCGAGAAGGCGTGGGGGAAAGAAATCCTCACTGCCAACAAGAACGCGCGCAATGTCGGCGCCGCGCTCGAGGCGTTCTACCGTACTAGCAAAGGAACGGCGCCGTCGTCGCACGAGGAGGCAGCGGCTCACTTCTACCAGGCAATGGAGCGCTCAAAGCTCCGACCTGACTCCACCAGCGTTACACTCGGAAAGCCGCTCACGCATGTGACGTCGGAAGCCATTCGGCTCGCGACGGAGAAGATGCTCAAGGTCCAGGCCGGCCATCCAGAAGATGACCGTGACAGCCTCGTCTTCAAGGACCTGCGCTCGGCCGGAGACTTCGCCTACGACAAGTTGCGCGGTGCAGGTCCTGGGATTCGCAAGCGCATTGAGAGGAAAATCAACACGGCGAAGGAGGTGCGCGACATCATCAAGATGGACCTCTTCGACCGCCCGGTCCGCGACACCTTCAAGGAGAACGAAGCCTCGTCCACGCCGTCGCAAATCAACCCTCTCGAGATGCTCGGCTCTGCAATGCAGACGACCATCATGGGACCGGGCGGCATCCGTAGCGAGCGCGGCATCGTCGACGAGGCGAAGTTCGTGAACCCGAGCCATCTCGGCTTCCTCGACCCCATCAACACCCCCGAGGGTGCGAAGACAGGCGTCACGCTCCGCCTGCCCGTCGGTCTGAAGAAGGTCGGCAACGAGGCGCGCATCCAGCTCTACAACACGCGCACTCACGAGATGGAGCACGTGAACGCAGCCACGTTCCTAGATGCGAACGTCGTGCTCCCCGACCAGGTGCGCTGGGAGAACGGGCGGCCCAAGCCCATCTCCGACACCGTGAAGATGAGCGTGAAGAACAACGCCATCGAGAACGGCAAGTTCGAAGATGCGCACTACGTGATGCGATTGCCGGCGCAGCTCTTCAACATCACGGCCAACCTCATCCCCTTCATGGGGAACACCAGCGGCGGTCGTGCCTCGATGGCCAGCCGGCAGATGGAGCAGGCCATCTCGTTGGTGCATCGTGAGCCGCCGCTGGTGCAGGTCTCTACGGGTGTCCCGGGGCCGGTCACCTTCGAGCAGGTCGTCGGGGACTTCGCGTCGCACGTCGCGCCGGTCGATGGGCACGTGACGTCGGTGAAGAAGGACGCCATCGTCATCACGGACAAGAGCGGACAGAAGCACGAGGTCCAGCTCTACCAGCACTACCCGTTGAACGATGCCAAGGGGATGCTGCACTCGACGCCGACGGTGAAGGTCGGGGACGAAGTGAAGGAGGGCAAGTCGGTCGCGGACACGAACTTCTCGAAGAACGGCACACTCGCTCTCGGTACGAACCTCCGCGTCGCGTTCATCCCCTTTCGTGGCTACAACTTCGAGGACGGCATCGTCATCAGCCAGTCTGCGGCGGATAAGCTCTCGAGCGAGCACCTCCACAAGCACACGCTCGCGGTCGACGGGGAGACGAAGCTCAACAAAGCCGCGTTCATGCGCGAGCATCACAACGTCTTCAAGAAGGACCAGCTCGCAAAGCTCGACGACGACGGCATCGTGCGCGTCGGTAGCCGAGTCAGTCCCGGCGACCCGCTTGTTGCGGCCATGAAGCCGTTCCGTCTGAAGGACCGTACTGGCCTCAGCGCGATTCGGCGCAGCATGAGCGGTGCGCACACCGACAAGAGTTTGCGCTGGGACGCGGACGCCTCGGGCGAGGTAGTGAGTGTGCACCGTGGGCCGGACGGTGTTTCAGTGCACGTGAAGACCACGGAGCCGATGCAGGTCGGCGACAAGCTCACCGGACGCGCCGGCAACAAGGGCATCGTCACGCGCATCCTCCCTGACGCAGAGATGCCGCACACGCCCAACGGCGAGCACATCGAAGTGGCCCTGAACCCCAGCGGCGTTCCTGGGCGCATGAACGTGAGCCAGGTGCTCGAGACGGCCGCCGGCAAGGTCGCCAAGAAGACGGGCAAGACCTACCTCGTCGAGAACTTTGAGCCGGGCGTCGACTTCCTCGCGCGGGTGAAGAGTGACTTGAAGACGCACGGGCTCTCCGACACCGAGGAGCTCATCGACCCGGTCACCAAGCAAAGTCTCGGACACGCGCTTGTGGGTCCGATGCACATGCTCAAGCTCGTGCACCAGGTCGACAAGAAGCTCTCAGTGCGCAGCGGCATGGACCCGCTTCCTGGGTCAGGAGAGCACGAGACCTACGACTCGAACCTGCAACCGGCGAGCGGTGGGCACACCGGCGGTCAGGCGATGGGAACCCTCGGGCTCTACGCGCTCCTCGCGCACGGCGCGAAGGCGAACATCCGTGAGATGCAGTCGTACAAGTCTGAAGGGCCGGACCCGAACACGAGCCCCTCGAAGCAGTGGCCCAGTGACCATCGACGCATTTGGGCAGCCATTGCGACTGGTGGCGCGCTGCCTACGCCGAAGCCGACCTTCGCGTTCCAGAAATTCGAAGACCTCCTGCGTGGTGCAGGTGTGAACCTCGAGAAGAAGGGACATGACTTCATCCTCACGCCGTTGACGGATGACCAGATTCGAACGCTCGCGCCGAAGGAGCTGCCGAAGCCTGCAGAGCTGGTGCATCGCAACAAGGTCGACGGGAACGGCGACCCGAAGCCCATCACGGGTGGCCTCTTCGACGAGAAGCTCACGGGCGGTCACGGGGGTCGACAGTGGACGCGCATCTCGCTGGCCGAGCCGCTCCCCAACCCTGTCTTCGAAGCCCCGATTCGACACCTCACCGGGCTCTCGCAGAAGGACTACGACGCCGTCATCGCAGGAACACGCGGCATCACGCCCAACGGGCATCTCACGGACACGCATGCAGGCATCACCGGCGGTGCTGGCATCAAGCTGCTTCTTGAGCGCATCGACGTGAAGAAGGACCTGCGGAAGGCCGAAGAAGAACTGCGAACGGTGCGTGGTGAGCACAAGGTCGACAGTGTCTTGAAGCGTGTGAAGTACTTGCGTGCGCTCGACACTGCGAACCTCAAGCCGGCGGACGCATACGTGCTGCACAATCTGCCGGTGATGCCGCCCGTGCTGCGTGCGGTCTCGCGGCTGCCCGACGGCAACCTTCAGTTCGAGGGACTCACGAAGCTCTACTCGGACTTCGCGAAGGTGAACGATAAGCTGAAGGACCCGGTCATCGCGCAGAACCTTGACGACGCGCACAAGCAAGAGCTTCGCGAGAGTCTCTACGACGGCGTGAAGGCGCTGATGGGCGTCGGCATCCCGTACGAGGGGCAGAAACTCAAGGGCATCCTGCACCAAATCAGCGGAAGCCAGCCGAAGCGTGGCTACTTCCAGCGCGTGCTCATCAACCGGCGACAGGACTTGACGATGCGCTCGACCATCGTGCCGGAGCCCGCGCTCGGTCTCGATGAAGTCGGACTCCCGAGTCACGCAGCGCTCAGCCTCTATCGACCCTTTGTCATTCGGAAGCTGCGCGAGATGGGCGCCATCCAGACGGAGCTGCAGGCACCAGCGCTGCTTGCCAAGCCGACGCCCTCGGTCTGGCGTGCGCTCGACCGGGTGATGGAGGAGCGCCCCGTGCTACTCAAGCGCGACCCTGCGCTTCACAAGTACTCGGTGCAAGGCTTCCGTGCGCGTCGTGTCGAAGGTAGCGCGGTGCAGATTCACCCGCTCGTGACTGGGGGATTCACCGCCGACTTCGACGGTGACTCGATGAGCGCCTATGTCCCCATCACGCGTGAGGCCGTTGCGGAGGCCCACAAGATGTTCCCATCGAACAACCTCTTCAGCGAGGCGACGGGGCGCGTGATGTACCAGCCGACGCTCGAGTCGGCACTCGGCCTCTACAAGCTCGGGCTCGTCGGCAAGGAGACGGGGAAGACCTTCAAGAACCCGGCGCAGGTTGTCGAGGCCGTCCAGAAGGGTCATCTGCTGTCGACTGATGTCGTCGAGCTGGATGGGAAGAAAACCACGCCGGGGCGCGTGATGCTCGCGGCTGCGCTGCCGAAGGAGATGCAGGACACCTATCTCCATGACTTCAACACGAAGGTCGACGGCAAGGGGCTTGACGCGATGCTGACGACGCTCGCGAAGAACCATCACGAGCTCTACGGCGACGTCGTGAACAAGCTAAAGGACATCGGCAACGGCGCGGCCTCTGGCTCGGTACGCCTGCCGCTGCCCACAGCCGCTGGCCATGCCTTCGCGTTCCAGAAGTTCGAAAACACGCACGTTGCCGTGCACGACCCGAGCAAGAACATCTTCGTCCCCACGGGGGTGCACACGCTGTCGCTCAAGGATTTCACCCCAGACTATGAGACGCGCGACAAGGTCTTGAAGGCGGCGCACGCCGAAGCCGCGAGCATCTACGCGAGCACAAAGATTCCGCAGGCTGACAAGGACCGCCAGGCCATCAACGTCTACAAGACAGCCGGCAACACGATGAAGACGCTGCACGAAGAGAAGATGAAGAAGGACCCTTCGAATCTCTTCACGATGTACAGCGCGGGCGTGAAGCCGGGCTGGGAGCAGTACAAGCAGATGGTCTTGGCCCCGATGATTTACCAGGACTCCGCTGACCAGGACATCCCGACACCGGTCACCAAGAGCTACTCTGAGGGTCTGGACCTCGGCAGCTATTGGACGCAGATGCACGGTGCGCGGCGGGGCGCAGTCCTCAAGGTCCAGGGTGTCGAGAAACCCGGCGTTATGTCGAAGCTGTTGATGCAGAACATGATGAACGTGCTCATCACTAAGCACGATTGTGGCACCAATAAGGGCGTTGCTCTGTCGGTGCAGGAGCGGGACATTCACGACCGCTACCTGCAGAAGGACTTCGACCAGGATGGTCTGCACGTACCGGCGGGCACGCTGCTCACACCGGACATCGTGGGTAAGATTCGGTCGGTCAAGAAGGACGCCAGGCTCGTCGTTCGTTCGCCGCTGAAGTGTGAGGAGGAGCAGGGCATCTGCCAGAAGTGCAGTGGAGTTTCTTCTTCGGGAGACCTGCATCCGCTCGGGACCAACATCGGCGTTCTCTCGGCGCACACGGTTGGTGAGCGCGCAGTGCAGCTGACCTTGAAGGCCTTCCACACGGGTGGCGTGCGTGAGGCGAGCGGCTCGAAGGTCGTCAACGCCTTCAAGCACTTCTCGAACTTGCTGATGCTGCCGGAGCACGTACCGAACGAGGCGACGCTGTCGATGGTCAGCGGCAAGGTCGAGAAGATTCAACCGACCGCGACAGGTGTGGACATCTTTGTCGGCGGCAAGCGTCACCACGTCAGCAACGACGCGCGCGGGATGCCGTTGCACGCGGCGCTGCCCAACTCGCGGGGCATCAGCGGCTACATGCCCTGGCAGCCGCCCGTCGTCGGCATGCAGGTCGAGGCAGGTCAGCATCTCTCCGACCCGAACCGCACCGTCGTGAACCCGCGCCAGCTCTTCAAGGCGACGAATTCGATGGAGCGTGTGCAGGGACACCTCGTCGACGAGATTCACGGTCTCTACGCGAAGGAGGGCATCAAGCGCCGCGCCATCGAGACCATCGTGCGCGTGATGGGGAATCTCACCGAGGTCACGGACTCTGGAGACCACCCGACTGTTCTTCGTGGGGAGTATCGCCCGACGACGACGGTCTACAAGCTCAACGCCGAGCTCATAGCAGCCAGCAAAAAGCCCATCGAACACAAGCCGACGCTGAAAGGCATTGAAGTTCTACCTCTCGAGATGCAAGAAGACTGGATGGCGAAGTTGCAGCACCGGCATCTTCGCGAGACGTTGATGGAGGCGGCGGCAACGCGCGGCGTGTCGCACATCCACGGGACGCACCCTGTCCCGGGCATGGCTTTCGGCAGCGAGCTAGGTCTGACGAAGAGGGACGCCAGCAAACCCGGTTACGGGCACCTCAAGGATGTGCCGGAGCACTTCTATTGATGCCGAACATCCGAAAGGACTTGGCCGGAAAAGTCATCGGCTTGTTGACGGTGCTAGCCCCCACGGGTGAAGTTGCCGCGCGCGGTGACGTTATGTGGCGTGTGCGTTGCGTGTGCGGCAAGGAGCTAGTCAAGCGCGCATCAACTATAGGGCGTAGGCCAAGACGCGTAGAACAGGGACCGCAGTCTTGCGGTTGCGCGCGAATGCAGACACGGACGTACCGGTCGAAGTACGCGTCGGCGGGCCACCTGAGTGGGCATCGTTACGGGTGTCTTCGTACGCAGGCGCGTCACCGAGGATTTGTATTCTCAGTAACGGCCGCGACACTGTGGTCTATTTTTGAACAACAAGGACGCCGATGCGCTCTAACCGGAGCACCACTCGGCATGACGAAGAAGACGCTCGCAGAGGGAGAAACAGTAGCTTCTCTTGACCGCATTGACAGCGAGAAGGGTTACATCCCGGGCAATGTCCAGTGGGTGCACCCCGCAGTGAACTTCATGAAGCATGCGATGGCGCAAGACGTCTTCATCGACTGGTGTTGCCGGGTCGCGGCCTATCGGAAGATTCACTGAGATGCCTCCCCGCTTCCGAACATCGTTCACGCACAGGGAGGGCTTGACGGCCGCCCACATCGTGCAGGGTAGCGTGGTGAACACGAATACGGTGAAGTGGACCGTGGACGTCATCGCGCAGTACGACCGCAAGAAGTACTTCAACATCCAGGTGGGCTCGCCGTACCTCCACCACTCTAACGGTGAGGGCATCTACGTGATGCCGGAGGTCGGTGCGACGGTGATGGTTTGCATCCCCTCCGATAGCTCCGCGCCGTTCGTGCTCGCGTTTCTGATGGCGTTCGAGAAAGTCTCGGACTCCTCTGCTGACGCGCCCCTGGGAACTACGACGCACGGCACGCCGCCGAAGACGCCCACCGACGCGACCTTCGCGGGAGGCAGGCCACCCATCAATCCAGGCGACATCTGGTTTCGGACGCGCGACGGGAACTTCGTCATCCTCCACCGCGGCGGCGTCCTATCTCTGGGAGCAACGGAACTCGCACAGCGTATCTACATCCCGTTGCGCAACCAGGTCATCGACATCAGCGAGAACTATTCGCACTACAACGCCGGCGGCGCGGAGACCTGGGGGTTGCAGGACGGCCCTTCTCTCACGAAGTACCCAGCGCAGCACCTCGAGACCTTCCGTGTCTTCGCGAATGACAAATACGCCGATGTTCGCATTGCGCAGGGGCGCATTTTCAACCCGATGGCAGAACCCGATGGTGGCGCCCTACAGTCGCAGGCAGGCATCACAGGCGGGGACGACAACCCCATCATTTTCGAAGTAGCAGTCTCACCGCAAGGCTTCATCGCAGAGAGCGGAGATGCCGCTTCCTCTGCGACGCCGAAGAATTCGGTCTTCCGCTTCATCTTCGACCGCTCGGGCAATACCTTCCTACGTTGCGAGGGCAACTTCGTCGGTAAGGTGACTGGTGCGTTGACCCTCAAGCTCGGCTCCGACTTCTCTATCGAAGCAGCGGGTGCAGGACAGCTGACTGCGCAGAACGGTCTCGACATCGACGGCAATACCTTCGTCAACATCAAGGGACAAATCATCCGTCTCGGTGCCGGCCAACTGCCCGTCGCACGGAAGGGAGACCTCATTGCGATGGACCTCATCTCTGCGCCCATCATCATTCAGTTCAGCAGTACGCCAGTCTCGGGCGTGCCACTGCCCTGCACACTGACAACAGTGGCATCGTTGGTAGGGTCCATCGAGACGGGGAATGAAGAGGTGCTTGGGTGAGCGTCACCGTTCTAGGCTCCTTCCCTCTGGGAACTATTCATGTTGCGGCCAATGGGTCCGTGGCTGTGGCTTCTCCTCTCGTGGGACTGGTCGACCAGATGCTAACAGGGCCTACGGGTCTTGGGTCACTGGTGCAGGACCTCGCCAACCAGCTCGCTGCGGCGAAGCAGGCGAGCGTGTCCCTTGGTCTCAATCTGACGAATCCCATCACTGCGCTCAAGCAGCAGCTCTTGAGCATCGCGCGGGTGCAGGCAGGCATCGCCTCGACACTGGCTTTCGGTCTTCCGCCGGTCTCTGCTTCCCTGTCGGCCAAGATTGGAGGAGCCAACGCGCTCGCAGGACTGTTGGCCTCGAAGCTCGCTACGCTGAAGAACCTTCTCGACCAGGCCCTCGCGAAGAAGCTCGAGGCTGTGTCGTTCTTCGGGGGCCTCTCTGGAAATCTAGGCGTTGGGGGTACGGTTCTCATCACCATCGGCTATACGGGAGTGGACACGCTTGCGTCCGCAGGCAGCCAAATCAACGCGTTGTGCTCGGCGGGCGTGGGCGGTATCCACCCCGGAGACACGGTGTATGGTGTGTTGCTTCTCACGAGCAGTCCTTCCGCTGCTGCGGCGCTCGCGAGTATCATGAAGACCGTCTAGGAGCTGGAGAAACACATGACGACGAATGACGGTCTCTTCTTCGAGCCCTCCGTGAACTTCGAAAAGGTCGCTGCGGAGGTCGTCCTGCCGGAGGACCCCAACGCGTGGCCCAACGAAATCATGCAAGAGCTCTTCAAGCAGATTCCGTACATCGCGGACTTCGAGCCCGACGTCGTCATGGACCGTGTGGATGGTGAGCGCGGCTTCGCGTTCGGCCACATCGAAGTCTCGAACAAGACCGAGATTCAGCACGGTGCCCCGCCGGATGCGCTCGCTGCCGCCGGCATCCAGCACGCACGCATCCCCATCGTCGTCAAAGACCGAAAGCTCCAGCCGCTCGACATTCTCGTCACCGACGACTCGAAGATGCTCCCGCTCACGGAGACGCGTCTTCGTCAGGCCATCTTCCGCCCGCAGGTCTTCGACATCACGGGCCGCGGTCCTGGTGACCAGTCGATGATTGGGCAGCTCTATCCGCCGTACCGGCAGAACTACGGCTTCGGTGGCGGTGGCGCGACGATGAGTGTCGGCATGGGCAAGGAGGGTTCGGTGCTCTCGGCCATCATGCCAACCATCAACGCGTCGGACCACGCCTCGTTCTTGTCGCAGCTCGATGGCGACCGTGGCCTGCAGGCAATGTACGTCAGCAACGGCCATGCAACGTCGAGCGCGCTCGCGAAGCTCGCGGAGTACGTGCCTCGGCCCGTTTCGAAGCTCGGCAGCGCCCTGGTCAGCGCGGTTATCCCTTCAGTGATGCAGCTGGTACGCGCCTCCGAGGGGTACACGCTCAAGGTCGCGACGCACCACTTCTGGGCTCCCGAGGTGAAGCACCTCTCGCGCGCAGAGGCGATGCACAAGCTGGGCGCGAAGGTCGTCCTTGCAGCAGATGTCCACGGCTCAACGACGCTCGCCACGGGCGAAGCGCCCGCACCGGAAGAGGTGGAGGAGCAGCCGGAGCTCATCACAGACTTCGGCATCTATCGTGTGCAAGACCACGAGGGGAAAGAGCTCATCGGGTACGTCTTCCCGAACCTGCTTGACCTCGACGGGACGTCACTGCCCATCTTCCTCTTCACCAACGGCAGCCAGAAAGCCGTGCAGGGTGAAATCGCAGGCCTCTTGGTGTCGGAGGGCGCGAGCCTTTTCACCAGCCATCCACGCGGTGAAGGCGTCTTCTACCAAGTGCTCAACGGGAAAGCGCAAGCCACCATCCCGATGACCATCAAGACGACGCTCCAGATGCCGGGAGGCGAAGGGGTCTCGCTGGTTGGAGAGACCTACGACGGGCGTCAGGTGCTCGTGAAGGTGCAGCCGAACCTCGCGACCATCGCGCAAGGCGAAGACGGCGCTGTGCTCATCCCCGACACGTTCTCGTGGATGCCGCTCGGGAACGCTGCCGACGTTGAGCTCGTCGGCGACCCGGCCGCTTTCCAGAAGCAGGGGCACGCGACACCGAAGGTCTTCTTGCGCTACGGCGGTGAGAACTCGTTCGCCGTCAGTGGCTACCCAGTGGAAAAGCTCGGCAGTGACGAGCGCCAGTTCTTGTCGCTCGATGACACGTTGTTCTTGCTGGCCGGTCTCGGTGTCAACTCCGACTACGCGCTGAAGAAGGTCGGCGAGGCTGCCGCCTGGAGCCGCCCAGTCGAGGTGCGCGTCGCGCGCGAGCTGAAGACTGCTGCGGAGCTCGGGGACGAGATGAAGACGTCTGCTGCCGCGTTCCTCGCGACGGTCCCGAACTTCCGCCAGAACCTCGTGAAGGAGGCGGCTGTCATCCCGGACCCGGTCGCCGTCGACACCGTACTCAGCCTGGGCTTCATCAACCCCGAGAACCTCGGCGTCTTCATCAGCTACTTGCCGGTCATTGATGAGGCGCAGTCAAAGATGTGCGAGCTCTTGCTCGCCGCGCGCCTGGGACTTCGGGAGATTCCGACGTCGGCGCTCGAGAAGGCCATCCGCTCTGTGGAGCAGACCGTCGAGGGCTTGAAGGTCCTCGCCTTCCAGCAGAGCTGACATGCGCCTGCGCAGTCCGGCAGAGAACGCGCTCCGGGCGCGGCTCGTTCACCCAGAGTCCCCGACGCTCGAGCAGCTCAAGGAGGAGTGCTTCGAGTTGGGGCTCGACTACATCAGCGATGCCTACGTGCAGGGGCTGAAGGCGAAGCTCAAGCCGCCGGCGCAGTTCTATCCATTCGACAGAAACCACTCGGCCTCGCGCTTCTTCCTCCTGCACGAAGGGCTCAACAGCTGGTTCAGTTCGACGCCAGAGATGGAGGGAGCGCGCGAGCTCCTCGAGCTTCCGCGCGCGCGCGAGTTCGTCGACACGATGCTCATCACTTACGCGCCTCACGCCGCCATCGCGGCGTACGTGACACGTGCCGGACACATGTCCTGCACGGTCGGCGTCATCGAGAAGTATGCGTACTACTTCTGGAACATGAGCCTGCTCGACTCAACGCAACTGCGCCTGCTTCTTCAGATGCGCGTGAAGTGGGCGGCAGAGCGTAAGGAATTCGACGGCACGGCCTCGCTGTTGAAGTCTACTTACTACAAAGACCCTCGTCGTATTGCCGCAGAGCTGCCACACTCAGCTTTGTCGGCGCTTGCTGCCCAAATCAAGATGGGGCACTCCCCCAACAAGCTCGAGCTCACGCGTCTGCTGGAAGAGACACGCGACATGGCCATCCTCAACGCCAACACGGCGGTCAAGATGGACGGGCCGGGCGATAACGAGAAGTTCGTGAACTACGTCAACGGTGCTCGTGCCTGCACCGAGATGATAGAGATGGTCGTGAAGCCAACGGAGCATCTCCAGAAGGAGCTCCAGACCATCGCGCTGCGAACCGACGCGACTCCCATCAAGAGCATTCACGAGCTCTCCGGTGGTCACCACACGGTCGACGTCTTGCCCCAGAGAGACCCAACCCATGACGGAGACAGCGTTCTTGAGCCCGTCGGCAGTGGACATGCGGGTAACCGCCGAGCAGAAGACTGACTTCAATCTTCAGCCCGTTCGCTTCATTGTTGATGACACGCACACTACCTTCAAGGCGGAGTTCGCGATGGTCGATGGCGCCATCGTCTACCACTTCTTCTTGACGCCCGAGATGTCGACGCGGGCACGCTACTGGGAAGAGCTATTTCCGAATGCGCTCTCGCGCGTGGCGGAGCGATACTTCAACGCGACATACCCGCGCCTGAAGGCGGCCTACACGGAAGAGGTGAAGAGCTGGTGGATGCGTGCGGAGGGTTTTGGCCTCGTGCTCGACCCGCACAAGTTCAGCTACCGCTTCTTCGAGCTTCTCGACACCGAGCTCGAGGAAGTCTTGAAGACCACGGCGTGACGGAGCACGCGCACGCCGCGCAAGGGCCACCCGGCCGCGCGGGCGTACTGGCGCGTGTATGTTTCGAGGGCCTTCTTCACGTTCGGGGCCAACGGGTGCACCAACTGCACGGTGCACTCGTAGTGGTCCTCGCGTTGTTCTACGTGTGCAAATCCCGTGAACATCGCTCCCGCACGTTGCACGCTCAAGCACATGTGGCTCAGCCACTCGTTGGGGTCTTCAGCGCGTTTCGGAGGGAACACTCCGCCATATTGTTGTACTTGCCGTCGAGCCGCAAGCAGAAGAGACTCCCTTGATGTTGGTTGATGCGCACGGACACGCGTTGAGTTTCGACAACACGGAGGAGGATGAGCCTGAGCTCGCCGACGGAGAAATTTGGTGCCCCGAACCGGAGCCCTTCGTCGACTGGGCTGACCTCGAAGAGGCGAGTCGGCAGGTTGCCGGACTCTCGACCGTTCTCCCTTCGCAATTCACCGAGTTCGCGTTTCGGATGCCGGGCGCAGACGGTCTCGGCTACGAGAGCTTCTCCTTTGGGGCGCGTCGCCACATGCGCCGCATCTACGACACGCCAGCCAAGCGCGTGTTGCTTTTCTGCGGCCGTCAGGTTGAGAAGTCGACGCTCCTGGGCAACCGCGCCATCGGCTACGCGTGCTTGGTGACGGGATACCGCACGCTGTACGTGTCTCCCTCTGCGACGCAGACCAAGACCTTCAGCACGGACCGCATCAAGGAGCCGCTCGAGACCAGTGAGGTGCTGCGCGCGTTCACAGCGTCGGCGCTACAGCAGAACGTCTTCGAGAAGCAGTTCGTCAACCGCTCGAAAATCACACTGCGCTACGCCTTTCTCAACGCTGACCGCTGTCGTGGCATCCCAGCGTGGGGCCTTTTTATCGACGAGCTCCAGGACATCCTCGGCGACAACATCCCCGTCATAGAGCAGGCGACCAGCCACGCTCCTGAAGCCTGGCAGCGCTTCATCTACGCAGGCACGCCTAAGAGCCTCGACAACGTCATCGAGTACTACAGGAGCGGCACTTCTAAGGGCCGCCCGATGTCGACGATGGGCGAGTGGGTCGTGCCCTGCGACTGCAAGAGCGGCGAGGGCGGGCGCTACTGGAACGTCCTGGGGGAGAAGAACATCCAGCGCCGTGGCCTATCTTGCGAGCGCTGTGGCAAAATTATGAACCCCATGCACGCAGACGCCCAGTGGGCGCACATGCAGAAGGACGGCATCTTCGAGGCGTACCGCATCCCACAGTTGATGGTGCCGTGGAGGAAGTGGGAGGAAATTTACCTCGACTACGGGCGCTACCCACGAGAGAAGTTCTACAACGAGGTGCTTGGCATCTCCTACGACTCGGGTCTTCGTCCGCTGACGCGGGCGCAGGTGCGTGAGTGCTGCAATCCCGCCGTGACGATGCGCACAGCGGAGCTCGAGAAGTACAAGAACCGCGCGCATGGGACGCCAGTGTTCGCGGGACTCGATTGGGGCACTGGCGAGAACAGCTACACGGTGCTGTCTCTTGGCACCTACGTGCAATCGAAGTTTCGCATCTTCTACATTCACCGTTTCACAGGGGAAGAGGTCGACCCAGAGGTACAGCTCGCCCGCATCGCAGAGATGTTGAAGTACTTCAGCGTGCGGGTCATTGGCGCAGACTACGGCGGTGGTCACTACCCCAACGACCGCCTGATTCGAACGTTCGGTCCTCGTCGCGTGCAGCGTTACCAGTACGTGACGAAGCTCAAGAAGAAGCTGTTGCTGAACGGCCCCCTGCGCCGCTGGCAGGTGATGCGTACAGAAGTGATGAGTGACATCTTCAACGCTATCAAGCGCAAGCAGATTGAGCTGCCGTGCTGGGAGGAGTTCGAAGACCCTTTTGCCAATGACTGTCTCAACATCTACAGCGAATACAACAAGACGACACGCGCGATTCAGTACACGCACCGCCCCGACCGCCCGGACGACTCGCTCCACTCCATCTTGTACTGCTTCCTCGCATCTATGCTGATTACGCCGCGCCCTGACATCATCGCGCCGATGAAAGAAGACCCGGCACGCGGTCCGATTCGTTCCGGCTACAACGGCCCCACGGACCAGGGTTAGCGCGAGGAGAGGATGGCCAGCAGGGTGTCCACCGGAGAGGGCTTCTCTGGAAACAACTGGTTGGCCGTCTCCTGTGATTCGGCACGCGTGCAGTAGAAGTAGGCCACGTGTCGGAGACTGCGGCGTGCGGCCTCGAGCGCCGCGAAAGCCTGCCGCAGCTCGATGGCCGTCGTTGCCATGTCGGGGCTCTGCGCCAGTAGCTGAGAGGCAAGGTCTAGGAAGATGCGCCAGGGTTCACGACTCCCAACGTGCCGAGCCACCAGCGCAAGGTAGTCTTCATCCATTGCGACAAAAGAGGAGGCCCAGAAGTAGATGAAGTCGTGCCGTCGCAGGTCTTCTGCCAGAAGTGGACGCACTGCCTCGGCGTGGAGCCCAACCACTCCTGCTGGCGTGCGGTCCAGGGTTGTGGAGGGGATGCCCAGCGCTAGGTGTAGTTCCTCGAGACGCTGTTCGTTGAAACGCGCAATAGCCCTGGCTTGGAGGGCGATGGATGCCACCTCCAATAGCGTGAGGTCTGTGCGTGACCGCGCCTCTTGGAGTCCAAGCAGGTCTGTGGCGCGAAAACGGATGCCGCCTTCGACCCGAAGAGGGCGTAGTGTGCCGTTGCGAACATAGACGTGAATCGCGCGCTTTGTGCACTTCAGCAGGCGTGCTGCTTCAAGTACACCCACGAATTCAGGCGCTTCTCGACTTCCCATGCTCTTTCGCTCCATGCTACTTCTTTCTGAACTAGGAGGCGTGCTCGATGTCGTCTGACCTTCCCGAGCAGGGACTGTTTCAACAGCGGAACGCGCGACCCATCTCAGGTGAACACCTCGAGGTGCTCGGCAAGAAGGCCTCTGCGGATTGGAGTGCCGGAACGTACTCTTCTCTGACTGCGGCCGTCACCAACGTCGTCAAGACCGCGGGTCTGTCGCCGGAACAGGTGAAGCGCGTCGTCGAGTTTGCGAACACGAGCGCGTACTTGAACGAGTTCCGCAAAGAGGGCAGCGCGCACAGGGTCATCGAGTTCGAGGGAGGTCCTGCCTCTGTCGCCGATGTCCTTCGTGACCTCAACGATGGAGGCGGGGGTTCGGTCTTTGACCGGGGCACGCTCGACTACCAGACACCTCCGTCGAACGCCAAGGTCGCCGCCGCGCGCGCAGAGGCGGAGCTCACCGCGCTCTTCGGTTCGCCGGCGCCGGACCTTCCGCAAGAGAACCCTCTCGGTCCTGCCCTGGACCTCCAAACCAAGGTCGCTTCCGCGCGCGAGCACCTCCTCTCTCAGCTCAGCGGGCTTGAGGTCGTCTACTCCGACCTCGGCGACCGTCTCTACTTCCAGGTGAAGCAGGCCGCGCTGCGTGGCATGTCTCTTGGTGACATCGTCCAGGCCTGGGACTCGGTGGCGCCGAGTGCCGACCACATCAAGGTTGCCAGCTCGCTCGTGGCGCCGCGTCTCTTGAAGGACGAGGTGTTCCGGAACATCGGCGAGCTGCACGCTTCCATCGACAAGATGGGTGGTGCACGCATGGTGAATCCCGCGCACCCCCTCGTAGGAGAGTTCGTAGAGTTCTGCCAGGCGCTCAACAAGCTCGCTGAGACACGCCTCGCGCGTGATGAACTCGCGAAGGCGGCGAGTGACCTGTCGACCTTCATCAAGCAGGCCTCAGACGTTTCGCTCGGCACCAAGGCCATGGTCGGCGGGGCGGGCACACTCGCCGCGCTGCACTACGCAAACAAGCACTACAACGAGAGTCCGAGTACTCTCGCAACAGTGGCTCGGTATCTCGGCGAACGTCTCTCGCCGCAGCAAGGGCAGGTGACCAATGGCTACTGACCCCGTCAGCACGTACCTCGAGAGCAAGAAGACCGCGGGCTTCGGAGATGCTGCGCGTAGCTTCATGCAGGGCGCCGGTTCCTTGATGAGCAATGCCGCGCAGGGCTCAGCGAGTCCGGTCGCACACATGCTCGGTGAACACGCAGGGCACACTGCGCTCGCAGTCGGTAGCGCGGCGGTCGCGTATGGCGGTGCGAAGCTCCTTCAAGGTGCGTACGACGCCGCGACCAAGTCGCACGATTTCAAGTCGATGCTCGACGCGAATCCTGACCTGGGTGAGATGCACGCGGAGAATCCGAAGCTCTTCAACCAGATGTTCTCCACGCTGCGTACTTTCAACCCCTCCTTCACGCGTGACCCCATCGTCGCTGGGCACTACATGCGCTCGATGGTGGGTGACCCGATGCACGCGGGCAGCATGGCGGTGGAGGCTCTTACGCACCGCGACCGCATGCATGACCCACTGCAGGACCGTGTGACCGGCGCAGCGTTTGGAGCCGGCAAGCACCGGTGAGGTATGTATAAGGTCTCCTTCTTCCGAGGTCAGGACGAGACGGGCATCCACGCGCTGCCCCTGTTCGGTCCTGCCTCTTCGACGTTCGAGAAAACGGCGGCTCCGCAGCTGCTGCCCGACGTCGTGCGCTACATCGAGACGCTGCGCCCCAGCAAAGAGTCGCAGTACGTTCTGGTGAACGCGCTGGGTGCTTCAGAGTGGTGGTCTTCGAACATCAACGGTGATGCTTTCCCTGAAGCGTCGTTGATTCACGCGCCAGATGATTGGACGGGCAACCCGCTCATCGACAAGGCCCGGTCGAAGGACTGGGGCTACGGCTACCCGACGTTCTACTACGCGCATCCGTACGCCCACCATCGCAACAAGGATGCGGCGCGCGCCTTCGGAGAGGTCGAGCTCTCTGTTTGGAATCCGCGAATGCGGCGCGTTGAGTTGGTGACTCGCGTCGACAAGGACAAGTGTCAGAAGTTCGGCGGTGAGGGGGTCTGGGACAAGCTCCAGGCGGGGCAGTACATCGACGTGAGCATGGGGTGTCGCGTACCCTACGATACGTGCTCCATCTGTTTGGATTGGGACGCGTACCGAAAAGCGCAGGCGACGTTCAAGCCTGGCATCCACAAGACGCCAGGCGACGCGGTGCTCGAGGTTCACAAGGAGCTCATTCGCCGAACAGGCAAGGGCATCCGTGGCGTCTCCATCACGCGCAAGGACTATTGCGACCACGCGCTCAGGCAGATGAACCACATCTTCCCCGACGGGCGGAAGGTGTTCGTCTACAACGACTATCCGCGCTTCTTCGACATCAGCTTCGTCTTCATCGGCGCCGACAAGACTGCCAAGGTGATGATGAAGATTGCGGGTTCGGGGCAGTTGTGGAGTCTTCCGGGTGCAGAGCTTGCCGAGAAGCTCGGCTACGATGAGAGTAACGAGCTGCTCGCTTCTACCTTCGAGTACGGAGGAGAGGCGAAGGTTGCTGCAGTCCAGGACCCGCTGAAGCTCGCCTTCTTGGGCAAGCAGGCGAAGGACAAGGACGCTGAAATCGTCAAAGACACCGTACCCAGCCAGTTCGCCGGGAAAGCAGTACCTGCTCTGACCGCGAACGAGCCGGACCTCTCGAAGGACATGCTCGACTTGCTCGGTGCTGCGCCTCTCGAGCAATCGCTGTCTACGCCTACCCTGATGGGTATGGTTCTTCGTCCTCGAGAGTTCCAGCGAATCATCCTCATTCAAATGGGGATGCGCCCTCGTGCGGATGAACTCGAACGTAGAGGTCAGGTGTTCCCTCGCGTTGATGATGTCGAAGACGTGCCCATGGGTCCGGAGTACTTCTCTGAGGTGCTAGGACGTGCACTGGCGCCGATGATGTCTATGCGCTCCGCACTCGGACCCATCATCGAAAAAAGGGTCACTGTTCTCTCGAAGGAGCCACAAGAGAAGCGGTCTTCTGCTTCTTCCCTTTCTTCTCCCCTGCTACGTAAGATGGCAGCTGCCTACAACGGGTATCGAAGAGGGGTGATGGAACTTGTGGCTCATGCTCATGAACTGCTACTGTCGGCGTCTGTGCCGACAGAGCAGCTTGGAAAGCTCGCCACCGCTCCGGTGGAGACTGTCTTCACTCCCTTGTCTGCGCGCTACCTCAAGCTCGCTTTCTGGGATGAAGTAGCGGCACGCGAAACCAGTTCCGGTGTGGAGACGGTGCTACCGTCAATGACTGCCCGGACCAAGAGCTGACTGGAGAGACTTCATGGACAAGATGGATGTGTTCCTCGCCAACTTCTACGGCACCAAGACCGCATCGGCTCCCGTTCCTCAAGCCGAGGACCTGGAGAAGCAGGCGAGCGTGAATCTCTTCACCAAGCTCGCTGCCGACCAGGGCATCGACTTGAAGACGTGCACAGACGCGCAAGTCAACGCGCTCTACGCGGACTTCGAACAGAAGGTCGCGGCGGCGGGGGGCATCAACACCGTCATGGCCAAGGTCGCGGCAGCCAATCCGGCTGCGGCAGCCGCTCCGGCGAAGACCGCCTCCGAGAAGGAGGAAGAGGAGAAGCGCGAGAAGATGGAGGCCGCCCGTCGTGAGCACGAGGGGAAGAAGGAAGCCGCGGCGAAGCTCGCCGAGGCCGACTTCATGGGCCGCGTGATGGCCCATGCCTACGTGCAGGAGATGCGCAAAATCGCATCTGAAGGTGGTGGGGACGACAAGGGCGAGGGCAAGCACGAGATGCCCGAGGCCCTCCGCAAGGGCATCGAGAACGCCAAGGCGCACGAGCACCCGGCCGACAGGAAGAAGGAGGCCTCGGCCCTCGACGACCTCGCGGCCGAGTACGCCGTCGCGCTCGTCTTCGACGCAAAGCTCGACCCCGTCGAGGCCGGTCGCAAGGTCGCGTCTGTTCTCAACCTCGGCATCGCCAAGGACACGGCCAAGACGGCGTCGGCGAAGGACCTCGAAGGGGCAGTTCACATCCGCGCGCTCGAGCTCCTCGAGGCCGCCGGCTACCCGGTTCAGTATCCGCAGTGAGCCAGGAGATGGGAGGTCGCGGTCATGTTCCTCTGGGTGGCGAAGCAAGCAGGAGCAGAAGCTCCAATGCAGTCATCTACGGGCGCAACCGCGACCGCTCCCATCCCAACACCCAGCATCGAACCCTCTCTCGCACCCGGGAAGCGTGGACCCGCCGGGATGTCTCCCAGGCAGAACTACTCCAGGGTCAACACCGGCGCCCCGCCACCTGCCGACGCGGGAGCGCAGTCTCAGAAGTCCATGCCCCCTCTGGGCGCTGAAATGCTGCCAAAGCACGCCTCCACAGGAGGAGATGATTCGATGAACCAGATGACCGCCCGACCGATGCTGCAGGACCTCGTGAAGCAAGCGATGGCTGCGTCCGCCGCGAACATCAGCGCGTCCCAAGAGGCGCAGCTTCAGCGCGACAAGACCGCCTCTGCCGAGGAGGAGAAGAAGTGCGAGAAGTGTGGCAAGGAGAAGTGTGCCTGCGGCAGCAAGATGGCCAGCGTCGACGCCAACACCGTCGAGAAGCTGGCGGGTGCCCTCGACTTCATCTCCGCGCAGCTGAAGACAGGTGCCTCCATCACGGAGCACGTGGTCACCAACCCACCGGGTGTCTCGCAGGCGACGGCCAGCACGCCGCTCCCCGACCACAAGGGCCAGGGTCACGCCATCGTCCCGATGCACACGCCGGAGCAAAAGGGTCTGCCCACGGAGCGCGGCAAGACGATGGTGGAGAACAACCTTCACGACCCGCCAGGCGGCAGCGAGCACATGATGCAGCGCAATTATGGAGGGAAGACCGCAAGTCCCCTCGAGATGATTCGCGCGAAGACCGCTGGCGCCGCGACCGAGAAGAAGGAGACCGAGGGTCTCCGTGAGGCAGAGAAGGGCCTTGCGAAGGTCGAACACGCGCACGCGAGCGAGCCCGAGAACAAGGACAAGGAGGCGAGCATTGCGGCGCTCACCACCGGTCTGCTCGCACGCGTCAAGCAGGCAGAGGACGCGCTCAACCCCGCCAACATCACCGCTGGCAAGGCTGTCCCCCCGGACACCAGCGCCTCGGGCCAACCGGGCGGTCATCCCGCCGGCGGCGCTCCGCAAGGACACACAGGACTCGTCGGCTCGAACCAGGCAGCGCGCGACTACACGCGCGGGCAGGCCTACGCCGACCGCAAAATCGACCTCGGCAAGTACTTCAAAGAGCCGGCGCTCAGTGCGGCGACGGACAAGACGTTGCAGGTCGCCTTCGAGCACACGGGCAAAGCGGGGCCGAAGATTGCCTCGGCGCCTGAGGTCGTCGAGGGCTCTCTCAAGACGGCAGCCGCGCGCGCTCTTCTCGGCAAGCTCGCCGAGGCAGCCGAACAAGAGAAGTCCAAGACTGCTGCCGCTACGGCGCGCTGAAGGAGGAGCACGTGGACAAGCTGAGCAACGAACAAATCTCCGAAGTGCTCGCTGATGCGGCGGGTACCTTGCGCGCGCAGCAGACCAAAATCGCTGCGCTCGAAGCCGAGCTCGCAACGCGAAACACGCACGATGCGTCCCTCAAGCTCGCGCAGAAGATGCACGGCAAGGGACTCGACGTCGACACGCCGGTCGAGGCGCTTTGTGCGCGCCTCGAGAAGGCCGCTGCAGACGGCAAGTTCGAGGCGATTGCGCAAGCAGTCGAGCTCGTCGGCCCCGACATGGGGACGAAAATCGCCCACCTGTCCGACGGGGAGCAACGTATCGCCCTCGGCGGCTCTGACCTCGAACGCTTCATCGTCGGCGCTGCGGGCTGACCCCGGGCCAAGGAACCAGGAGAGACCATGTCCACCATCCAGAAAGTCAACTTCACCCCGGTGACGAGTGTTCTGCCGCTGCAGATTCGCGATTTCCCCATCGCGGACCAGACGCTCATCAACCCGCTCAACGCGCTCTGCGTCATCGACGGCGAGTGGCTGACGCTGGACCCCGGTGGCAGCAACAAGGCGGTGCGCGCGGCCGACGTCGGCACCCTCGGCGCGCTCGCGACGACGCGCTCGTTCCCGCTCTTCGCCGAGCGTGGGCGCTACGACATCCAAGCAATGTCGAAGAAGGGCGTCCCGCTCATCTACCGCGGCGAATATGAGTTCGACACGCGCATCTTCGATGCCTCTGTCGCGCTCGGTGCGGGTGCGGCCATCACGTTCCCGCTCCAGCCCTTGAAGGCGGCGACCATCGCCATCGGTGGGCGCAACTACACCGGGCTCGTCGGCCACGGTGGCACGGCGGACGTTTCGCCGGTGGTCGGCTACGTCACGCGTCTGCCTGCTTCGAACAGCGGGCAACTCCGGTTCATGTCCGGCTGGCGCAGCTGAACCAACCACCACCACAGCTCCAGAAGCAGAAGAGAGGAATTCCCCATGAGCGTCCCGGCGCGTGTTCTCAACGAGCTCTTCACCCAGAAGCTCGGTTCGTCTGAAGGCAAGGAGAAGATGGCGGAGTACGGTGGCTCGTACATCCGTGACCGTCTCCGTGAAGTGTCCTACGCGCGGAAAGTCATTCCGCCCGAGCAGGTCACGCGCGCCGACTGCCAGCGCAGCGTGAACCACGACACGCTGGTGAAAATCGTCGACGTGGAGCCGAAGAGCCGCGCGATGACCATCAGCTTTCGTGGCCAGCCCACGGCGCGGTTCATCCGCGGTTCGAAGGCGGAGGTCGGCTTCTACACCGTCGCCTCGGAAATCTTCCAGAAGACGGAGCAGGAGCTTCTCGCCTACGAGATGCCCATCACCAAAATCATCGAGGAGAACTCGGTGAAGGACCTGCAGGAAATCGAGGACCGTGAGTTCACGGTGCACATCGAGGCTGCAGTCCAGGCCCTCCAGGTCGAGGCCAATGGCGGTACGCCGACGCCGCTCAACGCGACGACCCTCCAATCGTCGCCCGGCGTCGTGGAGTTCTCCGTCCGCAAGGGCGAGCTCGCGCGCACTGCGACCGACGACGACGCGACGCCGCGCGCGCTCCAGCGCCCGGACCTCGTGGCGTTGTTCAAGCTGCTCGACGGCAACCGCCTGCGTTCCGAGCGCCTCCTGATGACGGAGACGGACTGGGACGACATCCTGAGCTGGACGCTCGAGGACTTCGGCGACCGCCTCCAGAGCGAGACGGCGGTCGACGGCTACAAGTACAACACCCTCCTGGGGCGTTCGTACATCCGCACCATCAAGACGGACATTCTCCGCCAGGGGAACATCTACGTCTTCACCAAGCCGGAGTTCTTCGGCAAGTTCTACGTGTTGAACAACACGAAGTTCTACATCGACAAGATTGCCAACGTCATCACGTTCCAAGCGTGGGAAGACATCGGCATGGCGGTCATCAACATCGCGGCGGTTCGCAAGCTCGAGACCTACTCGGCCGACGCGAACCCGGTCACGGACGCGGACAGCCTCATCGCGGAGTTCATCCCCGTCGACGAGGACGCGCTCGGTGCGCCGAACAACCGCGTGGACCAGGGTGAGTTCTTCCCCACCATCACGCAGTACTGAGCCATCGCGCTTCACGCGCGTGTAACGGGCGCTGGTGCCGGCATCGGTGCTGGCGCCCGTAGTCTTTTGGAGGGTGCCGATGCTGTACGCGATTCACAACGTCTCGCGCGAGAAGAAGAACCGCTTTGAGCGGCGCGCGCTTCCGACAAAGGTCAATAAGAAGCAGCACATTGCTGGCGCGCGGATTCTTCCCGCACGTGCGCGCATCGTGGATGAGTCCGTGGTCATTGCGAACCTGGACGCGCTCAGGGCAAAGGTCGCTGCGCACGCGCTCGAGGTTCGTACGACGGACGGGCAGGTCGTCGACCTTCGGACGCTCGTCGCAGCGCCGAAGATGCCGGCGCCGCTCCGACCGCATCCGCTTCCGGACTCGGCCGCGCGCGACAAGCCGTGGGGTGTGCCGATGGAGCCGGACATGGGCGAAGACCAGTCCACCCTCCCGGCTGCCATTCTGCCGGACGGACAGACTCCGACGCTTCTCACCATCCGTGCACAAGAAGAGGCGGCGGACATCGCTGCGGAGTTGGCTGTGGTGGCCAAGCAGGCGCCGCCGGCTCCGCCCGTCGTTGAAGAGAAGGCTGCGACCCCCGTCAGCGTCGACCTGCTGGACGCACCAGGGGAGGACCTCGAACCCGTTGAAGACAACGACAGCGACCTCGAGGCCGCGCTTGCGCAAGCTGAAGCCGAGAGCAGCGACGCACCCGTCGAAGACAACGCTGAGACCGCAGAGGAAGAGGTCATCAACGCGATGCCCGCACCGCAAACCAAGGCCGTCCAACACCAGCCGGCGCGACAGGAGTCGCGTCACAGCAAGAGGCGCCGATGAGCACGACACCCGCACCGAAGCAGGCCCCTGCGCCGAAGACGACCACTGTCTACAACATGACCGACGTCTCGACGCCGGCGCTCAAGCAGCGGGGAATGGTCGGCATTACCATCGCCGTTGGACCGAAGCTCTTGCCGCCGGGAGCCTCGGGGGCGATTCCGGACGAAGACCTCAAGCGCCTTCTGGGCGGTCTCCAGAAGCTCGTCACGCTTGGCGCGCTTGCCGTCAACCAGCTGCCCGCGGCGTACGTCACTGCTAGGGCCAGCAAGGTGGCAGCGGCAACTCCGGCGGCTCCGGTCAAGGCTGCAGAGGTTGCGGCCAAGGCGAAGCCGGCCGCCATTCCAGCAGCTGCTCCAGCACCTGCGGCAGCCAAGGCACCTGAGCCGGCACCCGCACCGGTGAAAGAGAGCTGACCAGTGTCGCTTCAGGGAATCCCGGGGATGACCGATGCCTTCCGGGACTTCGTCCAGATGGTGCGGCTTTATCACCGGGATTTTCCGGAGTTGAATCGCATCGTCAGCGGCGTTGAGTCCAGCGACAGGCAGATTGCGTGGGCTGTTCTCGACGCGCTCTCCGACTTCAACGGTACGCCTCCATTCATCGGACGCTACAGCCTCGAGGGTCTTCTGGCGCGTGACCAACAGGCGTTGCTCCTGCGCATGACGACCATCTCCCTCATCGAGTCGGTCGCGCTTCTCCAGACGCGCAATCACATCAACTACTCGAACGGGGGCATCAACGTCGGCGTCAACGACAAGACGCCCATGTTGATGAATTGGCTCCAGCTCTTTCGCTCCTTCACGGAGCAGATGAAGATGAAGGTCAAGGTCGCGCTCAACATCGAGGGTATCCTCGGACCGAGCAACCAGGGCGTGCACTCCGAGCTCTGGGCCGTCAACGCCACGTACGCCGCCTATTGAGGGCACCATGGCCAAAAACAAAGCCTACAAGTTCCGCGAGCTCTTCGAGATGCAGACCTTCCTCAATGGAGGTCTCATCGGCGGCTCGTTGCAGAAGAGTGTTGGGAGCATCTCGGTTGGTCTTGTCGGACTCGTCGGCAAGAGTCTGAAGTTCACGCAGCCCACGGCGGTCGAGTACACGTTCATCGCGTCGTCGGGCTCGAATCCCGACCCCAACACGTTGCTCTTCAGCGACATTCAGGCCCAGTTGATGGGCGCGGTTGCGGGGCTCCTGGTCACCAGCTGGGAAGGGCGTCTGGTCTTCATCGAGACGACCCCGAACCACGGCGTCACGCTCGTGAATGCGACCGTGGCGGGGACCGACGCGCGCGGCATCCTTGGCTTCGGAAACGGCGCCACAGATACGCAAGTCGGTAAGCTCTACACGCCCTCTGCGGTGAGCAACGCAGCTCCCTGCTGGACGTGGGCGTACTCTCTGAGCGAGAACATGCACACCGTGCTCACCTGGGAGTGATGACCATGTCGTTCGAAGACAAGCTGCTTCGTGGCATCCCGTCGGCTGACGCCGCGGCGTTCTTCATCAACATCAAGCGCGCCAGCGCGCACCCCGAGGCATTGGCCGAGGCGAAGCGCAAGGTCGCCGAGATGGGGGTGGGCTCTCCTCCGCCGCTCCCGCAGGCAGCGATGGGGAAGACGATGGCGGCTCCTCCGCCTGTTCAGTTGCCGGCAACGGCGATGGGACAGAACAAGGTCTCCGCCGCGACGCCGCGCGACCCGGAAGAGGTCGGGCGTGAGCGCGCGCACGCGTCGCTCAGTGCCGAGTTCGAGAAGGAGAAGGCGCACAAGAGCGAGCGGCACGGTGACATCGCCGGTCGTCTCCTGGGCGGCCTTGTGGGTGGTATCGGGATGCATCGCTACGGCGCAAAGAACCCGATGGCCACGCTCGGAGGCATCGCGCTCGGCGAGCACATGGGCGGACACGCAGGACGCGAGGCTGGCGCGGCGCACGACCGCGCGCGCCACCACAAGACGGCAAGCACCGCCGACCTCGTGAAGCAGGCGCTCGGTCTCGCGCCAGCCCTCGACCCGGCGACGCAGCAGTACATCCAAGCCGAGGGCGCGGCCGCGGCAGCGGAGGAGCAGGGACAGTCCCAGTACCTCCGCCAGCTCCTCGACAAGACGCGTGCTGAGAGCAGCGCTGCTCAAGAAGCTGCGCAGCAGGCGCAAGAGCAAGCGACGCAGCTCGAACAACAGAACACTGCGAACGCGGCGCAGATGGACCAGTACCGCGCGCAGGTCGGCAATGCCTTGCAGAACGCGATGACGGCGCAGGACCAGGTGCTGCAGCAACAGCAGGCTGCGGCAGCGATGCGGATGTCCTACCAGCAGCTGCGGGGAACCATCCTCCAGGCGGCTTCAGCAGACCCGCCAGCGCTGACGGGCACCGAATCTGCGCTCGCGATGGCAAGCCAGGCGGCGGCACCGAACTCGGCGCCGTCCCCTACCCTGGGAGCAGCAGACGCCGCACCGCAGACGCCCTCGGCGCCAGGCGCCGCACCTCCAGAAGGCAGTACCTCCACTGCGCAGAACGCGCAGGCGACCGAGCCCACGATTGGGGCGACGGCGCAGAACAGCGTGCAGGTCGGTCAATCGGAGCCGCAGAACGCGCGTTCTCCGGGAAAGGAGTCGCTGGCCTCAGCACTCCCTTTCTCCGACTCGAAGTGCGCCTCCCTGCGTGACATCGCATTTCAACACGGCCACGAGCTCCTCACGCGTCTGCCCTACGCTGCGGCCGGTGCGCTTCTCGGCGGCGGCGCGGAGTACGCGCACGCACACGGGGACAACACCAAGCTCCGCGACAAGCTCACCAAGCTCGATGCCGAAGGTGACAAGGGCGTCGGCCACGCGCTGAACAGGGCACAGACGCGCGTGCGCCTCGAGCTCGGCGACTACGCGCATCGGCACCCGCTCCAGGCGGCGGGGTTCGGTGCAACCACCGGGGCACTCACCGGCGCTGCTGCCGCACCGCTGCTTCGCGACATCTCTACCTCTGCGAAGAACATCTTCAACACGCTCGCCAACAAGCACGCGGCGTAGGAGTCCGTCATGCTCGATTTGTTCCTGAAGGTTGGCTACGCGCGCAACGAGCTCCAAGCGAAGGAGGCGGCGTTCATCGAGGACTTGAAGAAGCTCGATGCGCTCACGCTCTACCAGCTCGCGCAGAATGGCGACTTCGCGGCAGCCACGAAGCTCTCGTACATCGACGATGACGGGAAGTTCCTCGACCGCTTCAAGGGCACGCAGCTTTTCGAGCAGGCGCTCGCCCTCGAGCAGGAGGAGGTCCAGGCCGAGATGCTGGACCAGCAACGTCGCGAGGAGCGCAAGCTCACCAACAAGGACGACGACAACCTCTACGACCGACGCAGCAGCATCCGGCTGAAGAAGAAGCTCCTCGAGCTCGAGCTCGCGCGCCTCGAGAACGGGATGTCCGGGTCGCCGGTTGCCGCAGTACCCGCTGCGCCGGTTCCGGGACAGGGCGCACAGGGTGCCGGTGCGCCGGGCGATGTTCCTGCGGAGGGTGTGCAGGACAATTCCCAGGGTCTCGGCGGTGGCGTTGCGAAGTCTGCGGCACCGCTGGCACCTGCAGAGCTCGCCATTCTTGGCGCGCTCGCTGCCGGTGGTGTCGGTGGCGCGATGAAAGGTGAGGAGCACGGTACACCGCTTTCAGGCGGTGTGCGCGGCTTGTTGGGTACTGCTGGTGGTGGTCTTGCGGGAGGTCTGCTCGGCAGTGCCGCGCACGGCATCATGGGCGGCAATGGTCTGCTCGGTGCGGGTCTCGGTGCCGCGTTCGGCGCGCGCCGGGGCTACTTGTCCGCGACGAAGAAGTACGACGCGCCCGAGGAGAAGATGGCCTTCGCTGACGAGCTCGGACGTTCACTTGCACGACAAGACGCGCAGAAGGCCGCGCACGCCGCGGACCTCCAGAAGACTGCGCAGGTGGCGGGCGCACTGCTCGCCAAGTCCGCGTTCGACATGGGCGGTGCGCTTCAGATGGCGAAGGGCCTCGGCACCAAGGCGCTCGGCTTCGCGGCCGCGCATCCTTCTGCCGCGAGCACTGCGGTCGGTGCTGGCGTCGGCGCACTGGGCGGCGCCGCTGCTGGTGGTCCGGGCAATCGACTCGGTGGCGCGCTCGCGGGTGGTGCGCTGGGGGCGGCAGCAGGTCACGCCAGCCAGGGCATCGCCAGCCAGATGGGCGGCGTCTGGAAGGGCAACACAACGCTCGGTGAGGCGGCCGGACGTTATGCCGGCGGGCTCAAGGACCAGGCCTCCAGTATCGTCGACAAGATTCGGCAGCGTGTTGGCGGTCCCACACCGGCGGGGGCGTCGTCGGGAACTCCAGGAGTCTCGCCGCGCGCACAAACGCTGGCACCTATCACGCTGCCGACGGGCCAGCCCTACGTGCTGTGAGGACTCGTGCCCGTCCTCATCACGCTGAAGGAGCTGCGGGTCAGGTCGCTCGACCTGTCCTTCCACGAGGTGTCGTGGAAGCTCGAGGACACGTCGGAGGACGTGCTCGACTACACTTTCCAGGTCCTTCGCAGTGAGGGCCCGAGCGGGCCGTTCGTGCCGTTGAGTCTGGCGTTCACGGACAACTACGTCTTCGTTGACAACGTGATTCTGGCGACCAGTCGCTGGCGCAAGTACTTCTACGTCGTACGCACCACGCATATGCCGTCGGGTGAATTCGTCGACAGCCTGCCGGTTTCGAACGACCCAGACCCTGACCTCATCGCCCTCGAGCTCCGGCGACACATGCAGCTGCTCTTCCGCGAGTTCGCGGGGCGCATGTGTTGGGTGCTTCCGGCGCGCACGTTCGGGCAGCGTTGTAGCTGTTGGAATCCTAAGCTCGCACAACGCCGGCAGTCCGGTTGCCGAGCTTGCTACGACACGGGCTTCATCCGCGGATACCTGCTGCCCATCGAATCGTGGATGCAGTTCGACCCTTCACCGAAGACGGAACAGAACACCAACGTTGGGGCGATGCAGCAGTCGAACACGACTGCGCGTTTGGCGTACTTCCCGCCTCTCAAGCCGCGCGACGTCATCGTCGAACCGGAGAACCGTCGCTGGCGTGTGGTGCAGGTGAATCAGACGGAGCAGGGGCGCGCGACAGTGCACCAGGAGGTGCAGCTGCATGAGATTCCCCCGCGTGACATCGAGTTCAGCATCGAGCTCAAGCTCTCGGGCGCGCTCCGCGACTTGTGGCTGAACCCTCAACGGAACTACTCCAACCCACAGAACCTCGAGGAGTTCATGGCGGAGACTGCTCCGCGTATTTTCTCCCTCTATCTGAAAGCGGGGCGCTGATGAACACTCCTTCGTTGGTCGACTATCTCTCGTTCGATGACGCGAAGAGCATCTGCAAGCTCGCCGCAGACGAGAACGACTGGAAGCGCAAGCTCAAGGTCATGGGCACAGGAGCACTCGGTCTTGCGACTGGTACGCTGGCGGGTGCGGGCGGAGCGCACCTCGCCAACAAGGCCTACAACCACATCAACGGCACGGACATTCCGTACCCCTACTTGATGGCGGCGCTGCCCGTGCTCGGCGGTGGACTCGGACTCCTGTACAACATGGCCAAGGCCCGCGAGCTCGAGGAGATGAAGCGTGTCGTCCAAAGTCCCGCAGACAACGCCGCAGGGAGCCCACCCGGAAGATAACTTCCGGGACTCGCCGCTAGAGCACATCCGCACGCTCTACGTCGCGTTTATCCAGGGGCTGTTCGCGGCATCGCCCGTGGGCGCGTACCACTGGTCGATGGACCCGGACTCGGAGCTCGTCGTGTCGGACGAGAATCCCATCAAGGCAGAGAGCGTCGGCCAGCGCCCAGCCATCACCATCACGCGCGGTCCGATGAAGTTCTACACCATCGGGCTCGGTGACCTCATGGACCGTGATGTGCGCACCGACTCGCGCACAAAGTCCGTGCTCGTTCCGGGCACGATGTCCGTGAACTGCTGCTCGCGTGTGCCTCTCGAGTGCGACCGCCTCGCGTGGATTGTCGCCGAGGAGCTTTGGCTTCATCGCGAGCTTCTGATGAAGGAGGGCTTCTTCGAGATTGGTCGTGAGCCCATTCTCGGGTCGCCATCACCCGCGGGGTCTCTCGTGCAGGCAGATTTGGGAGATGAGTGGTACGCGACGACGGTCGCGTGTCCTTTTCAATTCGTACGCACGTCGAAGCGTACGCCGCTCAACCAGCAGGTGCTGCAGGACATCACACTCAGCATCCGTTCGCGGATTGCACACCTACGTCGCTATGGTGGTGCGGCTGCGAGCGCTGGTGTTGACCCGCCTTGGGAGGTTACAAGTACTGCTCCTCCGCCGCTCTTCCCCGATGCCAGTGACTTCTACGGAAACACTCCGCAGCCTGGCGCTCTTCCACCCAGTCTGCCTACCGTTCCGCATCCTCTGAACCCTGCTGTCCGTGTCGTCGTACGCGCGGCAAGACCAAATTCTCCTGCGTTGAAGCCGCCTGCGATGGGGGGACGTCCTATTCCCATTCAGCCAGGCCCTGTGGAAGAATCCTGCGAGGTCCAACAGGACTCGCAAGCTACCGACCCGCGAGTGGTCAAGGTGTGATGAAAGGAGCCTCGTATGGCGGCTGAACTTCCCCGTCCTGGGGTTGAGGTAATCCAAGTCTTCAGGACGGTGACCCCCACGGTCATCACTCCTACGCTGGTCGCCAGCGTCGTCGGCGTGTGCCGTCAGGTCGTGGATGTCCTCCCCGGTGGCGTGCTGAACGCGCAAGCATTGGTGTCGCTCGCGGCCATCGCGCTCGCAGCTGCGGCTCCGGGCACCCCGCCCATCTACGGGGGCCTCGACGGTTTGAATCTCGACCTCTCTCTGAATAACGGTCCGGCCCTTTCGGTCGCGTTCGTCGGCAACGTGCTGTCGCCAGCGCAGGTCGTCGCACAAGTCGCCAAGGCATTCACGAGCGCGGGCATCACCGCGTTCACCGTAGAGAGCATCGGCACTACGCAGTGGCGCATTCGCTCGTACGGAGAGAATGAGTTCCAGACCATTGAAGTCCTCCCGACGTCAGCGCCAGCGGTCCTCGCGGCGTTCGGCTTCGGACCCAACCGCGTCTACGCCGGCGAGAGCTACTACGCCCAGCGCCAGACGGCGGTGGCGACGACGAGCTTCCCCGACCCGAACAACAACATCGCGCAGCTGGTCATCGACCCGAGCACCGTCCGCGCGTTCTTCTTCTTGGGCGGCACGGGCTCAAGCCTGCAGGAGCTCCTGCAGACCGAGTCGTTCCTCCGCAACGGACTTGCGACACCTGCGGTCGCTACGGGCAGCGTGGACCTCACCACGCTCGTCTACGGTCCGGGCGGTACGGTCGATGGTGAAACGGTCATCGTGACGGTGAACGGGGCGGGTACGCCGCTGACGGTCACCTTCGCGGCGCCCGCGAGTCCTGCTGACATTCTGTCGCAAATCGCGGCAGTCACGGGCACGGTGCTGACGCCGACGGAGAATGGCAGCAACGAGCTCGTACTCACGACGCTCTTGAACGGACCGACGGCGTCCATCCTCATCGGCGCAGGTACGGCGAACGTGGGCCTCGGGTTGACCCCCGGGACGACGGTTGGCGTGACGGCTGCCGCAGCCATCGACGCGGGCAACGGCACCCAGCAGACGCCACTCATCCAGTGCCCTGGGCAGAACTTCACGGCGGCCCCGACGTCGGCGCAAGTCATCGGCACCGTGCCCATTCCGGGTGGTGGTGTTCCGGATGGCGAGACCCTCGAGCTCGACGACGGCACCGGTGTGCAGACCTGGACGTTCGTGGGCGCGACATCGCCCGCGCTCGTCCTCACCCAGCTCAACTCGCTCTTCGGTGCGACCGGAGGCGGGGAGCTCGTGGCGGCACTCTCGGTAGGCGCGCTCGCGCTCACGAACACCAAGCTCGGCGTCGAGTCCATCGTTCAGGTGGTCGGCGGTACGGCGATGGCGACTCTGGGGCTCACGGCCGGCATCACGCGAGGCGCGCCCTACGCGCCGCTCCCGGGTGACTACATCTTCATCGATGGCGTTCTCCTCGGCGTTATCACGAAGGTGGCGCCGGGCGGGAATGCCAACCAGCTCAAGCTCGACCGACAAGTCCCCATCCAGGCGAACCTCGGCGGGTCGTTCTACATCACAGCGAAGGGTCTTTCGGCCACGGCACCCAGCAGCGGTGTGACGCGTCCGACGCCAAACCTCACGGTCGATGCCTCGGCCAATCTGCTCATCAAGCCGGAAATCATCCACGACTACCAGGGCAACGTCGCCTCGGTGAAGTGCCAAATCTACGTCGCTTACCGCGCACTCCGCCTGGACGTGACGGCGAAGGCGAAGAGCCCAGCGCTCTTGAACTTCAGCGACACGACGACGCTCGAGTCGGTCTTGGCACCGCTCACCGTCGACAACCCTCTGGGCCTGGGCCTCTACTTCGCGCTGCTCAATGCACCGAACACGAACGTCACGGGTCTCGGCGTCGACGAGCAGAACTCCGGCTACCCGGATGGCACCATCGCGGCATACACACGCGCTGCGACGTTCCTCGAGGGCTACGAGGTCTACGCCATTGCGCCGCTGACCCACGACCCGAGCGTCTTCCAGGTCTTCGGCACGCACGTCACGGTAATGAGCTCGCCGGAGAACAAAGGCGAGCGCATCGTCCTCATCAACCCGTCAGTGCCGACGTCGAAAATCGACACGCTCGTTGCGTCGGGCGTCAACGGCAACTCGACGCCGTCGCCCAACGTCTTCGATACAGGCGTCGCGAACCTCGGCGCGCTCTTGCTCGCCCAAGGGGTGACGCCTGGTCCGCTCGTCGTATCCGATGGGGTCTACCTCGACATCGGCAACGGCAGCAAATACAGCATTAGCGACATCACGGACTCGGTCGTTACGGTCCAGACCTCCGGCTTCCAGCCAGGAGAGAACGACGACGCGTACTACGCGACGGTCGCGCTTCCTGAGCCGCTCATCGCAGAGGCCTTCGCCGTGCGCATCCGTGGCGCAGCCCTCGTGCTGCCCGACGGCACGCCGGACAAGGACAACATCGCGCTCACCGTCCAGCAGCAGGCGCAGGGCTACCTGAACCGCCGCATCTGGTCGACGTTCCCAGACCAGTGTGCAGCGACCCTTTCGGGTGTCGAGCAGGTCATCGACGGCTTCTACTTGAACGCGGCCATCGCAGGCATGGTCTCGCAGCAGCCGCCGCAGCAGTCGTTCACCAACTTCCCGATGACCGGTTTCACGCGTGTCATCGGGTCGAACGACACGTTCAGCGAGCGCCAGCTCAACGTGGTTGCCGCAGGCGGCAACTACATCATCGTGCAGGATGCGCCGGCCACGCCGCTCATCTCGCGGATGGCCCTTACGACGGACATGACGTCCATCGAGACACGCACCGACTCCATCACGAAGGTCGTCGACTTCGTCGCGAAGTTCATGCGGCGCGGTCTGAAGAACTTCATCGGGCGCTTCAACATCACCCAGGGCTTCCTGGATTCGCTCGGGCACGTCATCCAAGGGCTGCTCGGCTTCCTCTCGGAATCTGGCATCATCATCGGGGCGAACCTGAACAACCTCATCCAGGACACGTCAGCTCCGGACACGGTGCTCGTCGACATCACGCTCGATGTCCCCTTCCCGTGCAACTACATCCGGCTGACTCTCGTCATCTGAGAGAAGGCAAGAAGGGAGACAAGCCGTGGCTGGAAACTTCTCTGACTGGTCGCCGAACACGAACTACGTTCAGGCTGGGCTCGTCGACGGGCGCTACGCCAACGCGGGCTGCACGTTGCTCGCTGCAGGTCCTCCGCGCCTCGCCAACATCGGCGGGGCTGCGGCGGTCTCTGCTGCCGTCTCGGGCAACGGACAGGCCGCGAACCAGGTCGTCTTCCCGATTGGCCTGGTGCAGAACTTCAACCTGTCGCACACGCGTCAGTTCTCGCGCATCTTCGAGATTGGCTCGGAGCGCAGCTACTTCATCGCGGGACGCACCGTCGGGCAGCTCGGCCTGGGGCGCATCTACTACCACGGTGCGTCGCTGCTTCGCATCCTCTACGCGTACTACCAAGACCTCGTCCCTCCGACGATTGTCCCGGCGATGTTCCCCAACGCTGGTGCCGCGTCGGTCTCCAACCCGCACGATGTCATCATCCCGCCGGGATACGAGAACATCTACGTCAACCTGGCGTCGGACCTCTTCACGCAGCCCATCGGCATCTTGATGTACGTGCGCGACATCAACGAGGACACGATGGCTGCCGTGTTCTTCGAGGCCTGCTACCTGCCGAACCACTCGTGGGCGACCGACGCGCAAGGCGTCCTCGTGCAGGAGTCGGTCGCAGTGCAATTTGAGCGCGCTGTGCCTGTCGCCGTGGCGGCCCTCACGCTCATCACCAACTCCACCAGCTCGAATGCCGGTGGCGCCAACGCGACGTTCCCGGGCATCGCCGGCTCCTGATAGGAGGTCTTCATGTCGACGCCCTTCGCCTTCCAGGGAAGTCTCCAGATTCCGGCGGACGGCACTCTGCCGCCGGACCCCATTCCCTTCAACGGGGCTGGGGCGTTCGACTCGAAGCAAGAGTCCGTGCTGAATCTGCCGGCGGGTGCCGGCTCGACAGACGTGGCGTTCGGAACAGCCCCTGCGGCGGGGGTCAAGGGGCTGTTCATTCGCTACGACCCGGTCGCCGGTGCACCACCGGTGCAGCTCGTCATCAACGGTTCAGCGACGCCTATCGAGCTCTCCTCAGGCGGCTTCGTGGCATACTTCTCGCCTACCCCCGCGGCAGGAATTACATCCCTCACTATCACGCGGACAGCAGCTGCCGTCCTGCGCATTTGGGTGCTCGGATGACATCCCCGCGGATGCTTCACAACGACCTCACCCCAGGCCGCTCGAAGAGGCTCCGTGGACATTCCCTCTCTTGTCGAACACGCATTTACGGCTCTCGTCTCCGGTGGCGGCACTGGAGCGGGCTCGTTCATGTTCTATCGAGCGCGCATCAAGTCCCTAGAGGACAAGCTCAAGAAGCACCTCGAGGCCGACTACCCGAAGTTCGTCGAGCTCACGTCGACGCTCGAGGCGCGCGTCGAACGGCGTGTGCGCGAGGCAGTACTCTCTACTCTCCAAAGGCACTTCAACGCTCTGCACACGCGGCTTGAGGGTCGTTGGCGGCAGCAACAAGAAGCCATCCAATTTCTGCGTGAAGGACGCGGCGACTTCGTCAAGAAAGAGGAGTTCGACGCTTTTTCGGCGAGTCAGGAGGAAGAATGGCGAAAGATTCAACGCAGTCTCGGGCAGATAGAGGGTCTGCTGAAAGCCTTGACAGGGAAGTGACAGCGGACCGTGACAGCGTCCCGTCGTCACCCCATGTGGCATCCCTGCACCGAACCCAGAGCGAAACACACGACACGGCCAGGAGCATCGTCAAGCTGCTCAAGACCATGTCGACGTCGCGAATGAAGGCTGTCCGCGAGTGAACTCTCCCAACTACGCCTTGATGCGTGCCTACGGAACCGAGGATGTCTTCTGCACGAAGACAGCCAACGGGATATCGCCGCTCTTGGCGCAGTTGCTTTCTGGACTGTTCAACTTCGAACTGGTTTCCGGCAATCGCAAGGAAGAAGCGCGCTCGCTGGAGAAGGCAGAGGAGCTCGGCGTTCGGAAGGAGCGCGAAGAGCGTGCAAAGGTGGAAGAGGCTGCGGCGCCATTGCGCCACACGGCCGTTCCGCGCCTCACACCAGCAGGGTCTGACCTTCCAGCCGGCTACGACGAAGGAACGGTCCGTCTTGCGGCTGCAGCAGGGCAGGACCTCGCGAAGCTGGCAGGCAACGCGTTCACTTCTTTCCTTGGCGGCGGCAGCGGATTGAAGACGAACCTCGCGTTGGGCGCCACAGCGATTGGAGGTACTCTCCTCGCGAATAAGGGCATCCAGGCCGTGAAGAACAAGATGGAAGCGCCGCGCACGCCAGTAGAGTGGGGTGCCGGGCATCACGGCTTCCAGATTCCCTACGGGGTGAACCAATACGGTCAGCCCGCGCTCGGTACACCCCTTGGTTGAGGAGACACAACGATGACCACGCCCGCCTCGAAGTACGGTTCTGGCCTGTTCGCGAAGGACGCGCCCAACTTTCCCCATCTCGCGCAAGGCTCGCACGGCCAGAGCGGTGAAATCGCCGACCTACGTCGGGACGTCGCCAAGTCGCTCGCGCCGCTGTACACGCGCACCGTCGAGCAGATGACGGCTCCTCCGGCAGCAACGGCCGCGGTCATCCTCAATGCGGTCGCTCCGGGTGTCGCGACGACGAGCTACACATACTCGTCCCTCACAGGCACGACCGGTTCTGCGAAGATGGCCGTGCCGCGCAACGTGCGTGTAACGACGAGCGGAGTTACGCCGGCGCACGCGCCGACGTCCATCGTCGTCAGCGGCGTCGATGTCAACGGTGACGCCATCAGCGAGACCCTCACGCCCGCCGCCGTCGCGGGATATGTCGACGGTGCGAAGTGCTTCTCAAAGGTCACCAGCGTCGTCCTCGGCGCAGGCAACGGCGGCGTGGACTGCCTCATCGACGTCGGCATCGGCGCGGTCCTGGGGCTCTCCCAGCTGCCGATTTCTCTCGCTGGCTTGGCGACGGCAGCGCCGGACATCGAAGTCATGGACGGGGCAGCCATCGCACCGGTCACGGGGGTCTTCACCTCGCCGGCAACCAACGCGCCGAACGGTGCGTACACCCCGGCGACAGCACCGAATGGTGCACACAACTACGCCATCGTCTATCCGTACGACGCGAGCTTGGTGGCAGACGCCTAAGTCTCCCACCAGTGCGAGGCCATCTCGCCGGGTAGCTCGAGAGCGTCACCCCCGAGATGCCCGTCGACGTCCGCGCCGATGAGCTTCAGCTTCGGCGGCTTTTTCGGTGCGGGTGGTGGCTTCGGCGGGATGTACTTCGCGAAGTCCAGCGTGGCGCGGTCCAGGACCTGTCTCTCCTCGAGGGACAGGTCTTCGACCTTTTGTCGTCCCTGCGCAAGACGCGCGATGAGCGCGAGCGCCTCCTCGGTGTAGCGGTCTGGGTTCCTCGCTACGTCGTCGACGAGCACGTCCAGGCGTCCTTGTAGCATCTGTGCAAAGAGTCCTTGAGGTCGCGGAAGCGGCGCGGTCTCGAGGAGCGGATGCAGACGTTCACCACGCTCATGTGCCAGTAGGTCTTCGACCGTTGGGAACCTCGGGAAGGCCGGCGGCCGTAGCCCCTCCAGGCCTTCGAATCGCGGAGCGTGTTCTTGGACGAAGTCCGACGGGCTTCCCTGCGGCGAGGCGTTGGATGAACTCGTGGACGACAGCGTCTTCATTCAAGCTCTCCTGTAGTGCTTCTCGGTGGCTAATGAAAAAGTGGCAAACAATCGCTCCCACCACGTCTGAGCGTGATGAGAGCGGTTGTTTGCGGCGTCGTTGCTCTCTTCGAAGGGTGCTCGTCAAACGGTCGAGGGCCTCCATCAGAGGACCTTCGAACTCTGCACGAACTTCTCGTGACCCTGCGCGACGGGGAGGCACGCGGCGATACTGGCACTTCTTCTTGCGACTCGCAGCTTCAATCGTAGAAGTGCTCGAAGCCGAAGCAGTTGAGAAGGTACCGCGTGAAGAAGGTCTTCAGGTCCTTGCGGTAGTGCCAGGGGTTGAGCTTCCGCTGCACGATGTTCAGCATCACGCGTTCTGTTTCAAGGACCTGCGCAGCGCGTCCGCGCGGCGCCTTGTGCAGGTGCGCATTCTCAGACCAGCAGGAGGCAAGCAGCTCTTGGCGGAAGCGTGGGTCGCTGATGCGCGCAGGTCGGTGCCGAGTGCCATCGGCTTCGAACAGTCGCTGTAAGAACCACGCGTTCGCCTTCTCCTCGAGCACGTGCTTCCACAGGTGTGAGGCATCCAGGTCGTTCACGTGGCAGAGGTGACAGTCTGGCGTGCCGCCCGGTGCATGCGTGGCCTCGAGCGAGAACTTGCGCCGTGCGAGCTCTTCGACCAGGTTCTCGACAAAGGCGCGCGTCTTGTTGAGGAGGGTGAGTCCGTCGACGTCCTCAAGGCCTGCCGGCATGTCGAGGCGCTTACCCTCGGCGGACACCACCATCCCGTCGGTCCAGGGCACGATGCCGTAGTTCGGCGTGTGCAGTTGCCAGTAGTTCTTGCTGGGGCGTAGGCGAAAGTTGTGGGGCAAGTAGCGCTGGAAGCGTTCAATGGTCGTGCGTGTGTGCCAGTTGCCGCTGCTGACGATGATGTTGCCGTTGGGGCGCCACTGCATGATGCGGTTGCCGAAGACGACCAGGTTCACGTAGACCACGGTCTCGTCGTCGCCTTCCAGGTCGCGCGCACTGGCGAGGGTGCGTTCGAGGTGTGTCTTGTTGCAGAGCTTTCGTTCCTGCAGCGGTTTCTTCGTTCGCTTGTGCGTCAGTTCGAAGATGGCTTCGTCGTAGTCCATGGCTCCAAAATGAACGAAGCCGCCCCTTGTGAGGACGGCTTCGCGGTTCGCGCTCTCTTCTGTCAGAAGAGGAGCTGGTTCGAGCGGGTGATGACCCAGAGGTCGTTGAGCGCAGCCCAGGAAGCCCAGGCGTCGTTGATGAGCAGGTGACCGTTGTCGCCGTAGGCGCTGCCCCACGAGTTGCGCACGCGCCAGCAGCGCTGGCCGTCGATGTAGCGAATGCCGGTGAACACCATCGAGTGTCCTCCGATGAGGGCGTTCACATTCGGGATGCCAAGAACTTGGCCGGCTTGGTAGTTCTGGATGGCGCTGTCGACCGAGGAGCCGAAGATGATGGGATGGTCTGCGCGAATGGACGCTTCCATCTGGTCCAGACGGCTCGGCTGCGACGCGTTGCTCGGGTCCTGGATGTTGAACCAGTTCTTCGCGCGGTTGTCGCTTGCTTCGGGCCAGCACTCTGGTGCGGGGCGTACGGCGTGACCATTGGCGTCGAGGAAGGTCGAGTCGCCGTAGGGCCAGAAGCGCTCCTCGCAAATGCCGATGCGGCCGATACGTTCGACGGCGAGGTGTGTGTATGTGCCCGAGTCCTGGTCGAGTGTGCCCATCGCCGAGCGGCAGAGGAAGTAGAGGAAGAGACGCGCGAGCATCTCTGTCGGCTTCCCCTCGACGGCGAGAATCATGTTGAGGGCGCCAGTCGCCGCGTTCAGGACGCACGCGCCGATGTCGAGCTGGTCGTAGACCGCTGGCTCGTTGGGGATGTCGTAGTCCGTGCCCGCCTGCGCGCGCGATGTCGCCATCGACACGAAGGTGCGGTGTGCGACCGAGAACGGAGTCACCGGTCCCAGGCCCGCCTTGATGTGGTCGGGCATGTCGGCATCAGGCAAGTAGCCCTTCACGGGCATGTGAATCAGCGACATGCTTCGACCTCCGTGCAGGACTTCGCCACCGAGATACAGCCAGGTTTCATGTCGGCTTGCCCTGCCGTCACGTCGCGACAGATGTCTGCCCACTTCGTCCCGCTGAGGTTCGGGCCGCCGAGGAGACGACCGCGAGGGTCCTTGCATTGGAGCGTCAGAAGTTTTGCTTCTGCCGCTGCGCAGATGTCTTTGGGTGCGCCGCTGTCGACGTGCGCATCGACGCCGCTGTCTGCTCCCGCGTCGCAGCTGCAGATGCAGGGTGACGTGGCGGTGAGTGAGGCTCCGGCCTCGTTGACGCATGCGTCAGACGCGTCCGGCGCTGGAGGTTGGGGTTGAGGTCCGCTGTGCGGGCATCCGATGAAGGCGCCACACAGCACGGTGGTGAGGAGGAGGGGTAGTATCCGCATGCGCGGGATTCTCCACGTACTCCGCGTCGTGAGCAAGCGGTGCTTGTTCGGTGTTCTTGTGCCTTCAACCACCGGTTGATTTCTGGGACAAGACTCGCGGAGGAGAACATGCGTCTGCTTGCTGTTCGCGCGTGCGTAGGTCTGGTGCTCGGAGCGCTCGGTCTGCTGCTTATTTCCATCGGTGCGGGAGACCAGGAGCGTTGGATTGTCTTGCTACTTGCGGCGGTCTGTGGTGTGGGCGGTCTATCTGGCGTCTTGTACTGGAAGAACTATTGACTTCGAGAGAAGAAGTAGTACTTCTCGTTCTGACTACAAGACACGCTGCGCGCACGCCGCACGCTGCAACAGGAGACCCGGACCATGCAATACGAGAAGCTGACGTTCGACCGATTCAAAGAAGCTCTGGCCTCTGGCCGTTACGCCGAGGGCGGTGTCCCCGGGGCACGTCGTGCGGTGGGCAAGGCGAGCTTCAGCGCGGAAGAGAAAGAGAAAGCGCACAAGGCCATCAACAAGCACTTCGAGGTCGAAGCCGCGGCGCCGAAGGCGACCAAGGCCAAGCCATCGAAGAAGGCTGCCAAGAAGGGCGCGAAGGCGGCAGAGAAGAGCGCAAGTGCTCCGAAGAAGGCAGCTGCCAAGCCGCCGGCCAAGAAAGCCGCCAAAGCAGAGGCGAAGAAGGTCGCGGCCAAGGCACCCGACATCGTTGGCGTGCCGAAGACCAAGAAGGCGGCGCGCACTCCATCTGTCACCGGCATCGTGGCGACGAGCGGGCTCCTCCAGGCCTCTGACGAGTCGTTGACGACGGCGACGCTGATGGTCATCTCGAACTTCCGCCAAGCGCTCAATCACGACGACCCGAACGTTCGCGCGCTCAGCTCTCTCGAGCAGACGGCCTACAACCGTGCGCTGTTCTTTGCATTCCAGGAGTACGCGGCGATTCCACCGTCGGAGGTCGCGCGCGGAGTGGAGAAGTCCTTGAAGGCGCCGGTGACGCTGCCCACCGCGCCGAAGACCGCAGCACCGACGGTGACGTCGGAAGCGAGCACCAAGAAGTCACACGTCGTGGCTGCGGCGTCGACGCCGGAAACGCCGCGCATCGAAGTGCCGGAGACGGTCGAAGATGACGACGACGGCGACCCGCAGTCGGCGCTGATTCGTCGCAGCGCCAATGCGGCTCTGCGCTCGAACGGGCTCGCGCCTGCAGCCACTGTGCCGGCAACGGGCAACGGCGGTTAGGCTGAGCCGCGTGCGGGCTTCCACAAGAGCCCCACGCACTCGGCATTCTCTGTCACGCGCGTCGCGCCCGGCACACGCACATCCCCGTGAAGTTCCAGTGGGATGAGCCAGGCGCGCGCGCCGTGATGACTCTCGAAGAGGACGCGCAGTTCGTCCTTCTTCTGTTCGATGAGGACCAGGGCGTAGGCCTTGGTCCTTTCGACCATCCTGCGTAGTGCCTCTTGTTCTTCTCCTGGGGGGAGTACGCAGTAGACCGCGTCCTGAATCTCCCGTCCCGCATCGTCCTTGAGCACCTCGGCGGGCCAGGTGATGCAGCAGTTGGTGATGCGCTGCTTCTCTCGCCACTGCGCGCGTACTTCCTCCACCATCCGCTCCGCGCGCTTGGCGAGGTCGTCGAAGATGAAGCGCTCTGAGGAGAAGTACGTCGGGTCGGACATGGAAAGACTATGACGCGAGACGAAGCACTTCTCCAAGGACTTCGTGGGCAGCTGACGGGATGGACGTCTGTCATCCAGCGGTCTACGGGCGCGGAGAGTGTTGTCTTCTTGCCCCGCCCTGGTGGTGAGTTCGGCCTGCAGCTGCTGTGGCGCACGCCCAACGGGGAGAAGACCTTCGTGAAGGAGTTCACCTGCGCGTTCGTGTTCGGGGTCACCCATCGCGGCAGTCCGCAAGCACGAGCAGTCCAGAAGCGCGCCTGCGAGTACGCGCGTGGTGTCATCCGTGAAGTGTTGGAACAGAGGGGAGTTCTCTGATGGACAGGCCGACGTTCGAAGAAATCTACATGCGCCTCGCCCGCAGTATGGCAGAGCGCTCAACCTGCAGCCGTACCAACTCCAAGGGCGAGCTCATGCAGGTTGGCTGTGCCATCACAACGCCAGACTTTCGCAAGGTCATCGCAGTCGGGTTCAACGGCAACGCGTCGGGTCTTCCGAACCGCTGTGACTCCGATACGCCGGGAGCTTGTGGCTGCATTCACGCCGAGGCGAACGCGGTCGTGAACTGCGACGTGCCGCGCGAGACGAAGAAGATTGTCTTCGCTACGCACTTGCCCTGCGTGAACTGCTTTCCGTCAGGCACGCTGGTCTCGAGCCCGTCGCCTATTCAACGCGCGTACCGGCGCTGGTACGAGGGCCCGATGGTGCGGGTCATCACCCGCAATGGCGAGTTCGCCGTCACCCCGAACCACCCAGTACTCACCCTTGGGCGCGGGTTCTCTCCCGTAGAGCTGCTGTGCGAGGGCGACCACCTTCTGCACACCGTTGGGGGTGAGTGGATGGGCGCCGGTGGCGCGGACCACGAGGAGGGTCAGCCGATTGAGAAGGTGTTTGAGTCGTTGATGCGCACGGGCTTCTCGGTACGGCGTCCCGGCGCACGTCATCAGTTCCACGGCGACGGTCTGCCCGATACGGACATCGACGTTGTAGTGGTCGATGGCCCCTTGGAGAACGACGGGAAGCCCGGCCCTGAGCAGCTCATCGCACAGCCAGCGCTCGCCGGTTCCGGTCCGTGTCGGATGGCGTTCGTTCTGCAACGCGCGCGCAATAGCACCCGACACGCTCTCCTTGATAAGGAGACCAGCTTCGCGCAGGCGGAGCTTGATGGCCGTGCGGTCTACGTTGTACCGGATGGCCAGAGCACTGATGGACTCACCGCGTTCATACGCTGCAATGACCTCCTGTACCGGGAGTGGGATGCGGCGAGTGCGCAGGTAAGCAGCGCCACCCTCACCGCGCTCGCGGAGAACCCCGTGTGGGCGGAGACGGTTTCCGATGGTGGCCGTGGAAACGCCGCACGCCGCCGCGAGCTGAGCGGTGTCTTCCCCTGCCAGATAGCGTTGGATGAGGTCGTTCACGTCGAGCGCTATCGTTGGTCTGGCCACGTCTACAACCTCCAGACCGGCGGTGGTTGGTATCATGCCGGTGCTTCCCGCATCATAGCACATAACTGCGCGAAGCTCCTCATCAACCTCGGCGGCGTCCAGGAGGTGCAGTACTTCCATGACTATCGCATCCGCACTTCGCTCGAACTCTTCGACGCGGTGGACATCAAGCACAAGAAGGTCGGTCCCTGAGACCGCAGGAGTAAGAACATGCACCCGGACGCAGGCATCGGTGGTTTCTTCGGTAAGAATGCGGGCCTCGGCTCCATCAAGGCGAACAAGGCTGACCTCATCGCGCAGATTCAGAAGAATCGCGACGCGCATCGCGAGGTCTTCCTCAAGGCGCACAAAGCGTACGGCGAGGCCCTCGACAAGGCCCTCGAGGCGCGTCTCTCGGCGCACCGCAGGGGTGAACACATCACGCTCTACTTCGACCTCCCCGAACCGGAAGACCACACCAAGGACTACGACGTCGTCCTCGGGATGCTGAACCTCAGCGTCGACGACCAGCTCGTCATCACCGATGACCAGTACCGCCAGTTCATGCTCGACGACTGGGGCTGGAAGCAGGTCTTCGAAGGCACCGTCAGCCGGTACACGAGCTGACCATGGAGACCAGTAATTCCATGGGCGGTGTTCCCGGATGGTCAGTAGAACAGGCGCTCACAACGCCGCTGAATGCAAAGAACCCAGCCTATGTGACCTTTGCGGAAGGGCGCGCAGTAGGGAAGAAGCTCTCGGGTGCTGAGGTCGAGGGCGCGATGCAGTGTCTGCGTGAAGGGCAGACTGCCGACGCAGTAGCCCGCCTGTTGGGTGTATCCGCGCGCACTGTTGGGAATCTAGCGAAGCAGTTCGGCATCGCGCTCAAGAAGGGGGAGACCGAAGTCATGATTATCGGCATCTGTGGTGCGGCGGGTTCGGGGAAGTCTGCGGCAGCCGACTTCTTCGTAAAGAACCACGATGGCATCGTCGTCTCGTTGGCGGACCCTTTGAAGCGCGCGTGCGCGGACTGGTTCGGCTGGGATGAAGAGACGCTCTGGGGCGCTAGCTACAAGCGCAACTTGCCGGATACCCGCTACCCACGCAGCTTCTACAAGAAGTCGGTCATGAAGGACGGGCAGCTCGTCGGGCACGAAAACGACGAACCGTTCGCGTACCTCACGCCGCGACATGCTCTCCAGCAGCTCGGCACAGAGTTCGGACGCAGATGCTACCAAGACGTATGGGTTGAGTACGCGCTGCGAATGGCGGAGCAACTGCTCGAGGGCAAGTCCGTGATGCTGGACTATGTCTATCCGGCGGACTACCCCGACGATGCGCCGCGAGAGAAGTACGAAGGACGGGCGCACCCGCGCTACGAGGCAAAGCGCGGCCTGTTCGACTACGCGCCGCGTCCGGAAGCAGCCATCCCGGAGTTCGTCGTCATCCCCGACATCCGCTTCCGCAACGAGGTCGAGGGGCTGAAGAAGCGCGGAGCCAAGGTCATCCGCATCGTACGCCCTGGAGCAGGACTCATCGGTGCGGCAGGGCAGCACCTCAGCGAGACGGAACAAACGACCATCCCAGACGAGCTCTTCGACGGGGTCATCAGCAACATTGGGACGCTGCAGGACCTCGAAACCGCGGTCGCACTACAGCTCACCGCGCTCCGTGAAGACCCGCTACTCGCGGACCGATTCCGGGGATAGAGTACCGCCCATGTCGATTCCCTCCTCGCTCACGCTCACCCTTGAGCAGTACACAGCGCTGGTCGCGCTTGCTCAGAAGAGCACGCTCAATCCGGACTGCTCCGTGAACCAGGAGAAGGCGCTGCGTCTCAACGCGTTCCTTCAGGACATCGAACAGGCGAACGGCATCACGCGATACCTGCTTTGGGTGCAGTGGCAAAGTCCCGACGCACCGCTCCCCCCGACGGCGAACTTCCCTGCTGTGTGGCCGCCAGAGATGCGCTACCAGCTGCAGCTCACCACACGGCCCATCAACAAGGCTGATGTACTAGCACTCGTTGCGCAACGCGCCCCGAGAGCAGTCAACATTCTTGTCACCGCTGACCCTGCGGCGCTCGTCGGCTGGTCGAAGCTCGATGACTACTTCCAAGCATGACGCCCACGACCGCAGAGCTCTTGCTGGTTCGAACAGCAGCGTACCGCGCGACCACCGGGCCGCTCGATGAGTACCTTCGTCGTTTCCGCTGGGACGAGCAGCTCATTCGCCGCGTCGTGCGCCTGTTCGAGAGCGGAAAGCTCGACATGCTCATCGAGCTGCGCAAGCTAGAGAGCGCCGCGGAGTACGCACTGGACTGGGCAGTGCGTACCACGCCCTATCTTGCTGAGCCGCTGCGTGCTCAACTCCAGGCCGTGACCGAGCTCATTGTGAAGTTCGACGACGACCAGCGCATGCTCGCCGACCGCGAAGAGCTCCAGCGCGAGGAACCAGAAGAGTCCGAAGGCCTGAGTGCATGGCTCACGGGAGGTCCTCTTGGCTGAGGGGCTGCTGTGCATGAACTGCAAGACGCCGGTGCCCGCGGAGAAGGCCAAAATCTTCGCCGCGGTCTTCTGCTGTCCTGGCTGCTACGAACTGGCGCAGCGGTTCGAGGACCGCGTGATGGCGGAGTTGAAGCGCCTCCAGCTGATGACTCGTGAGGCCATCCGCATCGCGCTCACCGAGAGCCGTCTCGAGCTCGCACCGAACGCGCACGCACGCGAGCCTTCGAAGAAGGAGATTCTCGAGGCCATCGTGAAGATGGTGGACGTGAAGGAGAGGAGTGCGAGGCCCGATGCCGAAGGTCGAGAACCCGATATTCGCTGAGTTCGTTCTGGAGTGCACGTACCCGCGCTGCAAGATGACGCGGAAGGTCCAGCAAGCGCACAGTGCTGGCTGGAAGGTCGGCGACCTGGTGCCGCACGACAAGACCACACCTACCAATAGCAAGTGCCCCCGATGCAAGAGACACATGATGAAGGTCCTGCAGGCTCCCCCGACGGCGCCGGTGAAGCCGCCGGCGGGGTTCTCTCGGATTCCGACGAAGTAGCCGTGCGGAAAGAACAAGTCGGCGAGGTTGTCTTCGCCGGCGGTGGGTGGCCCATCGGCTTCATGCACTCGCGCGATGTAGCGATGACGCACCCGATGCGGATGCACATAGGCGGCGCCGCGCTCACGTGGACGCGCGTCGACATTAGCGCGCTCTACATGTCCCCGGCGGTACTTCTTCTCGTTGTGGAGGGGATGCTGCTCTCGCAGTTCTTCACGTCGGACGTGGAGATACGCATGCAAGACACCGCGGTTTGTCGAGGTCCGTACATCTTGTTACAGGGGGAGCTGTCGAGCATTGCCAGTCCGCCGCAGCACCTGAAGAACGTCATCCTCGCAGCCGACCTCGCCTTCGACGACGGCCATCCCGTCAATCCGGCCCTTCAGTATTCCACGGGTAGGGAGCCGGCGTGGGGAGGACACGAACTGCGGGTGAAACTCTTCGAGGCCATTCGGAAGAAATCGTAGGGAAGGGCGGGGCAGTCCCGCCCTTCTTTTTCTCTAGCCCCTTGAACAAGCCAGGCGTACAACTGGCGTACAGGTGACCATGAAGCGCGAGACCGCATCCGCTGTGCAGAAGGACCCGTCGGCGCCGACGACTTTCGGACCACCCCTCGTCTCGTCCACCGTGATGGACCCTGCAGCGCTGCGCTATGCAGCAGAAGCCGGGGGACGCCTGGCACCGAATAGGTACAACGCTCCCGTCGCTGGCGGTAAGACGCCGCCCATTCCTATGCTGGATGGGCCTGCGTCGAAGAATGCCACGATGTCGGAACAGGCAGCGCCGCCTCCGCGCGCTGCACCTCCGCCGACGGGTGGGGGAATCTTTGGCGGAGCACCGATGCCGCTGGTGCCTCCCCGTGGACCGTTGACAGGACCGCCGGCGCGCGCGGCCGCAGCAACCCAAGCTCCGCTCGCTCTCCGCCCCGGAGACATGCTCCCGCCTGCGGCACGCGAGGACCCAGAGTTTCGTGAGGGGCACGGGTCGATGTTCGCTACGTCGCAGCCCAACCTCGCGCGCAAGTACGGCGTCATCCGGGGCAAGGAACAGGTCCCACCGCAGATGTTGGCACCGCCGCCGACCACGTTGAGCGAGGGCACGATTCAAGACCTGCGCGCGCTGCAGGAGCTCCAGTCAGCGCGGCAAGTCGTGGAAAGTGGCGATGCGCGTGCCGAGCGCGAAGCCACTGCAGGGCCTGCCGGAATGGCCGGGCGACTGGGCAATTCGCCCAATGACGGACCGGCCGCATCTCCCGACGCGTCACAAGCGAACATCCAGGAAGCCGTGCGTCGTCTCGACGACTTCGACTTCAACACGTTTCGCGAAATGATGATGAAGGACATCCTCAACAACGAGGAGCAGCGAAAAATCATCGAGGAGAAGCTCACACCGCTCGACCTCTCCGACCTCATCATGCAGGGCTTCGTCACCCAGCGGATTCCCATCATCCCGAACGTTTTCGAGCCGACGTTCCGTTCGATGAGCGGTGAAGAAGACCTCGCCATCAAGCGCTTGGTGATGGAAGAGTCGAAGGGTGTGGCCGTCAGCGACCGCTACCTGCTCGACAAGTTCTCGATGATGTCTGTCGCTATTGGCGTGTACAGCATCAACGGCAATGTGATGCCCTCGCACCTCAACAGCGAAGGGCGGTTCGAGGCGGAGCTGTTCTGGAAGAAGTTCAACCTACTCATCCGCTATCCCTTCCACATGCTCGCATCGCTCGGTGTGAACTACTTCTGGTTTGACATCCGAGTGCGCAAGCTCTTCGTCGCGGAGAAAGTGGGAAATGGCTAGAGACTCCGGAGGGGTGGGCGCGCGCAGGCATCCTGTTCGCCACCATCCGCGAGCCGCCCCCGAAGGGGTCACTCCGAGAGTCTCTCCTCATGCTGTACGTGCTCAAGAAGGAACAAGTAGAGCACGCACGGATTCGAGCGCTCGCTCAAGCCATCATTGCCAAGGAGAAGGGCCAAGAAGTCTTTGAGGAGTACATGAAAATCGCGTTCCCCTGGCTCGAGACCCAGAAGAAGCGCGACAAGGCCGACCATGTGCGGTTGTTGATGGAGGAGGTCGCCAAGGTGCGCGCCTCTGGTGGTCTCACGGTCACACCTATGGCCTCTGGGCAGGTGCGCAGCCGGATGAAGACTCGATATCTCGAGAGGGCTCCGGAACCCGCGAAGCCGGCGCGTAGCAAGAAGGACCTCGACGAGCTCTACAAGCAGCTCGGAAAGAAGAACACGCTGACATGACTCTTCCCGCCAACGGCAACAACGGTGCGCCCAACAAGGACAAGGCGTACTTCTGCCCTACCTGCGGGGGCGCTGACGTCACCGCGTCGCTGCTCGCAGGTGGGAACGCACAGTGCGAAGTCTGTAGCTGGAAGGGGCAAGTCGAAGACCTACTCGTCCATCACTTCAGCCATGGCAGCGGAAGTCAGGACGAAATCGCACGCCAGTTCTTCCTCGACATCCGCAACCTCTTCGCGCGCACCTTCGCAACAGAGCTCGGCGCGCTGTTGATGAAGTGGGGCTTCCTCGAAACAGTCACTCCGGACTCGAACCAAGAGACACGTCAGCGTCTTGGGCGTGCGCTCGCGCGCTACATCGGCGTCATTGCGCAGAGCGCCGCCAAAGGCATCTTCGAAACCCGCGCGCAGCTGGAGAAGGAGCGCATCCGTGCAGAGCAACAACAGTCCTGAGCCGAAGCCGGCAACGAAGCTCTACTGCTTCCTCAACGCCGAGCGCGTTTGTGGTCCTGCGTGCATGTCCTATCTCGGGCCAACAGAGCGTCCCGAAGGTGTCGACTACGCTGACAAGGCGTGGGCTTCGTGCTCGATGCTCGTCAACGCCCATCGCGTCGGCAAGCACGTCGTGGTCCTTGCGCAGACGGTCTCGCAGCTCGTCTCACTGACCAAAGACAACCTGCGAACAGCGCAAGCGGCGCCCGGCAACCCGAGGTAGCGATGGAACTCCAGGTCTCCATCACTGCCATCACCCAAGAGATGCAGCTCGAGAGCGGAACGAGTGCGACCTACTTGGTGCTGCGTCTCAGCAGCGGTGAGTTGTTGCGCGCGCTCATCGATGACGAAGGCGCCTCCGCGGTCGTGCAGCTGGCTGTCGCGCAGAACGGAGCTCCTCGTCCGCGTGCTGTGCCGACTGCGCCCTCGGTGCGCACTCCGCGATTGGCTGTGCAGGAAGAAGCGTCTCCGCCTGTGCGGGCAAACGTACGAGACGACGACGATGAAGAGGGCCACGTCCACGTGTTCGGCGGTGATGGCGGCGAGGACGAAGCGTCACCCACTGTCCTCGAGCAGGACGACGCACCCGCGCCACCAGCGATTGAGCTGCCGGCCGAACTCACCGTTGCATCGCCGCCTGCGCCAGGACCTTCGCGAGTACAGGTCCTCCCTTCCGGAAAACGCGTCGTGCCCTCACGCACCATCGCGAAGGACGAAGCAGGCAACCCCATCGTTCGCGTACGTGAAGGCGTCGACCCGGGCCTGACCAAGGGTCCCGGCACTGACGAGGATGGAGTGGCGCAAGCATGAGCCTGCTCATCATCTGCCGCGCGTGTCCCGTGGTCTTGAGGGTCATGGACGAGGACGCGAAGGTCGACCTCTTGGTGGGACGCGCCAGCAGCTTTTGGCCAGATGGCTACGTCTGCGTGCGCTGCGGCAAGAAGGCCGAGTGTTTGAACGAAGACCGCGTTGACCCGAACATCCTTCGCGTGCATGGCGTACAGGACCTCACTCCTGAAGAAGCCTTCGCCGCGATGCACGGGCTCGGCCTGCCCGCGGAACAGAGCTGCTCACTCGACGACGTCACCGAGCTGCTCAAGACCGTACCCATCCGTCGCGTGCGGGGGACGCAGGTTCTCGGACAGGCACGCACAGTCCTCGAATCGCTGGAGCTCTGGGACGGCACGCGTGTGTACTTCGGCGCGGCGCCAGAGGGAGCGGTTATCTACCGCATCGCGCGGCCGCACAGCTACGCAACGAAGATTCTCGAGGAGCTCGACTGCACATGAGCGCGCAAGAAGCCATCACGTCCTTTGCGATTCCGTACGTCCTGCTGCAGTACCGGCGGTTGCCGCACACGGAGTTGTCGGAGGGCAGTCTGACGACCGAGGATGCAGATGGACGCAGCTGCGAGCCCTTCGAGCACAGCACGTTCTCGGAGATGCTCAAGAAGCTCCACACGCGTCTTCGCGCGGTCGACACAACCACGGTCTACCTCCAGCGCACGGAC